GTCCATGCGGTCAGCGGTACCCTTATCGAAACCGTAGTCATATGATCTTGGATCCATATCACGCATATCTGCATTAGCACCATGTGGGCGATCTTGCATCGCGTCTTTGTAGCCAGCCTCATAAACAGCATCGTCCATCGCTGCGCTTTCTCTAACAATCTGTCTTAGTTGCGTCTTTGTAATTTTCATTCGAAACTCCCTCGTTTGCTTGCTGATTGCTCAGCTGTCGGTTGGACATTCACGCGAATATCTCTAGCGAGCTTTTGCAGCTCCATTAGCTTTTTTTTCATCATGTTACCTCTGACCGTACGCTGCTTGTCTAATCTTGTCCAATAGCTCAACAACACTTCTGATATCTACGGCAAGCTCGTTCAGGCCGGCGTCCATTAACTTGACATCAACCTGATCACTGAGCTGCTCAAGGTCACCAGCTGCGTCAGTAGCCGCTGTTTGTATCATACTAAACCACCCATCGTTCTTTAGCTCCGCAAGAGCTTGGGCGGCAACTTGAGGATCAAGTTGTTGCTCAGCCAAAATGCGAGCTTTCTCTTCCTTAATGATTCTTCGTAGTTGACGTTTTGTGATTTTCATCCCATACTCTCCGCTGCGAAAATCTTAAGGTCGTTAAGGTCACCGTCAAAGTGCCACAACAGTTCTTCTCGTTCATCTTCTTCGAACGCGAATTGCCAAGCGTCCGCAAGGTCATAGGCGATATCCTGCAGGTCGGTGTCTGGATTGTCAGCCATGTAATCAGACGCTGCGTCTTGTGCCCAATAGCGGAGTCTCTCGAGGAGATTGTCGATATCCAATCTTTCCCGATCAGCCTTGTAGGCAGCTGCCTGTTTTTTCATCTTACGGTTGTAGGCTTTTTCACGAGTCTCGTTGTCAAGGCGTATAAACTCATTCTGGTCTAGCTCAAATCCTTGATTACCGGCAGCATCAAGACCCACGTCTTTAGGGCTCAACCCAAGCCGCTTTACCAGGTCAGGCCAGGCTTTTTCAGGAAGATCTGCCATGCTGTCGCTACTATCATCAGAAAAGCGCATAACTTCGCCAGTGTCTCTATCAACAACATCAATCGCTTCTCGGATAATTCTTCTAAGTTGTCTCTTTGTGATTCTCATGCCGCCCCCAGACCACTACATTTCTTCGTCGACGTCGTTGGCAATCTCTCTCAGAATCTCTGCAATTAACGCCGGATCACCCTCATCGCTCTCTAGAAAGTCTGTGACAATCTGGTCGATCGCGGACCGTGCGCGGCGCTCCTCGGGACCCGGTGAGTACTGTTCGTTAACAGCTCTGCCACGTGCAAGCTTAGCGCGCTCTTCCCGGATAATTCTTCTAAGTTGGTTCTTTGTGATTTTCATTCTGGAACTCCTAAGTCTAAATCATCGAAAATCTGACTGGGCTCAACAGGATGCGTAGGCAAGTGCTTATGTCCAGTCTCATTTTATTTTACGGTGGGCTCAGACCATGCAATCCCACCATGCTTTTAAATATAATGGACTCCGCGCAAAGTTAACGGAAGTCCACGGCTTCAATCACATTTTTTCTTTTCACTTCTCTGAACTCTTATTATTTTCGCTGCTAACGCATCCGGGCTTACGCGGTGGTATGATCCAAAGAGCTTATCGAGCGCTGGATATGATACTGAAAAGTTCGCCTTTGGAGCAACATAGTGGTGGCTCAGGTGGTGATGGGACTGGCGTGATGGAGAGCCAGCATGCGCCGAGATGTGATTGTAGGCATACACACAGAAGAAGCTGATCATCCCGGCTCCGAAAGCGGGGGCAGCGTAAAGTGCTGATGCTGTGAGTGCCCAGATCGCAGCATTCGCCCACCATGTGAAGAAAAATGCTCCGGGTTCGCCGGGACGAGCGTGATGCCGAGTGTGAATGGCAGCCCACTGTTTGAAAACTGGATAGCGTGCCAAGGGTCCGTGAAAGATCACCCTGTGGAAAAAATAAAAAAGGAGGGCGCTAATAGCGTGCCCTCCCACAAAGAGAAGTAACTGTAGTGTGAGTATCATTGATGAGTGTCCTAAGAAGAGTAGGGCGCGCCCTTATATCTAATATAGCACTCTCAGCAGTCTCTTATACAGGTTACGCGCAGTTTTTCTCCATTCTCTTTGGAAGATCTGTCGTGTGAACTCCAGGGATCAGGGCCGCGACTTCAACATCGCCCTGCAGGTTCAAGTGCAAGTCAGTGTCCAACCACTGTCGAGCTGCTCGAATCCCTTGTGGGAGCTCGATGTATTCGAACTCATAGGTCCCATCAGGGTTGCGGAAGATGGCTGTGTAAGGTACTGTGATACGCATTGCTGTTCTCCTTGGATAATATTAACGGATCGTGTAAGTGTGTACAGAGAGCATTCTAGACAATACCCCTCGCGAGCAAGATCTGCCGAGCCTCCACCAAACCCAGCTCTTCAAGCAAGTCGACAGCGAACTGTTCTGCAACGCGCTCAACAATCGTATTTTCGTGGATGTGCCCGAGCTCGTGAGCCTCGACGGCAAGCAAATGATCGGGTGTCAGACCCGTGTTGAGGATCCGACCGTCAATGACGGCAATAGGTGCCGGGACCTCAGGACCGAACACAGCAAAGCCGTTGGGACGAGGTCCGTCAAGCAGCCGAACAAGCTCGTTGTCGTCTCCCTCTTCGATCTCAATGACGAGCGTCTCGCCGTCAAGCGCGCTAGTTCTGATTTTCACTAATCACCTCCGTGCTTGGGTCCGAACTTGAGCAGATGGTGAGGAAGCTGGTGCTGAACATGACCTGGAACAGTGTTGACTTCTCCCCCTTTGCCCACTCATTGATCACAAGGCCCATCATATCCAGGTCATGATCGTACACAAGATCACCGGGTTTCATCATCGCCCATCTCCACTCTCTGCATCTGACTCTCAGGCCAGTGAATGATACCGTGATGCGGTGTCATGACCTCCCACCAGTCATCAATCTTCCAGGGTGCCATGATGACTCCCACAACAGCTGTGACTTCGACCCCCATGCCCCGAACACCGATCATGAGAACAACATCACCGACCTTCATGCCAGCACCAACCCAGAACGGGCAAGGCGAATGACCCGACCGTTGTCATAGAGGACATGAACGTCCTTGAGCGCGTCAATCTCGACAATGATGCCAGGGATTCCCTGGTACCACGTCTTCGCCTCGCAGTTGCAGGTGACGATGTCTCCGACGTTGAGCTCCATTAGTACACCTTGCTGAGGCTCAGGATCTCAGCCATCACGTCGTAAGTAACAGTTTCTTTCCGTGTACTACCCCAGGGAATGTCTGCCGCGTCTGCGAACTGGTACTTATTGACGAGGCGCCGCAGCTCCCGGCTCATCTTGCTCCACTTGCCGTTGCAATGCAGAGTGACAACACGACCTGTCGGGCTCCGCATCGTGAACCGGTTGCGCCAGTCAGAGCCGTCAAAAGAAACGTGAACCTCAGCAGTCTTCATCACCACCCCCTAGCGCCGCCGGGCGCGGGCGCGCCGGTCGTCACAGGGAACGCACTTGTCGAGATCATGCTCGGTGGTCCGAGCGCAGCACGGGCAGTAACGGTAGTTATACCCCTCATCGTTGTCAACCCACTCGCCACGCCGGCGAACCTGAACCCAATTGTAGTTGCAACGCATTGTCACCTCTTGTTTCGTGAGTGGGGTCCAATCCCCACCAACATCATTATAATACCATAGAGCGAGTGCGTTTTGCACGATTTTCAAAACTATGCCGGCGGTTTTGCCCAGTGCCGGAAGATGAATATCGGGTAGTAGTCATTGTAGTTGTCAGTCCCGAACTCAAGCCAGACGTGAGCGTCATCAACGTCGACCAACCGGTACCCTTGACACGCCTCGTTGTAGACGTCATCGCCCTTGTACAAGTCGTACTGTTCCAGCCGGACTCGCGCCAGAGGTTGAGTGAAGAAGATCCCGCGGCTCTGGTCGGGGCTGTACTCGATCACGCCCAGGCAGCTTCGGTACCCGTCTTGGGGATCCTCAAGGACCCTGAAGACAATGCCGTCAATCTTGAACTCATGCTCGGCACCGTCAGCACCGTAGTAATCAAACTCGCCGCCGACCAGCGCCAGGAAGTGGTCCCGGGTTTGGGTCACATAGGGATCCGGATCAAAGCGGTCAAACCCATCCTGTGATCGACCAGAGAAAAAGTCAAGTGAGTTGCGCGTCATCTACATCCTCCACATCGCACAAGTGTCGCCAGTACACCCAGCGTTCAGGTCGCATTTTCTGGTCAACAAAAAAGTAAACGAGAGCGGCGAGCGTCGACCGGTTTTCCTCAATGACAAGGCCAACACTCCCGTAACAAGCGCTGAACTCGTTGCAGTTAGCGACAAGCGTGCCCGGCGCAGGCCCGGTGGTATCATCATAGCGCGTCATCGCGCCCGACGGTCGAGGGTCACCCGCGCCGTGGGGTAGGCAGTCCAGCCCAGGTCGGCACCGGTGAGACCGGTGGCGGCGGTGCGGGGCAGAGTCAGGTTTTCGGTCTCAATGATGTTGAGGACGTACTTGACGCCGGTAACATCGCGGCCCCAGACGGCGGTGATCTTGTCGGTAACGATGATGTCCATGAGCACTCTCCAGTGTTGGGGGATCAGCCCCACCAACATCTATATTATACACTAAGTGGGTGCACCTTTGCACGATTGTCGAGCAATTACACCTTTAACACATATGTGTCAATGGCGGTCTCGGGCAGCTCTTCAGCAGGGTCCATGGCAAACCACGCCGCGTCGATCGTTGACCCGTCAAAATCGTACCCAAGCGTGTCCAGGTCTCGGGCATAGTGGGTCTCCACAAGCTCGCGCAACTCGTCGGTATAGTAGCTCCGGTAGTCTCGGTGGCGGCTGCTGTTGCTGGCGCGATCGCTCGCGAGCGTGGTCTCATTGGGTTCAATGCCCAGAAAGCCCAAGAGCTCTCGCGTTGCCTCCGTCAACCGCTCGTTCCTCAGCACATAGTCAACAGTGACCCGGGGTGGGCGTTTTGTCGTCAGTAACTGGTAGTGCAGCGACTGCTGCAACGTTGCGTGAGCCCAGGGAAACTCAGGATCTGTCAGGCGTTTGATGAAGCCGTCAAAACTTGAGATGCCGTGAACCGCGTTGGTGCAGTCCCAACCGACCGGGCCGGCTGGCAGCGCGCCCCAGCGAGCGGCACGCTCGCGGTCAGCGGGGTGGTCGTGGCTCCAGTGACTCACAAGCAGCTCGAACGGATTCCGGCAGATGCCGACTCGCGTGTAAATCTCCGGGCGGAGGAGGTTTGGGACGCGGTTACCCTCGGCATCGATGCCTTGCAGCGTTATAGCGACGTGCTCAGCTCCGCTTGTGATCCAGAACGGGACCTTCATCGTGCCCTCGACGGCCCACTCGACAGCGTTGTGATCGGCACTAGTAAATGCGGTACCCAGGTGCTCGTGCATGACTCTGTTGAACCAAGTCCCGCCTGTCTTGGGAACGTGAATGTGAAGTATGTGTTTTCTCTCTTTACTCATGTCGTGGACTCTCCTCAACGTGTCGGAGGTCATCGGCGTAATCCCAATCAATATCCCCCGAGTCCCACATGACTTCAACACCCTCAGGTGTGGTATCGTCAAGCACGGTCAGGACAACTCCTGTTCTCCGAGGACCCTCATTCATGAGGTGAGAAAGCGCATCATCTGCCCACTTGATGGCAACTATGTCTCCGGGAGCGAAAGGGGTTCTGGGGTGGAACCAGTGCTCTGAGAGGGGGTCGATTCTAGAGGCACGCTTACGGCGTGACGATTGAATCACATCACTCTCTTTATTAGTAGTAATCTTTTTCCGGGTTGTCACCGAGGAACTCCTGCCATTTCTTCTTTGCTTCTGTGGCTGTCCATCCAACCAATCTGGCTCTGATTGTTCTGTATTTGCCGTCGGTCTGGTCCCAAACTGCCACGCTCGGCTCCATCCGATCGTTGGGATAACATTCCTTGATCTCACCGGTGTGAGGCTTCTTGGACTCCATCCGGCCCTCTAAAACGAAGTGTGCGATGTCACCGGTGCGATAAACTTCTCCGGCCACTTCCATTTCCGTGATAGGGTTGTATGTAATCTTCGTGGGCGTTCGTCGAACTGGCTTACTCTTATCGGCACTTTTCTTTGAGGAAACGCTAGAAGTTTTTTTGCCCCTTGCTTTCGCCTTATATTCCGCGACGAGAGACTTACGTGCGCCCCGTGCCGATGCTTTCTTACTTGTTGGTTTGCTGCTTTCTTTGCTCATGGCTATACTATAAGCGTTTGGTCGAACAATTACACTACCGAATGTGCCTTCTGTAAAACCAGCAAACTGGCGTACGGTAGCTCGATCATGTCAGTGCCTCTCATTACAGTCGCGGTTGACGGACGTCCCTTCATAAAAGATATTTCATATACAGTACCAACTATAAGTTCAAGCTCTTTACTCGACCACGTCAGCTTATCATGAAACAAAACCATATCTCCGATTGAGGGCTGGGCAGGCACACAACCAACGACATTCCCGGGATCTATGGAGAGAGGAACGCACGCTTGTTTAGAAACGATATACCTTACTGGATTAGAAAACTGGCTGGATGTAGACTGCACAAACACGTCATCACAGCCTACGTGCAAAATGGTACATACTGTCACAGAGGTTGATACAAGACCGCTAGCGTCGACCTTACCATTCATTACGGCAACATAGTTACCCTTTACAAATAAAGTCTCTTCTTCCTTATTGTTTTTTCCGCTCACGGCGTTGTACCCTTTACAACAAAGTTATCTATAGATAAATAGAGCGAAAAAGTAAAAAGGGGAGCAAAGCCCCCCCATATACTCATATAAGAAATGTTGTTACGCTGCGCTGCGTAGTCGGTCTACAACTTCATGAGCTTCAGATGAAGATACCCAAAGAGGAGCTCCGGTCTCTAAAGCGTATGGGATGTACCACTTACGATACCATGGGCCGTAAGATCCACCTGTGTGCATATTGATTACAAGGTCAAGAGCTTCCTCGAATCGATGTGGAGCCCTATCCTGAACCATCTCAATAATAGAAGCTAGTCCTGTCTTCATCTGATCCAAGTGTGGCTCTGAAAACACAACGTCTGTACCGTCAGGATTGGTAACTCCGGCAGACTTTAGACGTCGATTAACATTCTCAGCATTAGAGTCAGAAAGAGTGGCTAGCACAATCTCTCGGCCGATGTGCCTTGCTGACTGTGGGTGCATATTCTTATAGTTGTTACGATACTGCTTCATAAGTTCTCCTATTTGATTGCTAGAACTATTTCTATAATAACTCTAGAAAGAGGAGTTTACAAAGCTACTTATTAAATTCTACGCCGCCGGCGGTGGCTAGAATTTCCTCTAAATTTCGAATGGCTGTTGACAAGCAACGAGCTACATCGGCCTGCTTCACCATCGCGGTGTGAGGGCTAGTCGCGCCGTCGAGCATCCGGATGTGATCGTTGATTAAATTTGCCCTTAAGTTTAGAAGAGCTTGTACGTCTTCTGATTGCATTCTTGCCATTTGAGGATCCCTCCTGATGTTGTATCCCTTACCCTCATATCATATTAAGGAAAAGCGTAACGTTAAGGCTTCAGAGCTATAACCTTTATGCCCTTCGACCTGACTTTCTCTTCAATCATTTCCGCCTCTCTACGAGTAAGTGGAACAGTTGATCGAAAGTCTGATATCACCACTAGAGTCTCTCCTGCCTTCATCTTATCCAATACCTTCCAGTAAGAGTACCATATTTCTGTTGCGCCTGACGGAGACACCTTGTCAAGTGATTGTCCAGAATAGCAGTCTTCAGACTTCGAAAGGTATATCCTCGAACCGGGTTTAAAAGAAACAGCGACTATATCAGACCATTTTCTCCAGCTACCCCACATCGAACCAGAGGCATCTATTAAGTAGACATCTGCTTGTACCTTTTCAATCATGGTTGTTAACCGGCTTGTTCGGTGAACTATCACATCGACCCTTCGGGAAGAAGGATCATGACCGTAACTAGCTTCCGCCCTAAAAATGATAGAACTAGCCTTCGGGTATCCCATGCCCGTTAGCGTTTGCCGTACTTCAGAGACTCTGTTTCTTACCAGCTTCTCATTATAATCGTGGGTACCGCAACTATCTGTGTATCCGATGAGTGTGATAGACGTACTAAAAGAATGCTTCTTGATCCAGTTCTCCAGACTTCTTTTCTGACTCTCTTTCGGGACATAACCTGCCTCTGAAAAATAGAGAGAATGTCTGCGGTCTGTGCCTGTGCCAAAGGTCGATTGCGAAGAGGATACCGGGCGAGAAACAGAGCACAAGCATTCATGGAGCTGGCATCTATCCTTCGCTGTACCAGCTGCTAACTGAAACCTTTCATCCCAGTCTGGTAGCTCATGCTTGTAGAGTATATACTCAGACGCCTTTTCATCAGCAGCGGTGCTACTGGATAGTAGAAATAGCGTAAGCAGGCCGGCAGCAAATTTCACTCTGCTTCCTGTGAGCTTCCCACGGCAAAACAGTCGGCAGATACCTCGACAAAGTCGCCACTGAAGTCTAGATTTTCACTAGTTATAACGCAAGTAGATCCCGGTACAATGACATTCGCAGACTGGAGGCTTTTGTGAGGTATCTTGTGATCGCCATGAGCTCGCGCTGTTTCCAAAACCCTGATCATCGTTTTGTCTGTCGAAGGCGTAGCCAAGTATTCACCAGACGTTTGTCGATCACCGGTTGAGCTTAGATAACTATAGGCTGAGGCGGCGTATAAAAGTACTATTCCACCAATCAGCCCGACCTTATACATATCATTTCTAATATCTAACATGGGACATTAACTCCAAAAAGTGTGATAAATAAGTCGCAGTTAATTATGGCACGCGGGTGGAAACGACACCAAGAATTTGATCTACTTCGGCATCTTCTGAGGAGTCTAGTTTTGCACGCATCTTTGCAATCCGGAGGGCAATCTTGAAAGCCTTTACGTCAAGCTTGTCCTTGTAATCTGCGTACAGCTCCTTCTCTGCCTCTGCTAGCTCACGCTTTTCAGACTCGAAAGCAAGTACTTTCTCTACGAACTCTGTAACAATTTCCTGATTAGCCATTTTTTAAGCTCCTTTTCTCTTTTTTATAAGACTTGATAATAGAGGGACTATTGGCGTTCACCCTCTTGATTCTTCCGTTAACTAAAACAAAGCATTCTAAACAATCAGCACCTGTATTCTCAGGCGCCAAAACATCTACGATCACCATTTTGTTGCCATATCTATCTTCTAGAATATCTCCAGTATTTAGAGAATGTTCGCTATTCATCTTCTCTTTTGTCCCCTGATGTACTCACCGTGTAGAACGGACAGGAAGAGCTCATGTACACACCCGGGTCGAAAGAATATCCGAAACCTAAGTGCGTAAGATCAGTCATATCTCGTGACATCGCCAGAGGTACAACATGAATCCCGCCTATCTCGCCAATGAGAGAACGTAGTTCAGCCTTCAGCTTTTCTATCTCTTCTTCCTCCTCTGTCTTCTTGAGCCGTTTGTACTCAAGAAGGTCCACAACTTCTCCCATGGCTAAAACTCCTTTAACTCCACTATTGATATTATACGAACAAAAATGTAAAGTACAAATTAATTGAAAGAAGAAGACCATGATAATAATTCAGGACTTATTTTCTTCAGATCCAACCTCACTTCATAGATTATAGATCCGAAACCTGCAATTTTCAAAGGTAGGCCAGATGACTTCACTCTTAGCTTTGTGTGTGAACTTGTTCTCGCGGGAATCTTTAGACTAATTGTTCCTGACAACGTCGGGACCTTTAACTCGCCACCCTTCAGCGCAATGTCAATAGGGACACTCACTTGTGTATGCAGGTCATCACCCTTAAGCTCAAACAGCTTATTCTTTAGTACTCCCGCAGTTATATGTAATTCCTGACCACCACCTAACTCGACGTTGAAGATTTCTCCTGGACGAACGCCACGAGGGACTCGAAAGTCGATCCTCTGACCATCCAAGTGGAAGCTTTTCATGGGCCTGCTGTTCAGCTCTTCCAGAGAGAAGTCTATTTTCACCTTTATAATGTAAGGTCGCGTCTTTTGATATCTTGTCCCGAACATCTCATCCCATGATCCCCACTGGCTTCCGCGGAAGAACTCTTCAAAGTCTCGGCTTCGCGGGTTTCCAGACTTCAACTCGTAGTCTTTCCTAGCTTGCGGATCACCTATCATGGAATAAGCTTCAGAGACTTTCTTAAATTGTTCTGATGCTTCGGGGGCTGTATTTCTGTCAGGATGGTACTTAAGGGCTAACTTTCGATATGACTTCTTTATCTCATCTTGTGATGCAGACTTTTGCACTCCTAAGACAGCGTACGGGTCCATCTTATCAGACCTCCTGATTAAGCCTTAGAAGTCTGGACAGAAGATTCTTGACTCGCAAGCTCCTCGCATCAGTCTTATTTTTAAGAAACTCCTCTAAAGACCTACACTTCTCATGTATGATTAGTCCTGTCGAGGTCATAAATCTGTAAGAATTTGGAATATCAGGTGATGTTATTATCAGCTCGTCGATGATCTGAATCAGACGAGATGGGTCATAGTACTCTCTCTGATGGTGTCTCATCAGGCTTGGTGATGGTGTGACCTTCAATCAAGTCTCCAGAATATATCGTGAACCTTAATATAAACTGACTCACACAACTTTAGCAGGGCCGCGGCAGGCTTACAGTAAGCCACAGCTAGACCAGACGTAAACCACAAAAAGCCAGCAGATATGCCCATTCCAGATAAAAAGTCGATCACCACACAAAGCAGTAAAAAAGAGCCCCAGAGAATTGTTGCGATAATTGCAAAAGAAACTGCGCTTATTAGGAAATCTCTCATTACACATACTCCTCGAGCTTGCTAATTGCAAATTTCTCAGCTGTCACGGTTGTGTTAGTTCTAGAGTCTAGTATTTTGTAAATCTCAAACTCCGTCTTACCCCCGTGGACATTCAGCCAAGAATATCTATCTATGTCAGTTATCAAGCCGATAGACCTTTCCTTGACTATCATGTCGTCGTAGTATTGAGTCACATACACAACTTCGCCAATTTTGTAGGATTCACTCACTGCTCCTCCGGCTTGATGTCTTGCAAGCTCAGCGACCTTGAAGAACCATCAGGTAACGTCACGACGTAATAATAAGCTTGGTAGCTAGCGATGGGGCGATGTTCGTAGTATACCGTGTGGGGTATAAGACGATCTACTGTCACTTGAGAACCCTGATACAAGAAAGTATCACCTGGCTCAAACATCTTCTCTTCATTTGGGATTCTGCCATACATACAGAGATTATAGCAGACGAAGAAATAGTTTACACTTTCATTCTGTCAATAACTGGCTTATACGAGAAACTAAGCTCTCTGTACAGCTTGACTAAAACGTCTTTGCAAATCCGGACCACCACTTCTCGGTTCGCAGATGAGCCCATGCTCTTCTCAACTTCTTTCTGGATCTCGTCTACAACAGACTTTGAGCTAAGGGATTTCTTGAGCTCTGAATCGAAAGCTTTCTTAAAAGCCTTATCGATCTCTTTACGGTTGGTGGCACCTTCGATCTCTTTCTTTATCATCCGCTTGATTTCAGACTTATCAGAGCCCGTTAACTCTTCATTGATTAGTGTGGCCTCACTAATGTACTCACGTATTAATGACTCATTCATAATTTCTCTGGCTGCTGACAATAGCTTGTCAAGCTGTGTCGTAGACATTCCTCTTGCTAGCGTCCCAAGCCTCTTAACAACGTCATTTCTTTCTCCGTCAGAAGCAAATTCTTTATCTGCCTTTGGCAAATCAAAGAGAGACAATTGGTTATCATCAACGTCACCTAATTTACCCATCGTCTCCTTAAAGAAATATGACGGTTCATAAACAGCGAGAGATGCTATCGGTGTTCCTTCAGAGTAGCTGCCTAAAAATTGTTCAGCCTTACCTGTAAGCCTTCCATCTGAGGTCGATAGTCCGGCTGAAGAGAGTGCACGAATGATAAGCTTTGTTGTAACTGTCTCGTCTTTAGACATTTTTTTGCCAGTAGCAGTTCCCACTAAAGAATCGTACGAGCTTAAAATGATTTCAACATTTTCAGGGGCAACATTTTTCTGGATGATGCTCCTTATTTTTTGACTAAGATCGTCAGACGATATTGGTGCTGTCACGTTTCCCCACCCAATAACACGAGAGTTTTCTTCCTCAGAGTAAATACAGCCAATATTTCCCAGCTTTGTTCCTGGCGGATTTTCTTTTATTGCAGAAAAAAGTGCTGACAACTTTATATTGGAGCTTTGAGTTGCTTGCTTGTAGTTAGTCGGCTTCGTTGGAGTCTTAAAACTCGTCTTCACAGAATATAGCACACCTTCTTTTCTCACGTCCCAAAAAGTCGCGACAGAGCCGTCGCTACCACCCTCGGAAGCAGCAGCAGCCTTCTTACCTTGAGCTGGAGCGTCAAAGCCCCAAGCGGTTAATAGCTGTTCGCCAATAGACTCCCAAGCGTCCCGCTTATCGATAGAAGTATAGATAGCGTTGTTAAGGTCAACTAGATCCTCAAGTCCTTCAGAGTCGCCTGCTTCCAACATATCCTTAGCTACAGACATAAGATCCATATCTTGCTTGATTGGACCAACCTCTGCTGAAGATCCCCCAAGCCTCATCACCTCTTCTCTTACTAAAGCTCTAATTTCTTCGAGCATGTCAGATTCAGACGTGTCAGCTTCAGCTTCTATCGCAGCGATCTGACCTTGCATGTTCTTCTTACTGGTATGACAGGCACGGTGCTTTTTCCCTTTCTTGTCAGTATAAGAAAGGACATAGTTTCCTTTGTCACCGTCTGACTGTGTGCACTTTTGCTTTCTTTTATTATAAGGCATAGCTTTCTTACTCTTCTTTTTTTCCTAAAATCTCGCTTAATAGCTTGAACTTAACAGTTGCTCTTTTCGAAGCAGGCGTCGAAAATGTAGCGGCAGTGCGCTTAATCTCAATATCAGAAGAACAATCACGAAGTTGAGCTTTCATTTCTTTCCGCCACAGCTTACGAAACCTCCGCTTAAGACGATGAGCCTCTTCTGGATCACATGTCTCAAGCAGCTTGGCAACCTCATCACCGGAGAAGGCAGGTAAAATACCCGCTTGTAGTGCCTTTAAGCTCAATTCAAGATCAACCATTCTTGCCTCTGTCAGTTCTTTGGTTACTGTTCATATGAATCTCACCTTGGATTATATTCGTTAGACACTAAGTTGTAGCCACAAAAAGCGACAAATCAACATTAGCAGAATTAGCGCTAGCCTTTACAGCTGTGATATCGTTGAATGACCCGAAAGAAACACCCGCTGATGACCCTGATAGAGCAAGGTCTGTTATCATCATACTCGTCTTAGGAAGCAATTTCTGGACTGACTTCGAGCCCTGCGAACCAGACAGCAGGGTGATCGAAACATAATTAGTATCATCTAGATTGGTAAGCCTCGCGTACTTAAAGCTATTGGTAGCATAAGTACCAGCAGCAGCTGAAGAGCTAAGAAGCAGAATATCTACCTCATATGTAGGTACCGTTAGAATTCTCTCATCGATTTGCTTAATATTAGCAAATGTGTGGTACGCCCTAGACCCCCTCTTGACTCCATTAAGCTCAATGTCTTCAAGTATCTGGACTTGTAGAGTAGCTGTACTGATTGTGCTCGCCATATCTCAATCTTCTCCACGTTGGTGTTCAAATCTAAATATTGAGTTAACGAGGTTTATTATCCCCTAGTTGTCAATATGCGTCGAACTCTCGCGAGCTCCAGCAGCAGACTGCTCAATAAACTCAGCCCTTGCCTGTAGCTCTCTCACAGAAAATGCTCCAGAATAAGATATACCACTACGAATTCCCTTATCAATCTCAAACAGCACAGCTCTTGCAGAACCTCTTAGTGGTACAGTCCTACTTACACCTTCATTTGATGAATATCGACCTCTCCAAGCAACTTGAGCCTCCGGGCTTGCCATACCCCTGTACACTTTCGTGGGCCTCTCTCCAGGGTTAACAATAACCTGTCCAGGGGTCTCGGTGGTTCCAGCCAGCATTCTACCAACCATTACTGCATCAGCACCTGCAGCCAACGCTTTCACCATATCTCCAGTGTTCTTAATACCACCATCAGCGATAAGCAAAGCATCCGACTCTGACAACGCGCAGTCCAGAACACTCTGTAATGTCGGTACACCGTGACCGGTCATAATCCTGGTACTACAGATGGAACCACCTCCGACACCAACACGGATAGAGTTGGCTCCAGCTTCCGCTAAATCATCAAAAGCCCGTAGGGTGGCAACGTTGCCTGCCATTATATGAGTATTTCTGTAAGTGCGACTAAGGTTTCGAATAGCATCAATTGCAGATCGGTGATGTCCATGAGCCACGTCCACACAAATCCCAACAGCTCCTGCATCGATAAGGGCTCCTGCTCTATCATAATAATCTCCTGTTATACCTACTGCAGCGAATATTTCAGCCTGATCAGTTACCTCCTTGACAACTGCGACCTGCTCTTCGATACTGCAGTATCTATGCATAACACCGCGAGCTCCAGCTTCGAATAAAACTCTAGCCATCTCTGCATTCATGATGGTATCCATTGGAGCTGCAAATACCGGCAGCTTCATGGATTCGTCTGTCATAATCTCAAGAGTGAGATCGATATCAGAACGTGAGTGAACGCCAGAATACTTCGGTACGAGTAAGACGTCGTCAAAAGATAGGGCTTTACGGAACAAGTTTTTCTCCTTTTGCTTGCGGCTTAAGCCATAACAAGTATAAGAAAATAACCGTGCTTGTTCACTAACTTCCGTAAAGGGCTGATACCAGAGAGTACTTCTTGGATTCCGACGTGGGAGAAGGTTCATCGTGAGTCAAGATGCTCCAGACATTTCTTGAGTTAACCCCTGCGGGCATACCAGCTGCAAAGGTTTCAAAATCTCCAGCTGCCATGGCGGCGCGCATTTTCGTACCGCTTACATCTGGTGAACCCTCCCCTCTCTCAAACCTTGTCGGGTCTTCTTCTGCCGCAAAAACCACTTGTCCCATTCGACACATAGGCTGCATGTATTTGTCTCTATTCACTTGCGGGTAGTTCTGCATCGTGTCTGTGGGATCTGAATAGATGACGTAGGTTTCCTCAGCGTCACCCGCTTCACACGCTTTCCCAATGGTGTCATAGACTTTACGAACAGGAGATCCTCCGTACTCTACCCGGACATTTGTAGGCATAATCTTCTCTAGCTCTTGCTTCCAGACTTGAAGCATGTCTACACCCAAGATAGACATTTCACCTTTCCTTTTCCTATCAGAGGTAGAAACGAAAAGCACAACTTCGTCATTATCGGCAGCTGCCTGCTCTACAAGATAATGATGTCCTGCGTGATACGGCTTTCCAGAGACAGGAATCAACCCGACCCTCTTTCCCTTATCGACGAAGGCTTGCTCATTCAAGATCAAGTCGTAAATCGAAGCTGATTCACTAGAAGAGAACGCAGCTCGACCATACGATTCCTCGACCGCACTACCAGAAGGCATACCTGCTCGCTTTGCTCTCCCAACCAATTGATTCATCATCGCAAATGATCCGGTAAGCTTCTTAAGTTCTCCCGATCCAGGTGGATATTCAAAGACGATACCCTCCATCGTACTATTAATCTGATTCTCGATGTCAGTCAACTTCTCAAGCTGGCGGTCGACCATCTTACCGACCTCCTCGTCACCTGATGTAGCTAGTCCCTCGAGGTAGTCAATGGCCCTAGAAAGCTCATTCCGTTGTCGGGCCAATTCCTTATCAGTATCAGAAACAAAGTAGCTCTCCATCCCTCTGAGGACTTCAATCGCAAAGTCAGTAATCGCTAATTCAAGCGGCTTCATGGCTGCACCAACCGCTTTCCTGGCGTTGGCTTTAGTTGCCAACTTCGAAACAACGCCCTGCTGTTCTTTCGTCAAACCTTTCTTGATGTCCCTAACAGACGCAGCGCCCTCACGCTCGAACGCAGCGTCCATCATCTGGTCGACCTTATTTTCTGGTATACCGGCCTGAATTGCCGTGGCTCTCAAGCGCAACTCTGCGAGATCCCCAAGTGTCGCAGACATCCCCACTGGCGAAGCAATCCTCTGGATCGCTGCTTGAACTTCCTTGAGCGCTGTCCCATCTGCTAGCCTCTGCAGCTGGGCGATTACAGGACCCTTCACTAGCCAAGCTTCACCATCGACATCAGACTCAGCTTCATCGACAGCAGAAACAAGCTGTTGAAATGCGGTGCGGGCGTCTGGATCATCGACGGGAGCGCCAGAAGAATCGAACGTTTGGAAGTTATGAAGTACCACGTTGCCGGCATCATACACGATCATGTTCGGATTGCCTGGGTACATGACTTCCATATTAACGTATCTCGTCCCATTGGCAAACAAGTCATTTAAAGTCGACTGGTCAAGGGATTTAATAGCTTGAGAGATTGCCTCGAACCCCTTAGTGAAAGCGCTCTCCGCGGGGTGACCCTTCCACTTAGCAGCAAACTCATTAGGAGTCATTCCACCCTTCTTTAGGTCCCCGCCATTACGGGCAGTGTTGATAGACCCGTCACTCTTCACTGTCAAAAACAGGTTTTGACCATCAACCTTTTCAGTCGCCGATATGTCAGCGTTTGCTACACTATCAAGAATAGTCGAAAGTTCATCAAACGTAAGTTCTAATGACTCATGAAGATGAGCCATGTGGCCGCCAAGTGCTCCCATTTTTTCTCCTGTTTCTAATCCTATGATGTAAGTATTATATCAAGCGTGGTTTAGTTTTGCACGATTGTTGAAGATATTTAAACACTAAAGCCAGGAGGATTTTAAGATGCCAATTACCAAAATTAGAGCCGGTGCCATCACTGAGGACACCCTAGAAGATAAAGATGGAGACACGAAGGTAGAAGTTGAACAGAACCCTAATGAAAATAAAATTAGATTCTCAACGAACGGTTCGGAAAGAGCTATCATCGACGATCATGGGAATGTAGGCATCGGTACCGAGACTCCGTCAGAGAAACTCACTATAAACGGAGTTGAAGGACAGAGTGACGAAACGTTCATTAGATTTACCGAAGATGATAGTGATCGAGCTCTGATTGGGATCAATTCATCAAATAATATCCTAATTGAAAACCTATACTCAAACAAACATATCGTTTTTAAAGCAAGTGACGCAGGAACTTCCCGTGAAGGATTGCGATTGGATGGTGCTGTTCCAGAGGTTGTCGTTAACCAAACATCAGACTCGCTAGTTAACTTTCGAGTTGAGTCAGACAACAACACACATATGCTTTATGTTGATGGTGCGAACGATAAAGTCGGAATTGGAACGTCAACGCCAACTGACGTGCTTCATGTAGAAGGTACTTCAAAACTTCAAGGTAATACATTTGTGACAGGAAGTTTTAGCGTCACTGGGTCTGTGCAAATAAAATCAGACTCATTAGTAAACCAGAAGGCAATTCAGCTCGACGGACTCTCTCCGTTTGATGAAGTAACTATTTCTGATGCTACAACAGACACTTCATTTAGTTCTGGCCAGGGCACTGACAAAGCATTCACTATTTCTATGTGGGTCAATCTAGAAGAGATAGACTACGATGGAACAAACGGGAAGCATGCAGGTGGGTTATATACAAAAAGGTCTACTTCACCTAATGATGGCGAAATTTATATTGGGGTTGGAAGCGGTCTGCTACAAATTATTTTATATGCAGACCCAGATCAAAACGGTGTTGGAACCTTTAGTACATCAAACAGGATAGCGGTAGCCCAAACCTCTGCAAATAGTAAATTTTTCCACGCAGAAAATACTTGGTTTCATCTTTGTGTTACTTACGATGGAAGCAAAGCGACGTCCGGAATAAGAGTTTATAAGAACTCACATCCAGTTGGGAATGGAAGTATTTATGAGGGAGGCGGTGGATCATCAATCAATAATGATTTGAACGTACCCAACCTAATATATTTCACAACACAAACCTCAACGAACTATTCCGGGATGCCTCAAACCTCAATACCAACAACTTTAGGCGGCATCGATGTTAACGACTCAACAAGTAATGCGCTCGCTGGTAAATTAGCAGATGTGTGTAGGTTTAATCGCGTACTTACTCCCACAGAAGTTCAAGAACTTTACAACGACGGAAATGTAAAGAACATGGAAGAGTACTCTGCATACAGTGATTTAGTCCACTGGTGGAAAATGGGAGACCACATTGACACCACAGGTCAAGATGGAATAAAAGATTATGTCGGAGGATATCATGGCACTTTAGGTGGTGATGCATCGATTGTGTCTGAAGCAACACTAGGAAGTGATGTGTCGAGTACTATTCATTTTAACACTTCCGGAAGTGTGGGAATTGGAACTAGCAACCCAAGTGCTGAACTAGATGTAAAAGGTAATTCTAGGTTTTTAGGAGATTTAGAGATTGATGGCAGAATTGCGATGCAAGCAACAAGTGATCCTAGCACTGTAACCAATTACGCTCACATTTACTCCAAAGACGTTGCTTCTTCTGCTGAAGTTTTTGTAAGAGACGAAGCAGGCAATGTTACGCAAATATCCCCTCACAACGAAGAAGGTGAGTGGCAGTATTTTTCTAGAAATGTCAAAACTGGTAAAGTTGTAAAAATCAATATGGAAAAAATGATCAGAAGACTAGAAGAAATCACCGGTGAATCATTCATGGAAGAATGGTACGAAGATCCCACCGCCTAGACGGGGAAGAACATTGACAGAAATATCCCTGTGCTGTTCCAAACAACGACCGCTGTCAGGAAGCCGTTCAATAGTTCCCACAGTGAATCTTTGAACCTGAATACCTTACCCAGTAGAATGACTAAAAATGTCAATGACAGCTTAAATACCAAGAGCCCGATAAGACCATAATTTTCTATAACAGCGTTACCGACAGGCATCAACTCTTGCCCGTCAGTCGAGATCAAGGTATGAGTTGTTAGATAATCGAGAAGATTTAAAATAACAAAAAAGACTTGGTGGCCTATCTGTCTATGTAACCCTGTCTCATACATTGCTGTGCTATTTCAGTCTTGAACCTCGTGGTTGACCAATTGTGGTCGCGCTTATGGTAATAAATATCACCTGCGAGAGACTTACCAGTGAATTCTTTCCCGAGGTAATCTGATCCTATCACTCTTACATGGTCTGGTACGCTCGACAAGACCTGTGTAAGCTCTTTCTCAGTGTTGTAATATAAGACTTCATCTACGTACTTTAGGGAAAGTAAGATCTCTGTTCGCTCATCCGCCGAAAGTATCGGCTTTGCCTTAAGTGGACGTTCGATTGTCGGATCAACGTGAAGAGCGACTATGAGCCAATCGCATGCGTTCTCTTTCGCATCTTTGAAAAAGCGAACGTACCCCGGATGGATCACGTCAAAATTACCGGCAATTATCCCTTTCCTCATGTATTTACTCCTTCAAAAAATGATTAAAACATCTCGGCTGATACATATCTGCACCGCCGACCTCGATACCGTGGTCAGATCTGCCTCCGATCTTTTCCGTGTAGTATGCATCCGCCCCGCATATAGAACAGACAGCTGGACAGACTTCTACCTTCGTGGCGTAAGGCAGCATGGCTGCAAGCTCCTTATATGGTGTGAAGTCAGAGGACAGCTGTAAAGACGACGCCAATATTGTGTGACCATTCTTAAATAGCTGAACCAAAGCATCACCGATGCCACCTATCATAAAAGCTTCATCAACAGCGATAACAGCCCTGTCTTTGTCAGACGCCTGATAGAAAAAGGGTTGTAATGTATCGTACATCGACTCGGAGTTAATCCGGGTCGCAGGTATTTTTGCACCCCAATGGGTAACCACTTCAGAAGCAGAATATCTTTCGTCAACAATAGGCTTAAAGACATGGATATCTCTGCCCTGGTATTTGTATCGGTCAATCGCGCTTAACAGCTTTGTTGTTTTGCCACCGAACATCGGACCAACAAAAATCACGAACTCATTCTTCACTTTTATCTCCAGTGTTGTTTCTCTTTCTCATCGCTGGAAGCGCTGTCCGGACCCAACCAATGCTATCCGCTATGGTTTCTGTAACGGGCGCTAGCTCTGCTAGCACTTCATTAGTCCTATCTAGCTGTGCTGATGTCGCCTGCGTAACAATCGCGTTTTTATCCATAGCTTCAGTAACATTTTTGATTTCATCGACGTATTTTTCTTGCCATTCTCTCAAAAACTCAACAGATGTTCGAAAACGTGACATCACTTCCCTTGTCTCCGTATTAATTCCCATCTCTAGATCTGTTATAAGAGTTTCGATAGCAGATACAAGCGCTGTGGTCTGCAACTGTGTGGAAGTTTCAGAGAACTTCTCTAAGCTCACCCTTACCTCTTCCAGATGCTCCACAATTTTAGCGGTGCTGTCAGCCTCAGATAAATCATTAGTAACGAAAATGAGATTAATGACCATGCTCGTGCCGAGGCCAACCACCGACGAACCAAACGCAATCTTCAAGCCCTCGATCAAAAAAGGAAGACTCTCAGAAGTGTTAGTAATGTCAAAGCCTATTAGACCCTGCCAAACGCCAAAAAAAGTCAGAAGAACCCCAGAAGTCGCGGCTCCATATGACATCTTCGAGGGGTCAATGAAAGAAAATACGCGATTTAAGGGTGGTATGAGCGGAACCAAGAATATCAATGGAAGAAAAGTGGTCCATGTGATGTGCTCAATCATCTAAAGCTTCTCCTATCTTTTCTAGAGCGATATGTGAATTGACAACGACTGTAAACTCTACTCTTCTTGACCTCACCACGTCTTCAGAGCCGTCAGGTGCCTTAATTGTTCTAGCAAAAGACATACCGTTAGCAGTAACATTCTCTATCACCCAATCCCTTTTGTCCATAGGGGTCAAGTTATAGCAGAAGATAAGCGTAGAGCGAGTCCTTTCTTGAGACAGTTTCATGTTGTTGAAATAAGACTCTTCGATGGTGGAATCAGACCATTCAGAAGAAGTATGACCTTGTATTTTGACCTCAGCCACATCTTCTGGGTATCTACGAAGCACTTCTATGTAATTTGTCCACAAGTCAGCAAGTATCTTTTCAAAAGCTGGCGTCAACCTGTCGCTACCCGGCTCGAATAAGATAGCAGGATTGTTAAAGCGTAAAGTCAGAGTTTCTCTGTCTAGCGTAGCGTGCCACTCTTCAAACTTATGAGAAAAAGCTTCATTCAAACTAGCGTATATCTCATACCTGCTGTCTGAGAAATCCGCCGTAATCTTGTGGATCTTCTTATTTTTCTCTTCTAGCTGCTCAGACTTGTTTTTCACTTGAGAGCTGTATGTAACGCTGATCAGCAAAAACACCATCATCAAGGCAGACATCATATCAGAGATATTTGCCCAAGGAATTTGCAAATTTCTGTTACTCAAGTCTAGACCCTTTTTGTAGATGGTAAGAGGGAACCGTGGTTCCCTCTCATGTCTTTTCAGACTAATTAACGGTTACTAGAAGCGAACTCTTTTCACCTCTGAACTTGTCTCATTATGTGAAAATATAATAGTGAAAAACAGCCAGTTAACTAGAGATCCCAATGTTTTTCATCTGTTCCCGGAACAAAGACATTAGCTCAGCAGACTTGGAATCATAATCTTCTCTAGAGCTCCAGCCCTTTTCTGGGTAAAGAATTGTTTCTTCAATACTATCGCAGTCCGGTACTGTAAAGCCTGTTGGTTCATGAACGAATGTAGCGCAGTCTCGTAACTCACCGGTATGAATCTTCTGGATAATCTCTCTCGTAGTAGATATCGGCATTCTTCTTCCCACTCCGTAAGAGCCTCCCGTCCAGCCAGTATTCACCAGCCAACACGAGGTGCCGTGTTTTACCAACTTTTCCCTTAAGATAGCAGCATACTCTCGAGGGTGCAGAGGCATGAAGGGAGCGCCAAAGCATGCAGAGAATGTTGCTTGCGGTTCTACGACACCAGCTTCAGTACCGGCTACTTTCGCGGTATAACCAAGCAAAAATTGTGTAACAGCCTCGTCAGGTGACAGTTTCATCACTGGAGGTAGCACACCAAATGCGTCACAGGTAAGCATGATAACGTTCTCAGGGTGTTCATTGACATACCCTTTATGATCAGCGCCGGGAACACTAGAACATGCGTATGAAGCTCTGCTGTTCTCGGTAAGAGTGCCGTCATCAAAATCCGGCATCAGGTCTTCATTAAAGGCAACATTCTCCAATATTGTTCCAGGCTTATTGCACGCATCCCAGATCTGGGGTTCAGCTTCTTTAGATAGTCGAATCGTCTTCGCATAGCAACCGCCTTCGAAATTAGTCAAGCCGCTATCGGTCCACCCATGCTCGTCGTCACCGATCAAAATGCGATTTTCGTCAGAAGAAAGAGTTGTCTTTCCTGTTCCTGACAGACCGAAGAAAACAGCAGGGTTCCTTCGCTCTTTGTCTACATTCACTGAGCAATGCATCGGCAAGTGGCCAGATTGAGGAAACTCGAAATTTAGTACCGAAAAAATACTCTTCTTGATCTCTCCCGAATAAAATGTCCCAGTGATCAGAATCGCTTTCTTCTTGAAAGATATTAGTACTTTAGCTTCTTCCTCTTTTTTTGGGAAGTGATAAATCCGCCATGGCTGCTGTGTTTTCCCGAATCCCACGACATCCGTAATGAACATGTTCCTGGCGAACAATGCGTGGTGAGCCATTTCCGTAAAAACGACAATGTCAGTTCTATGACCTGTATCTCTAACCGCTTGCAGCTCTTGACAAAATAAGGGAACTATTGTACCCTTATAATCTTGGAACGCAGAAAGCTCTTCCGCGAATTCATCTTCTGATATCCCTCTATTGGCAGACCAGTCAATTTTGTCCCTCGTAATCTCATCTATAGCGTAAGATTTAGCAGAAGGAGCTCGACCCTTGTAGGTGCCAGTCTCAGTACAGATAGCACCTGTCTTTAGCTTTACGCTCTCCCCCTTATTCACTGATATCTCAGCGAGAATTTTTGAGTCTGTGTTATAATGCATCATTAAGATGTTACCTCTTTTTCGAGATTAAGTATTCGATACTTCAAGCACTTCCCAGTCACCATCCCAGTTTGTGTACTTGACACGCTTGATTCCAGACTTACGAATCTCTGACTCACAAATGGAACAAGGCTTTGCCATCGTCGGATGATCACTACACTTGGTAAAGCGCATCACCTCAATCTCATCGCCAGGCTGAGCGAAACGTAGAACGTTCATTTCAGCATGCATATGGGATCCCCACGTACCGTCTTTATATTGGCGCTTGAACCGTGGGTGTGTCTTATTAGTATTTTCGCCGACCTTAACGACTCGACCATTCCTTCTCAGAATAGCTGCTAGATGGTAAGGACGACCATTGTTCATTGCTAGCTGCTTAGCTTGATAGTACACTTGGCACAGTTACCTCCTGGTTTTATATTAGATAATAGAAATGTCGGTGAAGATTTACATGGTTCATTTTAAATCCATCGACCGAGTCTCGGCGAACCCGTTCAAAGTATTTATTAGACTGTCCATGCCAAGATCTTCAGGTTTCCTGATCACCATGGAAAGATTTAGACTCTCTCTATCAGGCATACCAGCGCTTAAAGACACAAGCTTGACGTTATTTTCCTCGAGGCAAGTCTTGACGTCTTTCACGATCCCAGGTCTATCATCTAGAGTAATTTTAAGAGTGTGAGTTTTGTACGTCGTCAACAAGGCTTTCTCAACCTTATTAATAATTGTCAAGATCACAAACACGAGGACCGTCGTTATAGCCCCAAGCTCTAAATAGCCGCTACCGCACGCAATACCTACGATAGCAGTCGTCCAAAGTGAGCTAGCCGTTGTTAGCCCCTTAACAGTAACGCCCATCTTCATAATCGCGCCGGCGCCGAGAAAACCCACTCCGCTGACTACTTGAGCTACAATGCGACCAGGGTCAGACGGCAAGTCTGGATTTGACAGAAATTGAGAATATGATATGGATAGTATTGCAGCTAGCGCAGCCCCAGTGGAGAGGATCATGTGTGTCCTAAGACCAGCAGGTTGGCCATGCACTTCTCTCTCTAGTCCGATCATAGAACCGAGAGAGGCGGCTGCTAAAAGGTATATCGCTTGATCTAGTACTTCGGGCATCAATTCTTATATAGCTCCTGCTCTTGCTAACAAAATGGAGCCGCCGAGAGGACTCGAACCTCCGACAGATCGATTACAAATCGATGGCTCTACCAACTGAGCTACGGCGGCAAAAAGTGGGGGTAGAATCGGGAAGGCATAACCTTCTTCATTTAAACGCAAAAGAACAACTTTTCCAAAGTTACTTCATGCCAAGGGGCCTTGACATGTTTCACATACACAGCAAAAAGCTTCCCGAATGTCACCAGAAACCGCAGGACCCTAAGCTTCTGAAGCCTACCCCCGATAAGAAGGTATTAAACACTTTTGTTCATCAGTTTTTTCTATCCTTTAATCTATCTATAGGATTATAGGAAACCCCAAGATCATTTACACCGCGCTAACCACAAAAAAGCTTCACAATAAAAACAGCGTAAAGAATGATAACAAAAAAGCCAAAAACGTCAGGAAGTTCAGGTCGAAACTTCATACTTCACGTCCTGGATCTTCATCTTCTACGTCGGTGGGCGGTCCTGGGAACTTAGGCAGCTTGACCACGATCAGGGACAAAACTCCTATAATAATTACACCAAGACCTAGAATGAAAGTTGCTGTATCCATATCACACTCTCTTATAGAAACTGGCTGGGGCACTAGGACTCGAACCTAGAACCTGCGGAGTCAAAGGCCGCTGCGCTACCTATTGCGCCATACCCCAACAAAATAAAAAATAAACTGGTGCCTGAGGTGAGATTCGAACTCACACGCTCTTAAGAGCAAAGCATTTTGAGTGCTTCATGTCTACCATTCCATCACTCAGGCTAAAAATCTTCTTGTGTTTCGTCATCATGAATAATCGCTTGACCGAACTCTTCAGCTAGTCTCGCAAAGCGATGAGCTTCCTGTAGCGCATGATTTTCTCCAGTGCGAACAGCTACAGCCCACCACTTAGAGTACAGTTCAAAGTAATCTGGCATACCCGGCGAAGGCGCTGACAGTCTTGTAACTAACATAGTGGTGTTCCTTGAAGAAGAATGGTGGGCCCACAGGGACTCGAACCCTGAACCTGCGGATTACGTACCACTATAGCTTTCGCTACCACCGAAGTGTTTGTGGTCTGGACTATCCCTTCACCCACGTGGGGTGCTGCCCGTCTAGTCTCTACACCTTCTTCTTTCGAAGCTTGGCTCGGGATTGTCATCAGCATTACCTGTTAAGAGTTCCCCGAATTTGAGCAGTTATTCGACATCAGTTACCTGATGAAGCTCCCATTGAAAGTCCGATGCTCTACCTGTTGAGCTATAGGCCCTAAATTATATCAATATTTGAAATAGCGAAAAGTTTTGGTACTCCCAAGGGGAATCGAACCCCTACCGCAGCGGTGAAAACGCCGAATTCTTACCGTTAAACTATGGGAGCGAAAGATGGCTGGGAAGGTGGGATTCGAACCCACGACCGAGCGGTTAACAGCCGCGCACTCTACCACTGAGTTACTCCCCAATATGTGTTATGAATATGTCGGAATGATGTTACTACCAGGAGGGTGTTTCTCCTGGGTTCACATGTACTAGGTATAATGTACTATGGCGCCAGCGGCGTTGCAACGTCACCGAAACACCCAATGACGATTTTGTTGTTGATAAATATATCGATGATTGGTAGCTGAAGCGGGACTCGAACCCGCAAGGTCATGTGACCGGGAGATTTTCTTACCCTCTACAGTTTTCACTGCCAACCGAAGTTGTTTGTGGTCTGGACTTTCTCTTCACCTTCAGCATTACCTGTTAAGGGCTGGCCGTCAAGTCTCTACACCTTCCCTTTCGGGCTTGGCTCGGGATTGCCATCAGCTTTATCTGTTAAGGTTTCCCCGAATTTGACCAGATTCACTCATGGGATTTCTCCCAAGGTGCTCAATATTTGATCAAGTTTTTACCTTGATCCCGCGAAGTCTCCTGTGTATACCGATTCCACCATTCAGCCAAAATTGGTAGGGCTAGTAGGATTTGAACCTACAACCTGCCGGTTATGAGCCGGACGCTCTGACCTGATTGAGCTATAGCCCCGTATTTTGAAGTTGTGTGGTATTTCCACCAACTTTTACTTTTAGATTATATCTCCAAGGACCTGTGTTTACAAGACTTCAGCGATATATTTTTTGAAGAAAAAGTGATGAGGTTCCCAGCTTCCTCATCTAGACACAGCCTGTAAGGTCAGTACTTCGACCACGCTTACGCAACCACGAGCCAGCATCACCTGTTTCTCTCTGGTCTGTGTCCCCCACATAAATGGCGCGCTCACCAGGACTCGAACCTGGGACCCACGGCTTAGCTTACCACTATAGCTTTCGCTACCACCGAAGTGTTTGTGGTCTGGACTATCTCTCAACCATATCCCATTGGGACTTAGGCCACTCCCGTTTAGTCTCTACACCTTCCTCTTTCGAGGCTTGGCTCGGGATTGCCATTTTAAAGGTTTCCCCGAATTTGAGAGTGTACGCAACATACTGTTTCCAATATGAGGCTCCTATTGCTTAAAGGCCGTTGCTCTATCCAGCTGAGCTATGAGCGCATTCACAATAACTAAATGCTTTTCGCTATTAAGTTTTCAAAGGTCGCGGTGGTTAGTTTCCATCCCCACCAACATTTAGATTATATCACAGTGGCCGTTCGTTTACACGCTTTAGAAGATTATTTATGACTTCTTGTTTAGACTTAGGTGACGACTTTCATTCTTCGTCTTCCTTTGTATTATATAAACCACAATTACAAGCGTGCCAATCTTTATGCCAAGGGCAATCTAGTGGATGCTCAGATAGCCCTTGATAAGAGCTTTCCCTTTGAGGAATCCATTTGATTTTCCACTTGATCTTTGTTGGCGCAATCATAGGCTGTGCTGTTACCATTTGGTCTGCTGTTGGGATCCAACTGGAATAATCACACCGATTACAGCCAATAGCCCACCCTTCGTCTGGCGGGGTTAGTGCTGTTATCTGCAGGACACCCTCGTCACACTTGTGGCACCTCATCCTTCGTTCATCCGCTTGACCATACGCTCGGCTGCTTCTTTCGAGGCTGACCTCGCATAACAGACAGGTTCATCGGTCTTGCAAAATTTCTGCATCAAAAAAATTCCCCAGCCGTCGGGCTCGAGGGGTCTAACTTCCCACTTCATTCTTTGCTCTCCACTCTGTAAACTCCGTCTTCTTCGATAAGTACCTTTGGTGGACCGTGTCGGTCTGTCAAAACTTTCCACCACTCAGGGCTCGCAATCGAGCACTCTTGACCGAAGTGTTTCTTAAGCCACTGATGTCGAGCCCAGCCTCCCAGCCAGCTTGTCGGGCGAGGGACCCATATTGACTTGATCTTATTTCCGAGCGCATCGACATTGTGCGCTTCTATGAATTCGCAGCTACGAATCACTTATAGACCTTCCTGTAAGCGTCGACCACGACGTCTCCGTCACGCTCATATACTCTGAACTGTTCATATACATGAGGTCGCTCACGAGGGTCTGCCTGCAGGTTCTTCATCACGACTCGCTCTTCAGGGTCTTGGAGCTCTAACATTTTGATAAGATCTTTTACTTTCAAGCTGCACCTCCGATGTACTGCTTTGATGCTTCATACAACATGATATTCGCCGTCTGAGCGGTGTTCAAGCAAAAGCCTGGGCCTCTCATATCGATCTCTACGCAGTCGGCAACATGAATAATCTCTCCAGGGACTCCAGATGTTTCATGTCCGGTAAAGATGCATGTAAGACCCTCAAACATGAAATTATAATCACGAAGCTTTTCAGACTTTTCGCAAAGCTCAGCAGCTACGATCTTCACGTGGTTATCTGTACACCACTCGATAAATGAACGAGGACTCTTATGCTGAACAATCTCTACGAGATCGCACATTGATCCAGAAAGCTTCTTTAGCTCTGCGCGGTGGGGCACAGATCCGACAACATGGACCTCTTTCACGCCAAAACATGCAGCGGCACGCATCACGAAAGCAAGGTTTCCATCATGCTCGAAATTAACACAGCCGATAATGACTGGTAGATACTCTGCTGTCTTCTGCTTTTCAGCATACCTCTCTCTACGTGTCATTGAACGAGTAGAAGGAGGGAAATCATACGTAATCATCTTTAGTCCCAAGGGTGGCAATCACAAGGATAACAATCACAGACTTCACAGTTGACCTTTTCTACGTCAGAAACAAAAGCAAAAACAGGTATCGGTGCTGGCTCATCAGGATGCTGAACTAGCACTTCTAATCCAGTGTTCGAGCCGTCGGCATCAATCACCTCAAGTACTATACCTGTGACACCTACCCACTGGTCAGGTTGGTTAGGGCCATAGTACTTTGGTTTAAACTTGACAATATCACCCGTCTTAATACTAAGCATTCTTAAACTCTGTTACTATGTGAGGCTTGCCCACATCATCCGCATTTCTTGGTGGATAGAACTATGAGCGTCAACATCTTGCTGGATCTTCTTACGGAGAACTTTATGTAGTCCCGGATTCACCCTTAGCGCGCGAGGCATGATCTCATGTCGGATGAAGTTTCTATTAAACCTCGTGTCGTTGTTACTCTCATCGTAGTGATACACCACGTCTTTCCTGTCACACCAATCTTCAAAGACGGCTTTCCGGGTTTGCAGAAAGGGTCTCAAGTAATTGTCTCTCTTAGAAGGAATAAGCTTAGGGTTTCCATTCAAAGAGGTGAACAGCCATGTCTCAGCCACATCGTCAAGGTGATGACATGTGACTACAGGAAGACCACCGCAACTGTCACTAAAAAAAGAATAACGAGCTTGACGCCAGAAATCTTCAAGTGACTGTCCCGAATCAGGGGATTCATCAAGATGGCCTACCACCAATTCTAGATTGTGTAGATCACAATACTTCGTTACTACCCTCTCGGCGGCGGAGGCGCCGTGGGTGCCGTGATTAAAGTGGAGGACCTTGACCCTTCTATTCTGTCGCAAAAAGTCAAGGGCTGCCATAGAATCAGCCCCTCCAGAAACGGCAACTGCAATCTCAGAAGGAAGCTTAAAAGAAAGTCGGATCATTGATTCATTTCTCCGATTAAACATTTGGTAGGGCTAGTAGGATTTGAACCTACAACCTGCCGGTTATGAGCCGGTTGCTCTGACCTGATTGAGCTATAGCCCCTCATGATGATATAGTATAAAAGCGAGCTAATTTGTACAGAGAGAAAGTAGTCTAAATTCATTACCCTCTAAACAAACAGACTCTCCATCCGATGTTAAGAAGTGATGCATCTTTCTCTTGACGTCGTCAATGTGGATCGAAACTGGACCGACATAAAACAACGTAGATTTGAACCCACGCTCTCGAGCTTTCTTGTGATTCATCTCATGGGGAATCAGCCAGCCTACAGGGATATCTGATTTTGTCTTACGACTGACTGCAACATCCCACCCAAGAGCTTCAACAAAGTCTCCGGGCTGACACTCTTTAATTAGCATCTGACTCCCTTGATAAAGCGTCACCTATGACAACACAGACACCGCAATATAAAACCAGCAGCTTAATGGCTACTTTAGACATCTTGCGGTAAGCTGCTTGTCTAATGCTCATATGCTATTTTATGTTTGGGGATATCAGTTTACAAATTTAATCTAGGTCTGCTCTCATCAAGTCAGAAAAACTATGAAGCACTTCTGTGCCGTCAGGGTATCTGACTCTGGCTTTTCGAGCTACGGAAGGTGTACCCTCTGTCGAATAGTGCATGTGTTGAAGCGGCACATCTTCAATAGCAACGATCGTCCCTACTCTATTCATCTGCATAAAGTGGTACACTGGCATCCCAACTCTAAACTTGTTCATATCTACTCCTGTTCGGCTCTTTTCCAAATATAAGGCACCCAGGCGTAGTGTTTACGCGTCTTTAGGTAATCGAGATTTTGATCATTGTCATATGCTTCACGTTCAAACGGGTTCTCGTAATACGCGGTCTTACCGTCCCTGTATCTAAACAACCCTATGATATGAAACAGCCCGTACATCAGCCATTGAAACACAAAAAGCATCTCTAGCTGTTGGCGGTAATGTATCGTCTCATGATTCTTTGTCTTCTCGCTCATCACACCACGACAGACAACAAGGAATGCAAAAGAAAATGCATAGACATCGATGGGTGCGATCTTGGACAACCACACTGGGAGTCTGGAATTCTCTATAAAAATTGGAAACATACTTACTCTTCCTCTCTATTCCACTTACTGTGACTTAGCCACCTGCTGGCTATATCATCCGCTTGTGATAAATCAATAAGCTTCGCGCCAACTTGATTTTCTAAATAACCTCTGATTAAATCATCAACGCTGCGACCAGTTCTGGAAGCCTCAGCTCGGAAACCGATTAGGAACGCTGGTACCTCGCAAGCGCTAGTGAAATAATCGTAGTAAGAATCGCCTTCGGCTGGCGGGAGCCTAGCACAACTCGGTCTCTCAAAGGGGCCGCCTTCTTGGGTCAGGTGGTGTACCTCATGTGCGACAACATTGGCTAGCTCACGCTCAAGGGTCATTATCTCTTTAGTTGTAACCTGGAACCCGGGTCTTAAACTGATCGTAATCTCCACACTACCACTTTCCCCACCCCAGCCAGCATGAGCGTCGACGTTCCAACCCGGATGCGACTCTTCAAAGTCTACTGGCACGATCTCTACGTTTACTTCGAAAAAAGGTGTAGAATCATCATCGTAATTCTCAGCCCATGCATCAGAATCTATAGGGTACGGCCAACTATAGTCGAAGACTTCATCTACTTCAATCTCCTCGTCACCCATTTCATCAGGTAAGAGGCTCATGACATCGTTAATCACATCATCTATGACATCGTTATAATAGAAGTCGGCGTCTGAAAGTCTATATTCTGACTGCTCTTGTAAGTCAACTGCTTCACTAAGCTTAGGCATGTCGTTGAATACTCCATTTACAAAATCGCCGGCTTGAAGCCCATTTTTTTTGAACCATCCTCGGTTAACTTCTAGAGCACAGGAAGCAGGACCTGGCGAAACGACAGACTTTAAACTAAAGGGTTCCATTTCTTGTATGCTCATAATTTCGCCGGTGTCAGATATGAATGCAATATCAAGCGGGATCCCTGTATCTTTCATCCAGAATGATCGAGGCTCAGATGTGGGCCACCTGAACAGCATTCCAGAATTTTCTTCTAGATCTGCGGCGTACATAAGGCCTTTTGCTCTAGAAGCGTCATCATCCGCTGCATGGACTACAAGCGGGACGCCTTTTATCGAAACGTTCACTCGTGCTCTCCATAAATCGACATATAGCGTTCGCCTCGGTCACAGAGCATAGTAACAACAACACCTTCTGGGTTGTTTTTTTCTATCCAGGCTTCGCTAGCAACAATATTAGCACCAGCACTGATACCGACCAAAAGTCCTGATTCTTTCGCTAATCTTTCCGCTCTCTCTATTGCATCAGCAGTACGAACCTTTATGATCTCGTCCATATCATTGTCTAATGCTAGAAATTCTTTCCCATCAGCAATCCCTTGAATCCCATGAGGCGACTCTTCAGGCTGGACCATGATTACCTTGGCATCTACAGAGGAGTCCTTTAGAAACCTACGGACACCCTCTATAGTACCGCCTGTACCTGAACCGTGGATGAAGGCGGATAGCTTTAGGCCCCGAGATGATACGTCGTTGTAGATCTCTGGTCCTGTTGTAGTAAAATGACATTGAACGTTCTCTTTATTACTAAATTGCTTCGGCGACCACACATTATCATTACGAGCTATAAACTCATCGCGCATCTCTATCGCTCCAGTGAAGTCATCATCTGGAGCGTCAATTATTTCAGCTCCGTAAACACGCATCATCTGCTTTCTTTCTTCAGACATGTTACGAGGCATAAATATCACGCAGCGGAGGCCTAAAGAAGCAGCTACCATGCTTAAAGCTATGCCTGTGTTTCCACTAGTCGCATCGCAAAGCACAGTCTTGTCATTAATCTCGCCTCTTTTCAAGGCAGAACCCACAACGTAGGTTATCATCCTGTCCTTGACAGATCCAGAAGGGTTGTATGTCTCTAGCTTTGCGTACAAATGATCAGCTATTTTAACCAAGGGCGTGTTTCCGCATAGCACCATACATTCGTTCATACTTTCACCTTCAAAACTTCCAATATCTCGATTGGAGTAGCAATATATTCATTCCACAAAGACGTCCTTAGCTCACCGTCACAGGTTTCTAACTCGTAACAGATGTTATTGAAGTCTTCGCCAGGGTACTCTAGACGATAAAGATTACAAGCACGGCGGCCGGTATCAACAGCCATAGATTTTATGTCGCTTCTGAAGCCAGCCCGAACATTTCCCAAAAGCTTTATGATGATATTCGAATCGGGACGAAAAAACGGTCTCTCTGCGACTGTAAACGTTGATATATCAAACGCAGAACCAGAATCAATGGCTTTTTGAATCCTCTCAACACCTCTGATTGTTGTGTAGTGGAGAAGTTCTTTTGGGTTGTTGGTGGAACCGTACAATTGAGTAGTGAACTCATCATCCATCAGGACATATGGCTCTAGATCTCCTCGAGAGTAGAAATACGCAAATCGCAAGCGATTTATGTCCTTAAAGTAGTGACCAAACTCTTTCCTCAACCCCCAAAAGCGGTGATTGACAAAGTCCTCCACAAAATCAAGGACGTTCTTCTTTGTTAGAAGGTCCCATCTCTCGACCTCATCGTTTAGTTGGTATCCGAAATATCTCTCTACGATCGCTATGAGTCTTGGGTCTGTATACTGTCCACCTCTGGTATCGACACCTTCTTTCTGGAGTTCTAGGAGCATCTCAACAGCCAGCTGCCACTCGTCAAGAGTAAAGAAACTAGAGTCTGGTTTCACATAACCGCGTACTTTCTCTTTGGACTCTAGAAGACACTCACGTACGTAGGTTCTTATTGTAGATTCGTTCACAAGACAATCCTTAAGATCAAACAACAATAATAAATATGCGGACCAGGTGGAGGATTACAGGTTAAACTGTATCAGTGATGCTTGTGACTGTATACTTTCTTCTTGTATACTTTTTTGTGTGGATGGGTCTTATATTTCTTGTAACCCTTGTGCTTCTTATGCTTGTGATAGGAAGGTCCATGTTTCACAACTCTATAGCTGCTTTTGTGGTGGTGACTGTAACCATGGTGATAGCCAGGACCGTACACAGTCACAATCTTTTTTGCGGGCACATACACGTACTCGTACTCACAGTCATCATAAACATAGTATGGTGAGTGAAACGTGGCGGCGCAGCCTACAGTCGAAAAAAATAAAACAGACAAAAACGCGATGTATTTCATACTTTACTTACCTCCTTTCTCTAGTAGTAATCGTCATAAACACATTCTTCAATTACGAACTCCCATTCGCAAATATCTTCCCAAAAGCAAGATTCATGAGAGCATCCAGCATAGTCACCATTGAGGTATTCCCAAGTGCAACAATAGCCAACTTCGTACCCATAGTCAGTACATGTAACAGGCTGATGATAGAAAGGTGCCTCTAGGGTTTCAAAATACGGATCACAGCTCGTGTATGTATACGTCTCTACTACGGTAACTTGCTCTTCAATTACCTGTGGTACGTCGGTCGATTCTTCTACCACAACAACAGGGGGCTCGTGATGATGAGCCGGGTAGTATACAACGGGAGCTGCTCCGAATTCACACCCGCCTAAGAGCAACCCACAGACTATAGTTACAACTGCTTTTTTCATGCTTAACCTCCTTACAAACATATAGTAGGGAGAACCGTAAATTAGATCATGAAATAGTACTGGTTTTCGGTTACAATCTAAAATTTAATTTTTAGTCACCTGGAACGCGTTTCTACAAACTCGGAGACCCAAGAATAATCTTGGTAGATGACTTTGCTCCGAACTTCTTGGTATACCACCCGTTCACGCTCTTAAAAAGGGCTGGAGCATTCGGGTCAGGATGAGCTCCGTGAAAGATAATATCATCCCCAGCAAGTAACTGCATTACTACAGCTTCATCCTCGACTGCTGGCGCACCACGCTTAAGCATCGCATAAGCGGGCTTGCCGCTAACTTCACCCCACCAGTTCGAGCCAGAGCCAATAGAGCCGCCAGCTCTCAACTCAGAAGATTTGTCTTTGTAAGCGTTAGCTGCTGCAGCTGTACCATCATTCGCGGCGGCGCCCATCTTCGTACCACCGATATCAGGCTTCGCAAATAAAGCGACGTCAGGTTCAGGATCTTCGTCGATGTCTGCAACTACCCAGAACCTGTACCTTTCAAGGTCGGACGGCTTCTTGACTTTAAAGTGACCACCAATTGGAGCGTATGTCGACTGCAGCATATCATAAAGGTCGTCAACGATAACAGATCTCATAGGGTCTCCTGCCTCAACAGAAACCCATTCACCCTTTGGTAAAGAGGCTTCAGGAGCGGGTTGCTCTATTTGCTCAAGAATTATTTGTCTTATAAACTGTCTTAGAACGTCCATTGTACTACCTTTAGTGTTAAGTATTCCTGTTATCTTCTACTTTTCATCTTTTCGACTTGTGTATAAAGCTTACTCATGAACTTACGAGTTGATTTATCGTCGGGCCCAAGAACCTCGATATAGTGCTTAACAGCGTTGGGCAGTCTATCATCAGACAGATCAACCTTTTTACTGAGTATTGCGTCAATCTCTTTAGCGGAGTATACAGCGATCAAGTCTTCGGCGGCATCGTGAGCGTGAGCATCGATCTCTATATGAGAACTCAAGTACTTCTTCTGCCACTCCGGATCATCCGCGGAGCCCGGCGGAATCTGGCGGGGATCTTTCAGCATTTCCTCAAAAGCGGCGGTGTCATCCAGCCCCTTATGGGCAGCCTGTTTTTTCATCTGTCGATAATGTACTAGCTCGTGTCTCACTGTTGCTGTAATATGACGGACTAGCTCACTGGTGTTCAGAGCTTGAGAAATGTTGTCTTCATCCTCTGATGTCATCATCTCTATGTCAATAGTGCTTCTTCCCGGGCGTTCTTTTGAGACGTACCACTTCGCGTCGATGAGCCATCTATTAGGCCAAGCAGGATGCTCGGGATGTAGAGACATTCCCATCAGATCATCTGTATCGTGTGACCTAACCAATATGTCCATGTCTAGACCAACCTCTTCCATAGCCCCTTCTAGAGCCTCAGAAAGAGCCTCTGCGGCAGGAGTAGCCATGACCCCTCCTGCCTTAGACTCATAGTAGTCTATATCATCTTGAGAATTCGGCTCTTCCCAAAAATTTGAAGAAGACACAGCGGCATCGATTGCAGTGAAGTATTCCTGAGGAAGAGCTGTTACCTCGCTTAATACCTCTTTTATGTATTCACGAAGTAGATTCATTCCTTCAACATCCCTCGTTTCCGCAACTCATCTATAACGGGCGTACCTGACTTCCTGTATACCTTACTGAGCGGTGATCTATCAAAGTGGTAACTTTCTGCATCCAGCATGGCAGACTTCTGATTGCAATTGTCTCCACCGTCAGGGGTCAACATATTGTTTTCATCATCTAGCTGGGCGATTGTTACATCAGGTCTATTCTTTTCGTAGTAAGACCAAACGTTTTTTGCATCTCCTGAAACTTCTTCGCGATCTGGTGCAAGTCCGCCTGTTGCTTCAATGGCGATATCATATGCTAAAGGACCGTAACTTCTTTCCGCTTCAGAGTAAGATACTATTTTCGCGCCCGAACACTCACCTTTGGACCAAACTCCCGGTGTTTCGAATTGGACAAACGCGACATTGTGTCCATCAATAATAACTCTTGCAGCGTTCTTGCTAATTCTAACATATCCCCCGTCCGCTTCGAGTCTATCAACCATTGACATGATCTTGGGATCAACAGATTCTTTCAGTAGCTCTCTTATGTATTCGCGTAGTAGTTTCATAATCCTTGGCTCTGCTCCCATGCTTTGATTTTTGACATTGTGCCGCCATAATCACTTCTGAGCATCTCTCTTACTTTATAGTTATCTCGCCAATCGTATTCGAAGCTGCCCCTGTCTACATCTTTATACTTCGATATCGCAGATGGTGGAACTGCATCTGTTGAGAATACGGCACCCTTACCCATCTCAAAATCTGGATCTGCCATTACTTTACCGACAGCAGATCCGTCAATCTCTAAAACAACTGGGGTTTCTGACTTACCGATTGTTTGAGAGGCGCCCTTCTCGTACTCTGCTTCGTCTTCTAAGACATCCCTAACAAAGGAAAGCCTATGCATAATCTTTGCAGTCTTCGAAGCTCTAGCGAGGGCAGTCTGTGCATCTGTGAACATGAATATTCTGCCAGGGTAACTTCTCCCTGCTGCACCCATCATATCACCTGCTTTTCCAGCCTTGCCTCGCCGTCTAGCTGACTGAGGTTCTAAACCTTGCGAGAGAATCGTCTCAGCTGTCACAGGATCTGTTACATGATATAGTTTCGCTGGTTTCTCGACTTCGTCTGTCTCCAGATCCATCAGCCCGACTTTGAGCATTGCGATATTGCTATTCATGGCGAGTTGGTCTCTTGCCACATGTAATCCAAAATTAGCAGCCCACTTATCGATCTCATCAACGACAGCGTCTAAATCAGCGTCAGAGAATTTAGTGGCAGGCTTATCGTAGGAGAAGTCACCATATCCGATGGTAAAGCTAGCCAATCTCTGGGGACCCCTATCTGCCACCGTCCTCTGCTCTATCTCGAAAGGCTTACGTTTCCCTCCTGCCGGCATCTCTACTTCTTCGCCAAACCCAGGAAATTTTTTACGTAAAATATCAGACAGTTCTGCCCATGGAAGTTCAGAGGACTTGACTTCTTTTAACAGCAGCTCTCTTATGTACTCGCGGAGTAGGTTCATTAGTTTGTCCTCACGAATATCAGTTGGCCTGAGCTAGCACCGAACTGTTGTCCCAGTGAACTCCATACACGGCCCGCATCAGCTGAGGTGGAACCGGCAGAATCGCATGCGTCCGAACCGATAAACACACCACCGCTAGACCTTGCGTATTGAATTGCCTGGTCAATGGCTGCCTGATATATCAACTTACCGTAACCTTTCCCTCTGTCAGCTTCGTTGGGGATCCAGACGTTATTCGTAACGTACATCTTTGGTGACCAGCTCCACTTGCTTGTCGCCTCGTGCCGTTCTTTGGCTTCAATGTACTCTGGAGATTGTTCAAGTTCCATAACATTTTCTTGGCAGTTCGAGTACCTACGAGTTGAGTTGACCTCTGCATAACCAACCATTCTACCGTCCACGCTGAAATTCACTCTGAAGTAATCTTCAGTTGACCCTCTGTGTAGAGAAACAGTAGTAGATTCCTCGGTCAGTAACTCTCTTATGTATTCGCGAAGCAGGTTCATCTCCAAGGCCCCGCTTGCCCTGACTTAGTACAATTGATTATAGCTTCTTCAGCAGTGTATTCTTCATAAGCTTCAGGTTGGAAGTTATCGTAGTACACAGCTTTTGGAATCCCTTCTGGCTTTGTTACGTGTGTTTGCCAGTCGAATATCATGTCACCCTTTTCAACCCAAGCATGCTCATATGACTCATCATTCCATTTGTTCGTCACTTTTCCGTGGACCACCTTGAACTTGTCTAGATCATCCCACTCTTCATCAGATGACTGTTGAGCCATCTTGATCGCATGGGGATAACATTGGCCAATGGCGATAGTCTTTTCAGTAAGCAAAGCCCTTACGTACTCGCGCAGTAGATTCATCACACTGTCCTATTATCTATCAACATGCCGCGCTTGATCAGTTCATCAATAACGGGAGTACCTGACTTGCTGTATATCTTGCTGAGGGAAGATGTATGCCACTTGTCCTTCAGCATGTCGTGCGCTGGAACTTGGCTGCAATCATCGTTGGGATTGTCGGGGGTGATCTGTGGTTCTTCGTAGTCAGGTAAGATATCCAGCTGGCGAACAATAACATCAGAACGAGAGTTCATGTATCTATCCCACACTGCCTCTGCCTCACCGGATACTTCGAATCTATCGGGCATTAAACCGCCTGATGCTTCGATCGCAACATCATATAACAGCGGCCCGAATCCACCATCAGCTTCAGACCAACCTACGCTTTGTCCGCCTGAGCAATTGCCATGATCGCTGAACTTTGGTTTTCTCCATTCAACCGAACCTATTGCGTTTTTGCCGTCCAGTCGTAGAGGTTTGTCACCGGGTTCAACCAACCTGACAGATCCTCCCTGCTTTGGGACCACAAACAGTCTGACTTTGTAACCTGCAGCTTCAGCTCTGTCAATCATTGACATGATCTTGGGGTCAACAGATTCTTTCAGTAGCTCTCTTATGTATTCGCGCAATAGTTTCATACCAGTTGTGTCCTCAACTTTATATTGGGATATTTCACAGCTAGCGCTTGCACAGCCGCTATATTTTTATCAGAGTCATCGACAAAATACACATCGTCATAACCGCTATTTATCTTGTCTTCAATCCATCGCGCCTTAAATTGTGGGTCGGATTCACCAAGCGTTACAATCTCAATGTCGTTTACGTTGAGACCAATGTCTTGTAAAAAGTTAATGATGCCCTGTCGAGCAACTTCAGCACGAGCAGTTAAGATCACAGCTTTGCGACCGTCTGTACCTGCTCCCAAAACGCGGCGGAGGATATTCATGTAGTCTTTGATTTCTCGAGGGTTCATTAACTCGCCGCCGAACTCGCTGTAATCGAACTCATCGCCGGGTTCAGGTATGTATATGGCCCACTCTCCAGGAGTCTGCTTTATCTGCTCACCCGTCGCTTTAGTAAGTATAATCATGGAATCAGTGACAGCAAGTGTGTCATCAAAATCGAAGACACGCAGCTTGTTCTCACTCAAGATTTCCCTTATATACTCACGAAGTAGTCTCATTGTTCTTCCAACATCCCTCGTCGTCGCAGCTCATCCATGACTGGCGTTCCAATCTTAGAGTACATTTTTGTAAGTGGTGAGCTAACCGAAAATCCATCTGGATGATCACAGTTGTCTTCTCTTTCTGGGGTGAGCTCGTTTTTCAGGTTGTCAAGTTGTTGGATTATCACGTCAGGTCGCTTCTTCATGTAATGTTTCCACACATTTCTTGCGTCTTTCGAAACCTCCAGCCTGTCAGACATTAGACCACCCGAAGCTTCGATCGCAACGTCATAAGCTAATGGACCCATCCCGAATTCTTTGGCGCCGGAAACTGATACTTCCTTGGCGCCAGAACAAGGTTGCCCATGTGCTCCCGGACTTGGGTTCCAAGATATACCTGCTACCCTGTTTGCTGGACCAATATAGCCCTCATACCAGTCTGAAACATCGATATTAGGGTCGTACACAGCCGTATAACCACTCCTAACAACGACCTTGAAGCCAGCCTTTTCTGCACGATCGATCATTGACATGATCTTGGGATCAACAGATTCTTTCAGCAGCTCTCTTATGTATTCGCGAAGTAGTCTCATCAATAATTCACAGCCCCGATTACTTCTGCATTAGGGTACTTCTCGGCCATCTTGTCTTTAAGATGCCCGATCTCTTTTCTCATCATCTTGCCGAAGTGAACGTACCCACCGTCTGGATCGACGTACCTCTCAAAGAATTCATCTATGAGTTTACTGGCAACGCCTTGACCTGTTGAATCACCCCGGGTCTTCATGTAGTCAATGTACCACATGTCCTTTCCTTCTGCAGTTTTACCGTAGTGGTGATAGTCAAGAAAGCCGATAACACAAACATTCGAAACTCCTGGGATTAGCTCACCTTTTCGTGGCTTCTTCAGACGCCGGCCGGTTTTTCCATATCTTTCCATCCTCTGATATTCCGTGAAATATGTGTCATGACCTTCTGGCGGTTCGGTGACTGATGTATCACAATATGCCAAGCGCTTCACGTTACGTGATCTATTATAGGTTAAGGGCGAATCAAGCTCATGGAACTCAACACCCTCATTTAGGATCTCTTTGATGTATTCACGAAGAAGGCTCATTGTCTTTCCTTTTTCCTCTAATCTTTACCCATGCACCCCACATCAGTGGTACTGCTAGCCAGTGTAAACAAAGGAGCCAAGCTGCTGGAACACCTGCGTAAAACACAGGGTGGACGTATGTTCCTAAAACGGTAAAGAGGATCGGGAAAAGTACATCCTCGATAATCTCCCACGCTAGAAATATAACAACAAACGCGAGACCGTTTTCTTTCAGGAAACGTTTAAGATTTTCTAGGGAGAAATGTTCTAGTTTGTGGCTTAATCGATGTTTGAGCCATGATAACAGCTTCATAGACTCACCTCGTACGTCGGCAGATCAGACATAAAATTCTGCTTTCTCATTACTGTAATAACTGCAAAATCGTCAGGACCCTTCTGCATATTCAGAGCGCCAACAATATTCAGCGGGTCACCTTTCCCTGTTTTCGCGGCGATCAAGAACCGCTCGTTGTTCCTGAGTTCGCCATTGGCATAGTCGTTTATGATGTTACCAATTGCAGCGTCAATAGCTCTCTGGATGGAATCACCCGATATCTTGAATCCGCGGCCGGAAGAATCCTTATGTCGGTGCTGACGCTCTCTAGAGTGCTGAGTGGCTCTGTAGTCTAGATCTTCTAAGTCTATACGAATCTTCATGTTATTGACTTTGACAATCCGAGACTGGCCGTCTGCTGACCCGTAACTGGCTTGCTCAGATAAAAGCTCTCTTACGTATTCACGAAGTGTACTTTCGGCAGTCACTTTGTGTGTAAAACGCTTGAACGCTGGATTTAACGTATCCATAACAAATTTCGCTCCTCCGTAAAGAGCTGTAAGGGTGTCCCAGACTTTTTTAACACCACCTGATATCGCAGACCCTAAAACAGACGTAGCTAGACCCTTAAGCTTCTCTTTTATAAATTCACCGGCTTTCTCTACTATCTGCTCTTTCAGCCAGCTCAAAAGACCCTTTACAGCCTCCTTGGCTTTCTCCAGTTTATCGCCTGCGGCCTCAGCAGCTCCTTCCGCTGCTGCTTTGATTATGTCAAAAGCTGGTACCACTTCTCCAATCTTCTTTTGACCTTCTTCGATCAGCTCACCGATCTCGTTCCAGATGTATTTCATGGATAATGCTAAGCTCATCGCTCCCACAGCTTTCTTCCACCCATCTAGACCATTCACTTTTTCTAAGATCTTATTGAGGCTTGTAAGCAAGCCGTCTGCAAACTTTATGAACGTCGGAAACTTGTCCGCCCCCAACTCAGTAAGCTTCTCCTTGACCATCTTAAGAAAAGACCCTATCGGTCTAATCATCTTGTTAAGTACCATCTTATTGAGGGCCGCCACAAACGATCCAATGAGGTCAGGTTTAGTGATTATCTGCTTAAGAGATTTACCGAATAATAGAGCGTCATCCTTCAGTCTCTTTAAACCGTCAAAGAAGCCCTCAAGAAGCAAGTGCTCTCGAATAATCCTTGACTGTAGCTCTGGAGTATAGTACTCATACGACTCGTACAGAGGGACTTTAATCCCTAAAACTTCAGTGATATAGCTTCTATCCCTTATCACAGGATTGTACTTACTGTATTCTAGCAGTAGACTCATTTATACTCCTCAGCATGACCTTCCTTGAGAAGCCAATCATTGACGCACTCGTCTTCAAGCCAGATCTCTCCGAGCCATCGGCCGAATTTACCCTTCTTATCCTTTTCAGTTTTGATCTTTACCCACTTGTTTCCGATTTTGTCTCGTAAAGCGTCTCTAGATTTTAGACCTTCCGTGCGCTGTTCTCCACGAACTTCTGGAGCATTAATGCGGACGAGGCGGATCTTTTGAGCTTTGAGCACAACTGACCACCCGAGATCGACGTCAACTGTGACCGTATCCCCATCGTACACTTTCCTAACGAACGCTCGATATGTGTAAAGCTCCGGGCTAGTAGACATTTGTTATCCCATCATTGCTGCGGCCATTGCATTGTTGGCCTTTTTCTTTGATTTGTAGCAAGCACGAGCCTTCATCCTGATTTTGCCTGACTTGGTTCGCTGGACACTTCCGACCTTCTTACCCTTATATTTCTTGGGGTTGTTTTCTTTCTCTGCCTTGGTCAGCTTGTCATCGACATAAGCACACCACTCGTCTCCGCGCTTGCGGACGTCTTCATCAAGCTCGAGAGCTTCACGGATAATGTCTCTAAGTTGTCGTCTTGTGATTCTCATTGTCTTTTATCCGCTATATCCGTAACGCCTTGAGTCTCTCATCTTTTTGTATTGTTCTTCTTCTTTGTCTTTTTTCTGTCGCTCAAGACTAGAGACCGTCATCGAACCTGTCGAGCTGATCAAAGACTTGGCGACTGCATCAACCAGCATAGTAATAATGCTATTCCGCCTTTTATCATCAAGCCCCTTCATCCTCTCAGCTTTTTTCTGTAGTTCATCCACAAGAACTTCAGCCCACTCTTCTATCGATGGTCTAAATCTTGTGATGTCACTAACTGTTGCCACAGACATCCGCTCTATGAGCAATCCCCTAACTTGTTCCTTTAAAACCGCTGTTTCAATCAGCTGCTTCAAATGTGTTTTTGTAACTTTCATTTCTTTGCCTTCGATTTCTTAACAACAGCCCAAGACTTAGAGGGAGTCGCTGAATTGACTCTTGCCATGGCCCACTGATGTGCAGTCATTCCTTTTCGAGACCCGCTGCTATAATAAGCGCCGAGACCCTTCCTGTATTCCTGTTTGACAGATCCAAGAGTGTATCCCTTTTCTTTCGCTTTTTTCTCCAAAGCCTTTTCTGTCTTCTTAGACATTTTCGTCTTCTTCTCAGAAAGAAGAAGCTCTTCCACAAAAGCTCTTAAAACTGCATCGTCGTTATCGATTGACTCTTTCTTGGTATCGGAACGAGGAGTGTTTTCGAACCCTTTCTTTTCTCTTTGTTGCTTTTCCATGCGGTCCCGGCGGGCATATGCTCTTTTCTCAAGCTCATCAGCTTGCTTTGATTTTCCGTCCTTACGAAGTTGCTTTGCTTTCTCTAGATCCTTCTTGGTCTGGTCAAGCTGTTTATCACGCTTCGAGCCCTGAGATGCCCCGTACTGTCTTGGATGCGCGGCCTTGGTGTCGACTTCAATCAACAAACTTCCGGTGCCCTTGATGACCCTGTGCCACTCGAGGGCAGGAATAAAGAATTGATCTCCAGACTTCATCTCCACGGGCATCTCATTATCACGCTGAATCTTCCAGCCAGCAGACTCGGTCACCGTAATAAGTCTGTCTTCTTGATCACGGTGCCAGACGAGCTCTTCTGAGTCTACATCGCCAGAAAACTCCCTAACAAAAACGCCCTCTGATATCGTGACTTGTTTAAATGGTCTCATAATCCCCTACCAAAATCTATAACTATTCTTCTTAAACCCAAGCTCTTTCCAGTACCTGGGCAGCCGACAGGACCAGTAGCCTGGCTTGGTCTTATCTTCCTTTGCTTTACTATCACAATTGTGCCGAGAAGCAAAGTTCGCTCGGGCATCATCATCGTCCATCTTTGCTGATAACCCACCCTTGGCGTCTCCAAAGTTAACTTGGATAACGTTACCCTTATCATTCTTGGTGTAGACCTTGTACTTCTTAGGCCCAGAAGATCTCATAGGAGAATTCAGGTCGACATCCCGGCCCTTATATTCTGCTTCGAAAAGGTCTTCATCTGGCATTGGCCAGTCAAGCGGTACCGGGTGACCATCATACATACCATATTCGCCCAAGTCAGTCTCAAAAAGATAGTACGACTCGAAGTAGGAGGGTGAGTAGGCTCCTCTGTGAGACAAAACTCGAAACTCTCTTACGAGGTCAAAAAAAGCTCTGGAACCGGGGCGATATATCGATTCAGTCATGCCTAGACCATTCGTCATATGATACGCGAAGTCTTTTGAGACAGCAGGTACCAACTGATCGAGCGTCTTTGTTAAAACATCACCTTCTTCCCACTCATCTCCAGAGTTTAAGCATTCGTAAGACGCCGTCTTTCCCTGGTCATTATCCAGAGCTTGGATGGTTAGGACTCTGCCAATCGATCCTCGATGCTTACAGTTTGGGTTATCATTGGCAACAATATCACCAACTACGGGCTCGAAAGTATGGCTTTGGTACCCTTCTTCTAAAAGCAGGGAAACTAGTTTTCTCAGGTCTTTCACAGGCATTACTCCAGCATAGTCTTAAATATGCGGTACAACCACTGTTTTAACCCTTTATTGCTCTGGACGGAACGTGCGACATGACCGTCTTTTACGTAGTTTAGCGTGATCCTGGAATTTACACCTTCTCTCAAGTGTATCTTGGACGCGCGAGCGATATTTCTCTCGCTGTCATCATAAAATATGATTTCCTCAGGTTGGTAGGCGATCGCATAATGAGATAAAACATTCGCCTTAGCCACTGATGTAAGACCACCTTCAGCAGCTACATCACCTACGGTATGGATGTGGTGATCAGGAATGATAATTCCTTGTGAATTAAGGAACGAAGCGATACCCTCTCTGTTTGTGGAGGGAATTACACACTTATTCACAGGACTCCAGACGTCAGTGTAGCCTGCCCTTGCCGTCAAGATTATTACCAAACAATCGGGATCTGCGAGATATTCCTTCAACTGTATAATCATTGAAGGGATTGGGGACACTGAATCTAAATCTACTGCCATTGTTTCTGAATAATCATATTCAAAATCAGATATCGACACACTAGAAAAAGACAGAAAAGTCTCGTAGTTGGTCGAGTTAACCCAGATCCAGTCTTCGTCTCGGGAGGCGATATCTAATCCGAGACGAGATGCAATGGTGAAAGCATTCTCGAGTAAATTAGACCTTATCCCTACGTGTGAGTTCGTAACGGCCAAGGTGTCGTCAAAATCAAACGCCACCACTTTCTTAATCTTCTTTTCCATCCTTTAGTATTATAAGAAGAATCATCCAGATGTACTTTACGCTTCTACTTCTCGTCGCGGCGAACGACACGAACGTTGATCTTGGGTTCATAATCATCAGGTGTTTTATCGACGATGCCCTCAAAATCGCATTCGTTTGGGAAGTAGTAGAATACGAACTCTCTTTTTGGAAGATGCATCGCCACTTGACTCGTCGTTACCATCCCGGCTTTGTCTGGTACTCTACGAAGCATGTTATCATTTGAGTCGTGATCAAAGTGTTGCTTCGCTAAAGCAGGAGCGACTTCATCAAAATCATTGACTCCAGCTAGCTCCACTTCTGCTTGAGCCTTTCTAATCTTAGAAGACATGTAATCTTTTGGGCGTCTGTCAGGAGTGTACCCAGCACCATGGTGATCTTTACCGTGGTTGGTTCGAACGTCGAAACCTGTTGTTGGGTCAAGCTTATTAATGACAGGCGTGTGTTCGGATGACATTTCTATACTGTAAACTGCGTCTGGAGTCCCTACGAAAGTATGACCTTTAATGCCGCCCTTATAACCGACAAGAGACTTGACAGCATCGTCTATGCTGGAATGCTTTAAGGCTTGAATCATTCTGGGACCATCGTCTGATCTCACTTTACCTTTCACTGCATTCTCGTCATCGCTGATGGATAGGGCAGCATTCACCACTCCCAAGCCGTGGGAGTTCATACCTTCAGCGTACCCAGTATCAAGATCCTCAAAGTAAACGACTTCTGTCCCGTCATCTAATAGGTCTCTGATTATCTCGACACGCGCATGATAGTTTCTGTCTCGAGACTTAGCTAAGATATTTTTACCCTGCGTCTCGCCGGCGACGATGATACACTCTTCAAGACGAGAAGACACCAGACGTTTAAGTACTGCTTCAAAAAGCTTGTCTTGCAAATTCTTCAAAAGCGGCTCCTATTGTTATACCACGCTATCTTAAATATCTCATGTATTACGACTTTATTCTACATAATATACTTAAAATGAACATGGGCCCGAACTAGTTTCGACAGGGCGACGGAGGGTTTGAGTGCAAGCAGGAAAGATACATCCTTAAAAGTTCAACAATTATAATTGCCAATAACAATTATCACTACGACAACGTTGCTCTAGCAGCTTAGTCGGGTGGTTGTCTAAAACCATCTATCCAATTTAGACTTTAGCAGGTGGTTCTGCCAAGAAATAAAAAGCCGCCAGTCCTCCCACTTCACAACGGAGGCGAAAAGCTATGGTGAATATCCTTCTGGCCGGAGAAATGACCAGACAAGCTTGTGAATGACTTTAATCTAATGTTGTTTTGGACTCCGGGGCAGTACCGGACGGGTCCACCATTTATCTTCTTTCCGCTGTATATAGAATGCAGTATGGAAAAGAAATTGAAATATGTTTGTAGCGTCTATAAAGATAGACCTATCTCGTGTATAGAATACCCTTGGAACTTCGCTAATTCTCACTTCGAAAAATGTATCTTTATCGATGTGGAGAACAAGAAGTTACGTACTATGGAAGAGCAACTAGTCTTGAACACAGAGGAAGAGATTAGTGAGTACTGTGTCTCTTGTGGCTTGTGCTGTCATTTCGGTCCAGCAAAATGCTCAAAATTGATTGTTATTAATGGGTAGCAAAGAATATTTAATAAAAGTGTTGTAAGAGGAGGTACCTGTTGAGCAGTTCGTGGCCGAAAAGAGGACTTGGTGATGTGTCTTCGTACGCCATTAGTGCGGTGCCGTATGTTACTTCATCTCTGGCCGTGCCTGCCTCTAGCGAAGAACCTATAGAAGTAGAATTCCCGAACATCACAAGATTCATAATGGTAACGAATAACCTCGCCGGCTCGAGCGGAAATGTACCGCTAAGAGTAGGGTTCTCCGCTAACGGTGTCAAAGGTGTCGTGAACAACAACTACTTCATCTTGAATAATCAAGAAAGCTTTGAGGGAGAACTTAGGGTCTCCAGTGTTTTCTTGCTCAGCGATTCGACGACTGGAGTTACTGCTTCAGTTGTGGCCGGACTTACTGGAATCGAATCGAATATGCTAATAAATAACTACTCAGGATCAGCAGGAGTCGGCTAAGATGGGATTTACAGATCTTAACGGTGGTGGCGGACCGAGCTCAGGCGGGTATGGGCCTGTCCCAACTGCCTTATATCGCTATTTAGATACGGACGGCGATGGTACAGGGACATCAAACGCGAACGGCAATTACTCTGTAACTCCAGAAATCTTCTATATACAACCAGGCCCCAGCGAGATTATTAGACTAGAACGTATGTTAGTTCTCGTAGGTGGTAGGAAGAACGAATTCTATACAGACTCTTATGGTGGGATCGCCGGCGGTCTGACTAACGGTATAACAGTCAGAATACAAAACGATTCTGGAACGCTCTTAGAACTCACCGACGGTATACCAATTAAAACTAATGCAGACTGGGGCGGCTTGTGCTTCGATGCAGAAGTTTATCCGTCAAGCAATGGTAACGTTGATAGCTACCTTAGGGTTAGGTGGACGTTCTCTCGTTCTGGGTACCCACTACGACTTGTTGGTGCGAATAACGAACGTCTTGAGATAGTGCTGAACGATGACTTCAGTGGTAATAGCGGTGGAGCTCTCTTCATAAAGAAGCAGTTGTTTCAAGTACAAGGGTACTACGAAGGGACAACTTGATGCAATTTACTAGAGATGACTTCAGAGATGTATATGCGACTGCACGAATGGCACATACAGGACAAAAACGTAGGTCAGGCGAAGATTATTTCACTCACCCGTCAGAAGTTCGTAACATAATAAGAAAATTCTACCCTAGAGATCACGCTGCACAGATGGTCGCACTCTTGCATGATAGTATCGAAGACGCACCAGGGTTGACTGTTGATAGTGTCGAAGAGATGGAACAATTTATAAGAGGTTCGATCCGAGACCCACAAGCTGGTCAGGTTGTGATAGACGCAGTGAAAGCGTTAACGCACGAGAAGGGCGCGCCTTACAGCGAGTATGTGGTTGGGCTATTGAACAACCAGCTTGCTCTAAGAGTAAAGCTTGCTGACATGGTACACAATCTAAGCTCTACTCCCACACCTCGCCAGAAGCAGAAATACGCAAATGCGATAGACCAAATATCGGACGTGGCCGGTGGAATACCGAAGGGTATAAGCCCCAAACATTGGGAAGCCCTGACATCTCTTACAGAAAGTAAAGAAATATCAGGGCTTCGAAAGCTTGTTAGAGAAGTTCTATTACTTCAAACCACCTAACATCGTTAGACCAATTAAACCAGGGATTCCTTCCTTCATATAAACTCCCGAGAATAAGACGTCCGCTCTACCACCGACATATGAGAACGCTGATTCGAGTCGTCTACTAACATCAGGATCTGCAGCCATGTTTCCGTCGACGATCAAAAGTAGTGTACCCGTTGTAGCAGTACCAGATGGTGTCGGGCAAGGTGATGAACGCAAGCATCCTTGATAGACGAGTGACCCAAGGTCATTTCTATTAACATCCTTGATGATCGTAGAGCCAATAACAATTCGACCAGGAGCTTTTAGACAACGCTCTAGGTCTTTACTATCGAAAGTCTGGATCTCGGTGTGCTCGTCAGCAAGCTTGAGAACTTGACTAAAGAGCTTAGCAAAGTTCTTATTAGCAGCAGGGAACATATTAAGCATACCAACTTTGCCTCGCAGAAGCTGGAGCTGTTTTTCATTGTCGATCACAATATGCGGGTGATCGGCAACATCCGACATGAGGGTAGAGTAATTCTTCTTAATAGCTGGATTTAGTAGCTCTTGAGCTGTCGGCTTTGAAATTATATAGACGACATTGCCAGAAGCTTCTACCGACCCGAGATAACGTGATAGAGAAGAATGAAGCTCGTGACAAGCTGAACCCGTACCTCCGCCGCCGCCAGCGAGTACGAAAAGCCAATCCACCTGACCAATACGCGTTCGTACAGCGTCTTCAACCATGGCTGAATTCTCACCGAGAACCTGCTTACCCAACTCGACATCTTTACCTACACCATCAGCGCCTGGTACTAATAGGAAGTGGTTTGCATCAAGTCCGCCAGGCTGGTCTTTCTCTGTTGTATTAACTAGTAGAGTCTTATTGAATCCTACATCAAGAAAGGCGCTAGCAAGCTTTCCACCTCCGCCCCCGACTCCGATGAAACCACAGCTTATAGCGGAACGTGCAGAGTTTTCAGGCAAGAGCCTTTCATCTCCCTCCGCAGGATCATCATCGTATGCCATGACGAAATCAAAATCGTCATCCGCCTGAGGTGTGTTAATGTATTGATCATCTTTGTTGTTACTTGACATATGTTCTTCCTCACTTAAGTTTTGTAAGCTGTTCTCTTTTGGGCTTCTTGTGTCGTATAAACCATGATAAGATCTTAGTATAGTAGAAGCCAAATTATTAAACCTTTTCCCCTATTAAATATGGAATAGCACAGAAATATTCCTAATCCCGCCACCATGGGGGAACTTTACCGGTCTTCCACTTCGCCATGTATGACTTTTTTTCCAAGTAGTATTTTTGATATGACAAAACTGGATCTTCATTTACTTTGCAGTCTTCAGGCATGCATATCGGGAAGTCCGTAAGAGACTCGTCTTTTATGCCGGGTGGAATGTTTTGATGTAGCCACCTATAGACAGCTTGAGATTTATGAGCTTTCTTATAACGAATTTTGTATTGTAAAAGAAGCGCCTTCATTAGTCGAAGGGCCCAACTATAGTTCGACACAGTTTCCCTAACCCATATCGCACAAGGGTGATTAACATGTGTCATTTTCCAGGGTGGCTGTTCGTCAACTGGTATACTCTGTAGTAGGAAATCATTCACATCGCGCAAAAGACGAAAGTCATCTCGATTTTTCCCAAGATGCTTAAGCCAAAGAACCCAATGAGCAGTGCACAAAAGTTGACCAGTTTCGATGATCATCTTTAGCACGTGTTTATCACAATGGTACGAAGCTGCTACATCAGGATCAGTGTCTAATACGAATAAATTCAAGACTCACCGCAGAATATTCTAAATGATTTTGTCCACCAAACCAAGCTCTAAGCACTTCTCGGCAGGCAGCCAAAGTTCATGCTTCAATAACTCTTCGAGCTCTTCTTCGTCTATAGTGCACTTTTGTAGATATATGTCTTTGACTGCTCGAAAGATGTGCTTCTGGTTCTCAATTTCGTCTATAAACTCATCATGCTTGCCATGCCACAAGATCTGTGGTTGATGTACAAGCATAAATGACCTCTTGGCCATGAATCTCTTTTTGCCCATAGAGGAAATTAGAGTGGCCGCTGAGGCGGCAGATCCCTCTATGTAGGTGTATACATCGGTCTTGCATCTATCGATCGCATCGCATATGTTAAGACCGGAAAAGACGTCGCCTCCAGGACTTTGAATATATAAGTGTATCGGCGGGTTTTTTGGTAAGCCGATCCGGGATGCGAGATAACTCATCTCTATATCTAGCCGTCTAATCAATCTAATCAGCTCCAGAGAAGACTTTTCTGTCACGGGAGAGTAAAAATATACATGATTCTCATCTGCATCGACTCCCGTAGTTGGAGACTTTTCTTCGCTCATAAGAAGAGCAAGTGCCTGCTGTTCTGATAGCTCCTGTTGTTCGAGCTCGACGGCTTCTTGCTCATTCAACCCGTACCTCTTCAAAGGTAAAGATTTTAGCCTGTTACTTCTTCTAAAGCGCATATTGCCTCCTTTATTACAAATATATTTGAATTAGCATGATGATAATCGATAAAACAATACACGACATCGTTTTAACGGTGAACATTGACTCTCCAAGGAACCACCAAGTTAATGCTGGAAAAACAAGGTAAGACACTGCAAAAACGAAAAACCGGACGCTCCACGCGGCTCCAAGAGATTGGTATCCAAATTTGGTCCCGAAATAAGCCAGCAAAGTAGTTGGTATCGATAATAATACTGCCAGTGTCAAAGTCTTTACTTGAGAGTGTCCCGCAAGTTGCAAGTTCGTGCTAAACCACGCTCCAACCTGTAGTAATACAAAACAGATAAAACAATAAAAAAGATTCGCGTTAATACTCATAATTTCACAACAATATCAGACTCATCGATAAGAAGTTGATCTCCATCTGGTAATAACACTTCGTAAAAAGTACCGATTCCCTTTAGAATGAGGATTTCAGTAATGAGACAACTCTCACCCGTTCTGAGTCTTACAACATCTCCTTTTTTGTGGTTACCTGCCATGTCTCTAAGTATGCCGCGGGAACTACGCAAGTACCGCAAGCAGCAAGTACCAGACAAGTATGTTGCCCTAGCATACTAACAAACAAAACTGATTCGTCTAGCAAGGGCTCTGGTAAAGAGAGGTGTTGAAAAAGATCTAATTGCTGGTTTGGCCTATATCTGAACAAGTGCCCAATCATAGCATTAAGTCTTTTACTCCCTTAACTCTGTCTGGCACAATCTCTTCCACAATCTCTTTAGCGTCGTTATAGTCTTGTGAAAAAGGGCTAAATGAATGTCGCAACCAATAAGTGTACACATTCCTATCGTACGTGATTACTTCATGCTTCTCTTCAGTCAGGTCAATAATCCAATCGATCACATTTTCTCTTGAGTATTCATCTATCACAAAAGGACATTGACCTGATGGAACTAGTATCGTCGCTGCTAGAGGTATCGAGACACCACGCTGACCCCAGTTAGTTGTGTTTACTTTTCTGACTCTTACGTTTTTTCGCTTTGCCAAATCTACATCCTTTCTTATTTAGAGCACCACACGACCATGTAAGGCTTCTCATCATACCTGTTGTCATCTTCTACGCAGCTTGAAGGTATTGAGATGGGTATCAGGTCTTCTTGAGTGAGCCAGCCCGGGACCGGGTTACCGACGCAGCGTGAAGTTATCCTAATCTTGCGAGAGGAAGGATAAAAGAAGCCTCTCTCACCCAACTCTGACACTCTTACGATATATCCTTCCTCTAGCTTAATTCGATTAATCATTTGTAGCTCCAGTCTAGTAATAGTAGAGAGCGAGTAAAGATTATACAGAAAGAACTCACTTCTTCTTGGAGCGGTTTGGACGTTTTTTTCTCTTCTTTGAGGCGCGCTTTCGAGTACTAGTCGTTTTAGTCTTCGTAAAGCCCATAAGCTCCCTATGTTCATTCTCGAACTCCAGACGCGCAGCTTCTTTTTCTTTCTGGAGCTTCTTTTCTGCTTTCAGACACTTCTTTAACAACATCCCAGCGTATACTCGGCCCGACTTATCGATATATAGTGTACCATCAAGGTGGTCGATCTCATGCTGTAAACAAGCAGCGGGAAAACCCTCTAGTTCTATCGTTTTAAGCTCTCCCTGTAAGTTGGTATACTTGACACGACAAGAAATGGGTCGGCGAACAAAAGCAGAGATATGGGGTACCGAGAAGCATGCTTCCTCGTTGCGCTGGTCTTCACCCCACGCTTCTATCTCAGGATTCACCATCACCTCTGCAGCAGGCATATCAGATAAACCCAATGCGTTAAAATTTACGATAACGGCGCGCTTTAAAATACCCAATTGTGGTAGTGCAAGACCATACCCTTCTAGGACGTTGAAGGTATCTTGCAGATCTTGGATCTCGGCCCAGTCTTGGTCACCCATCTCTGAGGTTGGAGGAAACGGTAGCGACTTCTTTTTTAGTGTCAGTCTATTCTCCAACACCGTTAAAGGCTTTCTGTACACTTTTATCCCTTCTTTGTTTCTGTTTCAGTCGACCAAACAATCGCGCATAAAAAGCACGATATCGCGCTGATGACAGATTGAGTCACCAAAGACTCTAGCAAAAAATGTGTCGTTAAAGTTGCATTCACAAAAGTCAATGCTAGGAACAACCACCCTTTTGCTGACTTTGGTATCATTCTTCTGCCTTAACAGTTCCCTTACGTGATCTCGGCTTTCTTGTCTTCTTTCTAGCAGAGCTAGAAGTAACTTCAGGAGTTGCTTTTCTTAAAGGACGAAGAGCGGCAGGGGTATGCCAGCTTTCCGACGTTCTCTTAGCATCAGAAGCGTTCTCTGTGGTTTCGTTTGTTGGACTAACTTTGCTGGGCTTCTCTTCTTTAGACAACTCTTTAAAGAACGTGAACTCAGAGATAGCATTTCCAACCATCAACTCTTTACTTGCACAGAAGCTGTTTAGATCTTCTTCATTGAATATGTTGTTTTGTAAAGCCCAACTCTTTAAGTCTTTTATGCGGCGGCGGTTTAGATACGCCTTGAGATTTCTCATATCAATTCCACTCTTCGTCTGGAGGTAGTCTAGTCATTCTAGAGAGTTCAGTCATCTGTGTAAAGACCTTCTGTTGATTTCTAATCTCCCGATCAAGAATGCCGTAAATCTCGTGTGGCATTTTCGTGCCATTAAAAGCATCCCACGGAGTTTCCCTAATCCAGAAAAGAGCCTTCTCCACGTTGGGAGGAGCAGCTATCAACATTAACTCTAATTCGTCCATAAATCGTTCTAGAGCAGTATCATCCCACTCTAGAACTTCTAAGATCGCGGTTCGCATATGAATAGACTGAAGTCTCTTGAAGAGCTCTGTCATCATAGCGTGATTCCCTCTTCGATGAGATCAGCTACACTCTCTTGAAAGCGTGGGTCCAAAGCAATACGATCAATCTCATCGGCAGACATACCGTACATTTCTGCGAGAGGTGCGGCTAGCTTTCGCATACCCTGCAGAAAATAATTACGCGCTGCTGAATGCTTCATCGAATCGCCGTTGTTCGTCATAACCTCAGCAATCTCTCGATACCCGAGACCCCCGCGGTCTCCGACTGTTGCATATCCATTCTGTGCTTTGAATCCTTTTGGCATACTCATTACTTAACTCTCCTTTTCATCTCTTCTTTCATTTGTTCGGTTACTGGAAACTCTTGGTGATTCGAAGGTTCTTCACTTAGGCCGAACCGGAGACGGATAATATTTTCCTCACGGGGTGTCAGCTTTCTAAGCGCTTGAGTCAGAATCTTCCTGACAGCTACCTTATCTAGCTCTTCTCCAGGATCGCTATCATCGACGCCACCAACAACCTCTGCGAAGGTACGACCACCAGAATCATCACTTGCAAGTGGACGATCCAGAGAGACAGCATTTGATCCAGATTTGTAGATCGCCCTAAGAGTCTCAGTTGGAATACCTACAGCGGTTGCAACTTCATCAGGCGATGGATCACATCCGAACTCCTCAGCGTACTCTTCTCGAAACTTCTGCGCCTTATACATGATGGCTCGAGCAGATGTTGGCATCTTAATCGCACCGGACTGACCTGCAACATGAGCTTGGACCGCTTGACGAATCCACCACACAGCGTAGGTACTGAACTTAAAGCCTTTACGCCAGTCGAACCTATCGACAGCGCGAATAAGTCCAAGGTTAGATTCTTGAATCAGGTCCTCAAAAGAACAGCCCTTATCACGAAAATTCTTCGCAATAGAAATAGCAAGACGAAGATTTGACTCAATCATCTTGTTACGGGCTCGAGCGTCGCCATTCTCGATAGCTTTCGCTAGCTCGACCTCTTCTTCTCTGCTGAGAAGAGAGTGGTTCCCTACTTTTTCAAAATATGAATCTAAGATCATTTGGCCTCCATTGTTTGTTACCAGTTAGCTAGAACCATTCCAACCAACATAAACATTATACAACAGTTCTGCCGCCTCTTGCACGATTATTCTTATTTTTTTGTAGGAATTTTTCGTGAGCTTTCTTTCTTTTTTCCCTAACGTCTAGCTCTCTTTGCAGATAACAAATATCGTTCTCAACTAGCAAAATCTGCGCATTAATTCGTTCTAACTCTGTCTTATCTGACTTTTCGCGAGCTGAACGAATAAGAGCACCTCTTTTATTTTCAAGGGAAAAAACTTCTCTTCGAATCTTATCTTCCCTAAAGAGACCCAAGTCGTCAAAATTAAAGGTTGGTTGCGGTTTAGACATATGATTTCTCACTCCTGTTTTAGTCTAACTGATCTTCTACCATTGTACAGCCAATTGAGAGTAGGTTTATAGAAACGCTTGAAGCATTTTGAAGTGCTAGTCTCGTAACCCTAACAGGATCAATAACACCCGCATCAAGCAAATCACAAACCTCGCCACTGATACCATTATATCCGTACCCAGCGGGTTTTTCACCAACCTCATCTAATATTTCGTCAGGAGACGATCCACAGTTTAAAGCAATCTGGAGTAACGGTTCACACGCGGCGGTGTATACAACTTTCTCACCGGCGCTGATTTTCTCGCTACTGTCTAGTCTTTGCTTCGCTAGTTTTGCTAGAAGAGAACCACCCCCTGCCACAATACCTTCTTGCATCGCAGCTTTTGTGGCGTATAGAGCGTCTTCAACACGATCTTTTCTCTCTCCAATTTCCGCTTCCGTTGAACCGCCAACTCGTAGAATCCCGATTCCGCTATTAAGACGCCGGAGCCTTCGAGAAAGAACTTGTCTTAGATCATCGTCTGACGTCCCCATTGCATCTTTTATCTCCATAGACCTGTTCTCACACTCTTCTTTAGAACCTCGGGCGCCAACGAATATCGTTCTAAACCGAAACGCCGATAGTTTCTTACAGCTGCCTAAGTCGGACAGCTTCTTTTCTCTCCAGCCTGAAGGATCACCGGTCAGGAGCTCGCACCCCAATAACACGCAAAGGTCTCTTAGAGATTCTAGACGTGCATTTCCAAATTCTGGTGCTGCGAGAACACATGACTTAAGAATGTTCTTTGTCGTATTCGCAATTAGCGCCTGCATTGCATCACCAGCAACTTCAGGAGAAATTATCACGAAAGGACGGTTCTCCCTATGCGACTCCTCCATAAAATGCATAATATGACTAACAGCGGATATCTTCTGGTCTGTTACCAAAATAGCTGGATTCTGGAGCTCACAAGCCATGCGAGCCGGCTTGTTCACAAAATAAGGCGAAGTATATCCTCTATCGAGCTCGCATCCTTCCACAACCTCTAGAGAGCTCGCAAACCCCTTTGCTTCGTCAACTGTCACTGTGCCGTGGTCTCCCACTGCTTTTATCGCTTCCACAATCAAACGAGCTAGCTCTGTCTCATGATTAACAGATATGTTTGCGACTTTAAGAAGCTCGTCATCCGACGTTATCGGTGTGGCAGCATCTTGTACTCTCTGGCACAGCTCAGTTGTTGCAGTCTGCATTCCTTCTCGAAGCTCTCGTAGACCTGTCCCATTATCAAGAGCGGTCAGTCCTTCTCTATACAGAGCATTAGCCAAAACAGTCGCAGTTGTTGTTCCATCACCAGCTTCTTCAGCTGTTCTTTGTGCTGCTTCACGAACTAATTGTACGCCGAGATTCGCAAATTTATCTCGCAAGTTCACTGCTCTAGCGACTGTGACACCGTCCTTTGTCAATATAGGGGGAGCAGAAGGCTGCTCAATCAAGACGTTGTGTCCGCTGGGTCCCATCGTAACTTTTACAGCATCCGTTAATGTCTCTACACCAACACGGACTCGTTCACGGGCATCGTCTCCGAAGCTGACGACCTTGTATGTTTGTTCTATCATCCCTTTAGTAACCTTTTAGAAGACACACTCTCTGTAACGTTAGAAGAATCAACGACGCGGCGGGTGTTAGAAACTACGTCAACAGCAACAAGAAGATCTCCTTGCCTCATCGCGATCTCAGTCTCTGTCAAGACGCCCAGGCTTCTTAATCGCTGGATTTCTTCATTTGATAAAACATTCTCGTCCATCTTTCAGACCTCCAAATGGCTTTGTGTAATTGTTCCAAGCTTTGTCTGTAATCATACTTTTCAAGTTCATTGACGTAAAGGTTTCCCTGAGCGTTTGAAGTGAATCAGACGCAAACCACATGTCTACCTCATCGAACTCTTTTTCAGACATCGCTCTTAGCTCAATCATTTCTAGATTATGAAGATACTGTGGCTTCATATCAGGCTTCTTCTCAAAGAAATCTGCGAGCGCATCTGCCTCAGTAAGAAGAGTGGTCGCCCTTTTGTTGCCGATTCCACGAAGACCAGGAATGTTATCTGCGGCGTCACCCCGTAGAGCCTTCCATTCAGCGTAGGGGTACTCAGGTGGTTCGCGGAAATCTTTCTTTACAGGATTGTAAAGCTTAACCTCATTGCCCTGGACTTGACAAAGCTGGATAAAGTCAGTATCACTGGAGCAAATAATCTTCTCATCCTGAGCAGGCAGCTTTCTTAAAACTAGATCAGCGATAACATCATCTGCCTCCATCTCTGGATGACGCATGACAAGAAAGGGGACACTTTCTTTAATCATTGCGACAGACTTCTTGCGCTGGACACGAAAGTTGTCTTTATCGTGATACTCTCTAGTTCCCTTGTAGTCAGATGCTAGCTCCATTCTCTTCTTCGGATAACCATCGAGAACAAAATACACACAGTCTGGATCAAACCTTTCTACGATCGGCTTGATGCTCCGAAAGAATGTGTGAATAATCACGTGGTCATAATTTCGCTGATAGCACGCATGGCGCGCGCGAAACAGCAAGTTGTTAGCATCTAGAATTAGATGTCTCATATTTCCTCACATTTTAATTCTTGCTTTTTGCCCGTTTCCTAAGTCTACTTCTGCGTATTCGTTGGCATTGGGCTTTGAAGAAGCACCCTTTAGGGGTCGCTCGGCGGCGGGAACGTGCCAGGATTCGTGGTCTTCTTTAACGGAGTCAGGCTCGGTAGGTAAGCTCGCATCAGCAGTGGCAGGTGAAACAACATTTTCAAAGATTGAGGATGCCTGTACAGCAAGATCCACTAAACTAGAAACTGCTTCGGTCGCTCTTTCGACCATAAACTGCTTGATCTCGTCTGGGGTTTGAAACACAGATATGTTCGATGGATCAAGTTCAAATACAGTAAACCCATCTTGAGCTGGGGCCTTAGACTTCGACCTAACCTTCACAAGATACGTAGATTTTGATCCGTCCATCGATGTTCTGACTATCTTTTCGTAAACCTGTGCGGGTACAACTCTTTCTTTGTGTAGAAAATAGACAACGCTCCCTACAGGAAAGTCTTTATAACTCATTGACACTCTCCAGTTTGATACGATATGAATCTTCTTTATTGTACCACATTTCCAGCTTTTGTTCAGCTTTAGTTTTTTGAGCCGGTGTTTCGGCGGCGGAGACGCTAGCGGTATACTTTCTTACGTACTCTTCACGGAGATTCTGGAAGTCACCTACGATAGGCAAGCATTTCTTAAACGCTGAGGATTTCTTAAGTCGAGCTTTGCCCCTCGATCCTGGTGCTGGATCGTAAAAATCATCTGCTACAAGATCAGAGAATAAAAACACTGCTACGTTTTCGTGATCTCTGTCAAAAAGAAGATATAAAAAATCGCAGCTTCCCTTTCTTTCCAGAGAGGCTTTGTCGGCTTGAAGAGACCAAGATCCCTTCTTTCCTTGACATACGACCTTACACTCAACTTCTCTGTCGTCTAAACTGTCGATAACAATATCAGCCATTCCAGTGCGGCCGTCATTTGAGCACTCACCAACAAGGCTCGCGATGGCTTGCGCAAAGAAGTGTTCCTGAGCGGCGGAAATCAAAATATTCTTTCGACCAACATCTCGACTGATATCGATTCCATACTTGCTGTACACGCCGTCAAGATCTGAGAAAAGAGATTTGATATTTTTTATAGCTTCTACCGATCTCTCGCGGTTCAAGTATTGTCGCATAAACTAGCACCTCCTGTTGAATGACTTACAGGATTATTATACACTAGTTAACAGCAATTTACACGAATGTCAGATTAGGTAGAGAGCTTATCTCTCACACTCTCTGTTATCTTTTTTCCTTTCTCTGTGGCCTCCGCGAGAGGCTCAAGGCCAAGAGCTTGCCTTACAGTATCATAAACACTTGCTGGCAAATTATCACGTAAAATATTCATATTTGCATACTGGTGAAGGTCTAGATCTACAATCGGCATTGGTTCGCCATCAGGACCCACTTCTTCTTCCCCAGTCTCCCTAGACTCAAACATGAATAGAACATTCGGCATTTGCTCATTAGCTGGCACTGATATAAAAGGAATATGAGATGTGATACCCTCATCTGTCTCTTCATAATAGATTTCAGGTATCCAGTTTCTTTGATTATTGTTTTGCATAGTTAGCTCCCGTGATTGAAGACATTATATCGACTAACTTGCAGATATAAAAGAAATCAGACGCTTAAGAGATCATCTCTAAACTTGAAAATCATATCGGCGTACTCTTTTCCACGAGGGCTCATAGAGGATAACTTTTTTAGATCGTCTGGTGACATTTCCGCGACGAAGCCTAGTAGTTCACCAGCACCTTCGTTCTTGGCATCCTCGACCACTGAGCTGAATGTGCTGCCCAGTAGACTAGCTTCAATTATCGGAAGGAACTCTTCGGGCGGAGCATCTTTGGCAAGCCCCTTACCCTCGGGTGACTTTCGTAGAGCGGCAATGATTTTTTCAGTTTCTGGACCCCCTGCCTTGAGTTTTTCAGCTTCTTGCTTTAGCGCTTCTTTAACTTTTGTGAAGGGCTCTGACAAATCTATGTCTAGAGATTTTAAATTTCCTACGGCTGTTTCTGCTTCTTCTAGGGTTTCGGCCATTGATAAAGCTGTTAAGCCTTCTATTTTTGCACGTTGAGACTCTAAGACTTCGTCAATCTCTTTCTGCTTATCTTCTATGATAGAGTCCCACGCCTCATCTATCTGTTTATCGAACCCGGACTCCTTGATATATTCAGCAGCCATTTCTGCTAACTCATCTTCTGTCGGTGGCTTAAAGTCTTTCTGCTTTTCCTGCTCTATCAAGATCAGCTCTATCTCATCAATCTCGTCAAGTCCCTCTCCAAAGAACGCTCTCTTAAGGTCTGCCATTAAGCCGGGTGATTTATCAGCATCAGTCGACGCAGATATCGCGCGGTCGCCTATACCTAAAGAACCACCAAAGAAATCTTCGACCTTGTCTCTAACTGGCTCTGAAGCACTCCACGCAAGGCCGCCGGCGGCTTTTGCAAGAACAAGCTGTGGTGCTGCTAAGAACGTAAACATCTTAGCATCAGGGCTGTTTAGGGCTGCATCTGTGTTCTTCATGGCGTTCTTCATTTGACCCTTGTATTTTTCTCTTCTCTGTCGAAAGCGTTCCTTGATGTTTTTCTGCTTTTCGCCATCAAACGTTAGCGCATAGTGAGTGATGTCAAGGGCGGCTGATGTGATGTCTTTTGCTGCTACAAATGCGACCTTGAAAACGTCGACAAAGGGCATAATCAACGCCTTCATCACATTCAACCGAGGGCCTGCGCCGAATCTGTCGACGGCCCAAGCCGCATCACCGTCAAACTCCAGGAGAATCTTACGAACTTGCTCCCTTATAAATGTCTCATTTTGATTACTCACCTGGGTACCTCCAAGTCGATGCCTGTCTTCCTTCTATAATTATCAATTATTTCTTTTTCTAGCTGGTTTAAGGATTGCATTTTAGTGTCCGGGTCTCTAGTGGAAAATTTTGTTCTCTCCATAGCCGGCAGAGTGAGCAGCAACATCTTTTTTAATTCGAGCCAAGTCTCGACTTCACATCGGGACCCAAGCTCAATAGCTTCTTCTATGATTTCCCAGTTTTTCATTTTACCCACCCGGCTATCGGTATTGGAAGTGTACTGTTCATCTTACTAGAGTTTCCTACTTCCTTGTTGAAGTATTTATCGCTGACTACCCTGATTTGCTCTCCACCGAACTCGAAAAAGAAACCGGGTGTAGACTCTGTCATTTTATTTTCGTAAATCAAAGCTTTGGTAAGATACGAACTCGCTTCCATTAAAAGACCTTCAGACGCCAACTTTACACTTTCTGATAGAACTCCATGACCCGCGATATTCTTCAAAGTTATACTTGGTGCACATAATAAGCTAAATGTAGAGAGTGATTGTGGACACTGAGGCTTGAATCTTTCAAATATTCTCTCTACGACAGGAGAAGATTCGCAAATAACCCTTCCTCCTCGTGTGCGAAGTCGGCATGCTTTCCTGATCACGATGGATGGACTATTTTGGACGGCACGAGATTGTATCGATGGGTGCAGTATTTCTAGTTGTAACCACGTCGAAGAACCAGCCGAGAAGGGCCACTCTAGTTTTAAGGCACTCTCGAGCTCTGTTAGTGCCAGCTCTACAGCTGCCGCTCGAGCAGAGTCTTTTATCCTGGATGACACTTCAAATAAAGATATGTCATCTCTATTTACGTCTTCAGGGTGTCTAGCATACGTTACATCACCGACGCTATTCAAGCGAGCAAATACTTTGACACATTCGAATATCGGGAAAACCTCTAAAGAAGAACAGCAAAGCTCAGTGGCGACACGCTCAAATTCAGTGTAAGATAATGTATGTAGTCTGGTCCTGGCTTCTCTAAGCACAAAGCGCTCCTACTATCTGTCTGCATAGATTTTGTTGGCAGCACGAAGCTTCTGTCTTAAAAATTTCAGAACGCCATTTAAGCTAGCTCTGTCGGCGGTGCCAGTGCCACACCCATCTCGTAAAGACATGGTATCATTTATCCTCTTCTTTACATCCCTGATGCAGTCTCTGCTACCAAATTTGACAAGTCTGCCATCTACACATCTATGGCGATCACCTGGACCGTGGCCCTCAAGAACCATGAGTTTATAAGCAGTTGTGTCAGAAACTTCGCCGACCGTTATCGGAGCTTGAGCTCCAGTCATGTCGACTTGGGGAACCGCAGAAGCAGTTGGTTGTTTTACCTTCTTCGGCTTCATGTCAATGTTGACACCCATCGTCTCAGGACGCGGTGCTTCTTCGCCAGTCGCACCCCCGGTGAGGATCGCAGCCAGAGAGCTGAGGAATACATAAAGTGACCTCTCTTCTGCTTGTCCAAGCTTCTCGAAATAATCGTTTAATTGACTCAGCACACCTTCATCTTTTAAGCTTTTGCCGGCGCGGAGATTGTTGATCTGATCAGCTATGTCATCTACCGTAGGATCTTTAGGGGGTGCCTTAACTTCGGCTTCGAACGACTCATTCTCGTCATCCTCTTCAGGTTCTGGGGTCGGCTTTGGATCGATCTCTTCTTCGTCTTGCTCATCTTCAGAGTCTTTGTCTTCTTCAGCTTCGTCTGTTATGGTTTGGGCTTTCTCATCGTCCTTCTTAGTCGGCGCCTCTAAATTGTGGGCCTTGATTGCAGAAGTAATATCATCCTGCTTCGCTCTTTCGTCAGAAAACTCTTCCTCTAAAAGGAGGGCAGCTATCTTTTCTGATAACAAGTTGATGTCCATTACTTGCTCTCCTTGCTTGAAGAGTATCTAATACTATTCTGCCATTTCTCAGCGTATAGCTTAACTCTATCTCTTACAGATAGTTCTTCTTGCGCCTGACGGAGCTGCTCTAACCTCTTGCGCTTTTCCTCTTGACGTCGATCAAGGTCAGCAATAAATTTATCAAAAGATGCCATCTTTGCTCCTAAAGTGTAATGTAAACTCTTGTACATGTGGTGCAACTGATTTAACAGCCCACTTATAGATTCTAGCCGTCATGTCAGACTCGTATACGCCATCAACAATTAGCTGGATGTCTTGTGAGTTCCGAACGTTGGTGTCTAAAGCCTCTAGAAAGCCCTGTCTGACCTTTTCGGCCTGTATTGTGATAGTGTATGCTTCTCCAGAGTAACTAAGCTCTGCCAATGCACCACGAACTGACATGGGCATACCTTCAGAATTAAGTATAGTTACTGCAGCTGTATCTAAGGGAGCTTCTTCATCATAAGGATAGACTTCTTCAGACGGTTCCATTGGCAAATCTATGAGCTGCTGGAGCTCTTCTGACACGATAATATTGTCTGGATTTGACAGGACTCGCTCATACTCTTCATTAATTACGCGAATCTCTGGATTACCGGTATGCTCACTCATCAGAATCTCCTCATTAGCATTACATCGTTATAGAGAGAATCGCAAGCCTCTGCATATTCTTGGTCCAGTTCCGTCACACGCTCTAGGTCATGAGTCCAAACCTCGACAAGCAACTCAAGACCTTCGATTGTTATTTTAGCAAAATGACCATGTGCTGACTCTTCATGGAGAAGCTCATTTAGAAACAACGCTCTTTGCTCTTGCGTATTAAATTCATATTTTCTTGCTAAGCGTTCTGGTGCCTCTAAAACTTTCCAGTGGTTTTCCACAACCTCAACAGGCATGGTGTGAAGTGTACTAAAGGATTCAGGAAGCAAACTTCTATTGTACGCTGTAGAGCGTCTGCTAGTTTCCTCCATATACTCCTTCATCAGCATGCTAATTTTCATCGTTACTCTGCGACAGCCAAAGAAGATACTAGTACCTTCATCTTTTTAGAATCTGCTAATCTTGTGAAGTAATCTCTGGCTCTGTCTAGCAGCCCGGGCTGCAGGTCACTTAAGTTATCTTCAGATATACCCTGCGCTTCAGCATCTCTAAGCATTTTTTTATAGACGTTATTCAGAAATGAATCCCACATGAACTGCCTAAAGGATGGAAGAAGAAAAGCATCTGGACTTGTCATAAGGTCGGCGGCATCTTCAGCATCAATCAAGTCTAGCTCATGTAGCCCTTTTGCGAAATATTCCATAGCCATTTCTTTTATTGCTTGCTCATCTTGCGGGAAATGAACGGCAAACAGTCTCATCTTCTTAATCGCTTCTGCCTCGAGTCTCTTAACTCCAGAAGTACTAACGCCCATTTCTTTTGCAATATCCGCTAATGTGTCTTGATCCTTCGCTGGATTCTCAATTGCCTTGAGCTCTTCTTCGGACGGGCCGTCCAGATCTCCCAACGGATCTTCGTCATATTTATTACCGTAAAGGTCTGTATCACTAAGAGCTTCTGTAAGCAAATAGTTTCTTATGAGGACCCTTGCTTCATTAACTTCTTCTGGTGATAAAGAACCGCCATTGTCAACAATTTTAATCCCAACATCTTGGTTATCGTCTACAAACTTTCTAAACTTCTCGTATGTATTTCCAATCATTTCCTTCTCATCCGGTAATTCTTTAGCCAACGCAGACAAAGCTGCTGCTAGCTCGACTTTATTAACAGGTGTATATTCAGGATCATCTATCGGAGGTACATCCTGAGAGAGCTGTACTGCTGCTTGAGGTGCTGGATCTACTGGTAAATCGTTAATTGACAGCGGATCAGAGTCAGGCTGGTCGTCGATATGACCGGCACGCATATTGTCTATGGTACCGTGTGTAACGTAAGAGTCCTCGAATAATAAAGACCCAATCTTCTTTCTAAAAGCTTCGTATCTTCTTGACATAACAAAACACCTCATATGCTAAATATGGGGTGGGGAATTAGTTTGCTTAGGTTATTGAGCTGCTTGCCGCATGGCGTAGCCAGCGCCTATTGTAATTCCCACCCCAGCTACAATACCAATAATAAAAACAACTTCTCTGGATATTTTCGGAGAAGTAGCTTTTTTCTCTAGAAAATTTATGTACTCTCTCTGTGACTGTATCTGCGTTTTGTACATATCTTCTAGAACAGCTCTAGAAGACGAACAATTATCCAGCTTCAGTTGAACAACACTGACAGCGAGATCAACTTCTTTCTTTGTCTTTAATGCGCATGAAGCTTCAAAGGACTCTAGCTGGGCTGTCAGCTGCGCTGCTTTAAGAGTAGGAAACAAAACACCGGAAAAGGGAGCAACTTGACCTTTATTTATCGGTATTGGGTCGTCTACCACAACCTTGTCGTCTGCGTAGGATAAGGTTGGGTAAAAAATAAGCCAGCAACAAATCCACGAACAAATAAAGTTTTTAAGCAATTCTTTCATGGATATATTGTACTGGCTTACTCTTCAGGGTAAACACTTACGCTAGCTTAGTTGGTCGTCCCATTGCATTACCGACGACTGTCAGCATTGTCAGGAATTCAGGGGTGCTCATGCCACCCTTATCAACGACGTGAACGCCTGTCATGTCGGCATCTCCACCAGACCTTAGCCATTGACCAGACCAGCGGTGGTGACCGTCAATGATCTCGCCTTCAGAAGAGGCAAAGGCTCCCTCCATGTCTTGACCGATATTTGCGAGAGCGAACAACATCGATTTTGCAGCCTTGACATTAGTTTGGGTCGGCTTCATCTTGCTATTCTTCATGCTCTGATTTTGTGTCACACTTAGATCGTCGCCAGCGTTGTCTTTACCCTTCGTTAGGAAAGCTTTCGCCTCGCCCTCAGCGGCGTTAAGATCAATTGATCCGGAGTCACCAATGTTTGCGGCTCCAGGCATGACCTTCCCAGCACCTGGGAATGGAAACCTCTTATCGGACTCAATCTCATTGATCGGTTGAGGATGTACAATTCCCGCTAAACGAGTCCAGCGCTCAAGTAGAACATCACCTTTTCTCCAAGCGCCTTCTTCTTTCTTTTCTCCAGAAGTGACCTCGTCTTCAAGCTTTTCAGCGGCGTATTCCTGGAAATCCGCCGTACCTCCGCCAAAGTCAGAGCCGATATCGACGTTGAATTCGCCTTCCTCATCAAGAGCGTCTTGTAGAGCAGCGGCATCACCACCCTCCAGGGCAGGCATCTCTGGTTTTGCGAACCCTTCTGCAGCATCAAGCTTTGCGACCATGCCACTCACCCGGCCAGCAAAAGTCGCTTTATCCTTGAAGATCTCCTCTGCTTTGTCTTTTAGAGTTTCGCCAGTAATACCAGCCTTGCTTAGAGCACCTCCGCCCCATCCAGTGGCGGAACCAATTCTGTCAAGAAGAGCCTGTGCTTCTTCAACATTATCACCTGTCATGATGTCCCAAACAGCATCGGCATCCATATCATTGATATCCGCATTCTTATCAGGTATAGTGTGCTCTTTAAGAGTTCGACGAGATTCAGACATAATCATACTTCTAAGCTCACGAGCTGATAGTTTGCGTGGCTGCGTGGCTTCTCCTAATAACGCTTTCTTAAGTGAATACTTACTCATTTTTTCTCCATTGTGTTTATTTTAAAAGCTTCGCCAACGCTTCAGCTATCTCTTGTTCTGGTTTATCAGAACTCATAAGTTCCTTAACTCTGTCTTTTTTGTCATCTTCGACTTCGCGGAGTTTCTGCTTATGCTCTTCTTCGATCTTTGAGTTTCTAGTAAGAAATTCATCTATATTAGAGTTCCACTCTTCTTCTAGTTGTTCACGTGCTTTAGTTTCTGAATTTGATATGTCTTGTTGCAAATCATCTTTCTTGTCAAGGACGTCTTTAGCGTCGTCTCTCTTTAGAAATAACAACAGAGTAAATATCCCAACGAGAAAACCAGCGATAAGCTCCCACCGCTCTTTACACCAATTCTTTATTTTTTGCCAAATCACAAGAGGTAACATCGTTATCTATTCCCATGCTTCCAGGCAACCGCTGCATCGATTACTGTCTGTCCGCCGATATATATAACGGCTATAAGACCCCACGTGTCGCTGTCTAAATTTGACCAAGTTAACAAGCCCGTAGCCGTTAAAAAAACAAAGAACTTTCTAGATATTACTCTGCCCACAATCTGATCGATCGCACCTAACTTATCGCTACCAGCCAGCTTTTCGGCGGCCTCTTGAACTCTATCAGCTATCTCTTCCACATGCTCCACGGCATCATCTAGTCTTTGATCAGACATGGGTAACCTCCAGCGTTACATTTGATAAATATCACCGACGTCAGTGTTCATACCCATCATCTGGTAGGGTACTTAGTAGGTAGGCATTGTGAGCTTCTTCTGCTTGACGAACGAACTCGTTCAATAACGCTCTAATCTCTCTAACATCTCTCTCAAGAGACTTACTATTCGCTGCTGCTGATATTAGGTTGTCTTGTATTGACCTGAGAGCCATCGTAAGCACTTCATTCTGCTTTTCGAGGTAATCAAGTCTTCTTTCAAGTCGCTTAATCCGGCTGCTTGCAAACAAGAACTCGAACATTATCAATCACCCTTAAGAGAATCAAGACCCTCTAGAATATCATATACACTTTCGGCATCAGTACCAATAACTTTTCGAAAATCTTCGTCTTTCTTGGCGGCCGCTATATTATCTACAATCTTATTCAAAGCTGGATGACCGTTAACTAGTTGTGAAACGAGCCCTTCAACTATTGCTTGCATCGACAGCTTCTTTCTAAACGCCAAGACCCTAAATTCCGCATGGGTCTCTTTCATAAGGTTGATGTGCACAGACTTTCTTGTAACGAAAGTATCGCTCACGCGCCTCCTCCTGCCGCTGTAGTTGCGCCAACAGCAATAGGAACTTGCTCGTCAACTTCTTCTTCATCATGACGAACGTCTTCTTTTCTTCTAATGTCGTGACGACCAGATAAAAGATTCTCTACTTCATCAGCCACTTCTTGTCCGTGCTTGTCAAGAAGAAAATTTCTGACTTTAGTTAACATTAACTCTTCAACGTCAACAAACGCATCGAAGTTGAGGATGAGACGAGCAACCTCACTAGCAAACTTATCAACGTCTAAAGAAACGTCAGAAGACTCAAACAAAAATAATCTTTTCAGGCTGTAGCTCTCTTCCTGTACTGCAGCCGACTTTATGGCGTCTGCTTCAATGTCTATTAAAAGAGCTTGGAGGTGATCGTCTATTGAGCGCTGAAATCTCTGCTTGTCTTCTTCATCAACTTCAACTTCTTCTTCCTCTTCGGCTTCGGCTTCAGCTTCCTCTTCACCGGCACCTTCACCACCTGTATCCTCATCACCGGCTTCGTCATCACCGCCCTCATCACCTTCATCGTCCGTAGCAAACAGATCTTCTTCTTCTTCCTGCTCTACGAGGATTGAATATTGACGGCGGAAATACTCTTTCAGGTCGCTTCTTTTCATGACTAGTCCCCTAATGGTGTTGACAAAAGTTTTGCCACTTTGTCGGCTCTTTTAATTCTTTTCTCGATCAATGACCATCGAAGTTCTTTCATCATAGCAAAGACGTAAGAACGGCGATCATTTAGATAATCCCTAAAGTAGTTTCTTTCTCTAACAGACAGGCAGATCACGGGAAAGCAGTTTGCCATCATCCCAACCTGACAATCATCAATCATAATGTTCATGTATCTGTTTAAAGAACCATTATACACTGTTACAACATACCCATCCCTAGCAGATAACGCGCATGCTATGAAATCCTTTTGCCAGTCTTCAAAACTGCCAAAATCACGTGAGAGTCTTATGTACGCCAAAGAATCCATAGAGACTTTAGAGGTTGGATCAGCTATGTTATCAAAGTGTAATGAGGTCAAAAACGCGTTATTTAAGTTATAGGCTTCTGCGACCTTTAGTTCTCGAAAGCCGCTGTCTTTGGCGTTCAAGTCTGTTCTGTCTACAGTATCAAGCTTTGCAGACACTTCGTTCACGATCTTTACTGTATCTTCGAAATCTTGGATATTGGCAGCAATAGATTTTTCACTCAAAACGTCAGTTTGAATGTCGTACTTCTTGGGTTGTAGCACATAGGCTTCATTAAGAATTTTTTTCGAGACCTTGGGTTTTCCTAACGTCTCTTGAATAACTTGCAAAATCTCTTTGTCTGTAATTGCTGGCATCTCAGTCTACCTCGTAGTCTTTCTCGAACTCTTCTTGATCGATCACAAAAATTGTCTCTTCTTGGGAATCAACAGGTTCATCCTGTAAAAGTGAAACTGTCTCAGGAGCGGGGTCTTGCTCTCCCAGAATGTCTTCCATTCTTGGTTCACCTAAAAGCTCTGCTTCCTCTGGTTGAGGCTCAAAGCGTGGCTCTTCAGGAGCTCTTAAGAATATCTGGATATCACCCTCCTCGCCCTCGACTCTATCGATCGTATATTCTAATCCCGAGTCTTTGTGGCGAACCTTCAGGTCAGGTGATAACAGCATGTTTCCATCTTCATCAAACGCGTCAACCTCACCGATGATCTCATTTAAGCGAGTATTATACTCATATCGAAATGCTTCAAGAAGAAATTTCGTATCAACTGACATCTACTTTTCCCCCATTCCGGCGAGCTTTTGCCATCTAGAAGACTCAAGTAGAGTTCCGGAAGCATTAAACTTTCGGCTAAGCGCATTGTGGACTGTCTTGTGGACCATCCCTTTAGTCAACTTTAGTTGAGATTCTGAAGTCTTTTTTAACATCATTGATACTAACTGCGGAATCAAACTTTCGAGAGAATCAAAATTCTTCTTAGCAAATCGGCGAGATTTCATCAATGTCTCTTCATGTTCTGATCTCCAACTGGCAACTGCAGACTGGACTTCTTTTGCTAACGCATCAGCTCCGCCTTCTAAAGATGTATTAATAGCTGTTTTCAGTGAGCCAATGCGGTCCTTTGTAGCGAGAGCCTGCTGCGAAGACTTTGAAAGACCCGCCTGCCAGTCGTCTAACGCCTTTGCGGCAGCAACGGCTGGCGGCACTGGTTCGCTGGCTGCATCTTGAGCTGCTGCTTTTAGCTCCTCTTCGGCGGCGGCTTGCTCTTCTGCCGACTCCTCTTCTGAAGCGGGAGGAGCTCCCAACTCCTTCTCTACTGCTTCCGCGTCTGCGCCGCCAGATGACTCGCCTCCTTCGCCATCGCCAGATGCAGCGACTCCTGCGGAAGCCAATTCGGCAGTTTCTCCCGCTGTTCCCTGGGAAGCCCCTGTTAGTGCTTGAACTTCTCCTTGAAGATCTAGAGCCATCAGAGCCTCATAGGGGGTCGCTTTGATCGCGTCCGCCAGAACCTTGGCATCAACAACACGACCGGTCTTGGCGCCTTTGAAGAGGCCTCCAATGAAGGACATAGCTTTCTTAAAAAACCCACCCTTAGTTTCTTTCTCAGCTGACTTGGATCCCTCTGCCCATGCCGACTGGAACCACTTAGGGACCTTATAAACAGAATCTATGCCCTTCTCAAGCTTGCTGACATCGGGGAACTTCTCTACTTTGTCAGAAAGAGAGGCGATCGTTTCAGACTTGTTATCGCCGACATCACCCTCAAAATTCTTGAGGTTCTTTCTCATCTGCTCGGTGGCGTCAAGGATAGCTGCTACCTCAGACGCGATGGTCTGGACTTTCTTCGTATATTCAGCGGAGGCTTTTGCTAGCTTCTTTGTGTCACCGCTTATAGCAAGTTGAGCAATAGCTTTCGTATCCAAACCGCTGACTTGATTTTTTAGGGAGTCGACCACAGGCTTCCAGCCCTCACCAGCGTTTGAAAGCTTGCTTTCGAGGCTACCTATCATATCTGCTATCGCCTTCACATTTTTTTCAAGATTGGCGGCGTCGTTTTCGTCAAACTTCTCCAACAGCATAATGCCGTCGGATACCCCTTCGTTGAGGGCAGCTTCAGTCAAGTCCTCTAACCTAGACTTAAAAACTAATCGCACGCACTCGTATGCAAGGGACTCTGTAAGATTCTTTTTCATGCTATCACATCTCCATCATAGCTAAACGTAACATCATTAAATATACAAAGTCATCTAGAGTTGCTTAATATCGTGCCTTCTGACTTTGACTCCTGCGTGACTTAGTAGTTCTAAGCCAGAAGTATCGCGATATTCTTCGCTGTACACCACCTCAGAAATGCCACCATTGACAATAGCTTTCGCGCAGGCTCGACAAGGACTTAGCGTCAAATACATTATCTTTCTATTCGGATTATTGAAGTCTAGCTTTATCATTGCATTGATCTCCGCGTGGATCATGCCAGACTCGCCAGGTGTGTTTGACTCGACTTCATTTGGACCGCCTGAATAATTTCCATTGTAGCCTATTGCTAGCACTTGTGTGTTTGAGTCAGTAACAACTACAGAACCCACCTTGTGACGCGGGTCATATGACCGGTCAGCAATCAAATAGGCAAACTTCATCCATATGTCATCCCAGTTCGGTCTTTGCATCTTTTTCCTCAGGTACTTCATTACCCAACGCATCCCAGCCGGGGCGTCTCGTCCTCGCAAACAGCTCCAGAAAGGGGCCCTCACTTCTACCTTCTATCAATTCGTACATCTCGGCGGGCTTCGCACTGTGGCGGGTAGGAGAAACTAGTTTACCCCCAATAAGGGAGGGAACGTTATTAGCTTGTGTCCTAGCAGAAAAGCCGCGGCCCTTAGTAGCGAATATGCACAGCTCATGCTGGCCGCGGAAGTACCTTCCTAAACCGAAATGAGTCTTAGCCCATACAAGATTGGTGATATATTTGAAACCCAGATGCTCTATTATTCTCAGCGCTTCAGGAAGGTGGTTATTGGCGACCCACATATACATGTGAGCATTGTCGGCCACTTTGCCATCCAGCATGTCAGACATGACTTTCTTGATATCTGCCTCTTTCATCAAAGGGTAGTGCCTGTCAGCACCTCGTTTTGATTTACCACCTCCACGTTGCATCCAGGGTGGATCGGCTAAGATCGTAGAATAAACCTTACTCATCAATTACTCTTCCTGCTTCTTTCTGGACCTCAAGGTCTTTTTTGGTTTATCAAATATATCCTCTATGTGGGATCCCTTTGGGAGCTGGAACCCGGAAGCCTTTCTATGGCCGCCGCCGCCAAACCTTTTTGCGACCTCAGCTACATCAACAGTATCATGGAATGAACGGAGACTAACCTTTGTGTGGCCCTCCTCGTGATCCCAGTACCAGATTAAAGCAAAATCGCAATCAGGAGCTAGACGAGCACCAATCTCTGACATCCAGTGAGATGCATTGACAACTAAGACATCTTTGTCATCCAGTTTTCTTTGTTGTGCTTTTTCGCAGACTTTCTTTATAACAGTCTTACTATAAGCAAGAATGTATGAGCCTCTCTTCACTGCATCGTCAAAGACGGAATCATCTTCAAACTTTTCAAATTCTTCGAACTCAAAAGGAACCATATCGAACGCGGCAGAGAACTCTTTTGAGTAGTCAAGTTCCCAGGTCCACAAGTCTCTATCCATGATGTATTTGATAAACTTCGGTGGCTCTTTCCCAGGGTGAAAGAATTCCCATGAAAGCATCGCACCTGACTTTGTCATATCGAAATGCGTGTTAGGAATGTCATGAAGCTCAACCATCGCAGACTTGTGGTGGTCGATAATCAAGAGTGCGGCAGACTCTTCGATCATCTTCTTTGTCGTTTCATTGTTAAATGAAAAGTCAAGAATGACAACATTCTTTCCTTTCACGTTGGGTGGCTCTGTCCCGTGCTTGCATGGGTAGTATTCTGCTCTATTGCCCAAGCACTTCCATGCAGAGTAGGCGGCGCCGAATCCATCGGTACAATCGGCGTGATAGATTACTACGTTTACTGAATTAGGATCTAGTGTGCTCATGTATACTCCATTATAGGCATCTTCACTAACTTTTACTCTGACTTTGGAGGATTAAATATCCACATGCCAGTTTGATCCACTTCTCTCCCATAATCATCTTCTAGAATAATCCTTCCAACATCTGAAGTATTATCAGATATTTCAAACACTATGCTATTCATTAATGCTGTCACCCTATAAGGACAGCCTGCTTGGACATTAATGAATTCACCAGCCTTTAATTCAACGAGCCTTGACGGGGATCCTACGGGATCTAAAAAGTGATTCTCATCTGCACATTCAATACTAACTCTTCCTACTGACACGTAAAGAATCTCGCTTTTGTGAGAGTTAAACTTCAGACTCGTTCTTTTCCCATCAGAGATATGAATCTCTTTTCCATTAAAAAGGCCGGTCCACTTTATTTCGAAGCCCCATGGCTTCTTTATTTTCGAGGACTTGCCACGCCAGGCAGAGCGATTCATGCTAGCTTCCACCACTCTAGTGTGGCTGTCAGACCATCCCAAAATTCAACCTTAGGTTCCCACCCAATTTTCTCCTTGATGTGATCAGCGGCAGCTAGAGTGTGCTTAACGTCGCCAGGTCTTTCAGGAGCATGATTTACTTCAGCATCAGGAAACAGCTTTGTCAGATGATCTAGAACTTCTTTGTTCGTCAAGGCAATACCGGTCCCAACATTAAAGACCTCAAACCCAAGTCTCTCTGGATGATTCGCTACCTGCGTTAGAGCGCTAGCTACATCTTCGACATAGACTAGATCTCTTGACTGCTGGCCGTCACCATCACTTCGTAGAGGCTCACCTTTCTTTAGGCGTGTGCACCAAGCAGATATTGCTGTTGAGTAAGGGCTAGTCCCGTCCTGACCTGGACCGTACACATTGAAGAACCTCAAGGCGGCAAAATCCATGCCGTATAACTCACTATACAGCTTACCGAATTGCTCTACAACAAGCTTCTGTAGACCATATGGTGAAGTGGGATTACACTGCTCTTGTTCTGTAGTAGGCAACTCTACACCGTTTCCATATGCGGCAGAAGAAGCAGCGAAGACAAAACGATCGATATTATTTCTTGCGGCTGACATCAGCTCTACAGTCTTTTGAACGTTATCATTAGTTGTCAAAGCTGGATTTTGTACGGAGAACTCAACACGGGGGTTTGCAGCAAGATGGAAAATAACATCATAACTTCCAGTTGTAACCCTCTCTAAGACAGCTGGCGAAGCGAAATCGCACGTCATCACAAGAAGACTACCAGCCGAGGGTTCAGCATTATAGAACGGTAACAAAGAATCATGTACTGCTCTGAATTTTAGGTCATCGATAGATGTAAGATCGCCGTTCGACAAATCATCAACACCCTCTACGTACCAACCTTGTCCTACTAACATCCTAGTAAGATGAGATCCAATAAAACCACAACACCCTGTAACTAACGCTTTACGCAAACTCATGTCAAACTCCCAAAAAATCAGTTATGTCTTTAATCTGTCTATTGATATCCCAATCATCAGTGTATAGAGTCATCACTTCACATTGGGACCACTTCGCAAAATCCTTATAAAGAGAGCCAATCTCTTCTAGTTTCTCCCCAGGGAGGTCTTCTGGGAATACATCATCGACTAGTCCAGAATAATCTTTTCTCAGGCAAAGAATAAAGACTCCTCCTTCATTCGAAAACTGCTCATCCATCCACGCGATGGCTTGATGATCAGTGTCTCTATCGAACGCTTGAGAGTATACTAGCTCACAAGGGTAGAACCTGTCCAGAATAACGCTTACGTTGGTCTGCTTCATAAAATCCATTAAAAACGGACCGCCGTAACGAAGCAAGTTCAGGAAGTAATTTGGGCTATCCAGCTGTGTCTTCCACTCTCCAGAGTTCTTGAATACTGGAATCGACAACCTCTCTGATAACGCTTCAGCAATATTCGACTTGCCAGTCATGTCAGGACCAATAAAAGCTACTTTCATCGGATAAAATCTCCTGCAACACTTTCAAGAAGGTCAACTCGGTATCCGGGATGAGGGTTTATCACGGTTCGTAATGCTTCTTCTTGAGCGTCAACAAGAGCTTTTCTCTCGGAAGCATTTAATGTAGAAAGCCACTTTACTTTCTCAACAACATCGTCAGCGCTTCTTACGAGTAGGGACTCATCCTTAAGGCCCACTGGAACAGCATGCTGAAACTCAATCGGCACCAAGGCTGGAACGTTACTCTTGATTGCCTCGAAGAATCGACCTGTGATGTTCCCATAAGGAGTGTAAGCAGGCTTGGTAATGTGAGTCACAGTAATCGACTCGTTTAAGACTGCGAAAATATCCTTGTAGGAAAGACGTGGCCCAAAAGCAACGCTTGGCGTCTTGGCTAGCAAAAGAGCTGGATCAATTCGCTCTGGAGACTTTTGAAGCCAGTTACCGTAGATGGATGTCTGTAGGCCGGCCATGCGAAGCCGCTGAGAGGGCTGTACATAATACTTCTCAAATGGATCCTCTCGCTCGTAGTTGTTTCCAACGTATGTGTAGTTGTACGAATACTCAACTGGCTCGAAATACCGCTTAAGGTAATTGCACCACGGAATTGTGATACGATTACGGGTCTGGTGCTGCGGTGACACACAGGCATCTGCTAGAATAGCGTTTGGCCATCGGAGTTCTTCCTCAGGAGTCATCTTCAAATCACCGTCGTGAATAATAATCGGAACACCCTGAGCGTGATAGTAATCAAGAACCTCGCATTGTCGATTGTAATCAGATTCAGCTGGGTTTTCTCCGCTGTTCTTCCAAGTTGGCCACCTCCACTCAACGTACAGAATGTCACCATCTGGGAAGCCAGTTGCATCATACTCAACGCCTGGGTACTGCTCTTCATCGCGCATCTTCTGCAGCTGAACTGGAGTATGCCCTCGAGACATTAGTTCATTGACAAAATCAACCCTGTTACCTCGCTCACCGTCTGGTGTGTTGACAACTGTGTTCTTTTCGAGCGGGGTGATAAAGCCCCAAAAGCTATAAAGTACTCTCATTACAAATCTCCTTATGATTCAACTGTTATATTGTAGTCGTTGCTCTTACGTTTTTCAATTTCTTTTCTTGCCTTAACAAGAGCAGAACCGATCACCTGATGCATATCATAGTACTTGTATTCAGATAACCTCCCGCCAAAAATGACGTTAGGAGTCGCAGCTTTCATGGCAGCATACTTTTGGTATAGAGCAGTATTTCGCGCATCGTTGATCGGATAGTACGGTGTCTTTCCTCGCTTATACTCTGCAGAATACTCTCGAGTGACGATTGTGTTCTCAATCTTCGAAGCCGTCTGGGGCTGAAAATGCTTATGCTCTAGAATACGTGTGAAGGGCACTTCTGGATGTGTATAATTCACAACCGCGTTACCTTGAAAATCGCCCTCAAGCTCTTCATGTTCGAACCGTAGGGTTCGATACTCTAGCTCACCCTCACAGTAATCGAAATATTCATCGACCTTACCGGTAAATACTACGTTGTGTGCCAAGGACTCAAGCTCTGACCGGTCGGTAAAATACTCGACCCCTGTCCTGACCTCAATACCCTCTAACATATTCGCGACCATTTGCGTATACCCGCCTACTGGAATACCTTGGTACTTGTCAAAAAAGTAATTCTCTTCGAAAATCATTCGAATCGGTAGCCGCTTGATAATAGAGGCTGGTAGCTCTCTTGGGTCACGCTGCCACTGCTTCATCGTGTACCCCCTAATGAACGTCTGATAGATCTCCGGGCCTACCTGTGATAGAATCCAATCTTCTAGATTGTCGGGATTCTCACAAGGAATCCTGACCTCTTTTAGCTTTGCTTCTGCTTCTGCTGGTGACGTAACACCCCAGAGCTGGTGAAGAGTCATCAAATTGATCGGGAAAGAATAGATGTTGTTACCGTACCGAACCTTAGGCTTGTTAATGTAATTGTTAAACTCTGTAAATCGATTTACATAGTCCCAAATACGGTCATCATTAGTGTGGAAAATGTGAGCACCGTAGACGTGAACATCGATGCCGTTTCTCTTTTCGCTGTATACATTCCCGCCGATGTGGCTCCGTCTATCAACAACTAGACATGTGTATCCCGCATCAGTCAGCTGCCGAGCGAAAGTGGCACCGAAAAGGCCAGCACCTACGATAAGGTAGTCGTATTTCTTATGCATTAGAGTTACTCCTGACATTAAAAGAATATCCGCTAAAGGACGTCTGCGCGGACATTGCTCGCGCATCCGCTTTATGACCAAGTTTTCTTAGACGAGATGACGTAAGAATAGTTGCAAAATCACGGAACATAGAATCAGAGAAAGACTGGCTTAAATCATGTAGGTTTATTACATCCTGTAAATTCTCGCAACGCTGTAGTTGGGATTCATACTCGTAGACTTCAGCCACCTTCTCTTGGACTTCTTTGATATCACCTACCAGCGGTGGCATAGGACCATTTGCCTGTTGTAGATTCAGCGATTCATCAACGAGGCCCGTTCTAGTAATCTCTTCAGCCATATCAAAATGACGTTCGTAGATATGGAGTGAGTTGCTTGTGTGAGTGTACGTACCCACATCAACGCCAAGCTCATTTGCAATCAGTTCTTGAAACATTGTGAATGCGGGAATATCGTAAGCAATCCCAAAAATCAAGTCCGAGCTTCTCATGTTAGCAACTTGGTGTAGAGCACCGTTTCTAATAAAAAACTGTAGAGCTAGTGTACAAGGTACATCAAGCTTCGCATCAATAGAGTCATCTGGAACTCTTAGATGCATGACAGCTCGCCGAGAATCAGGATCTCGTTTAAGCTCTTCAATCACGTAATCGAGCTGAGTATATCTGCCCTGCGCAATCTTGTCATGCGGCTTAAAGAGACGGGCACCATACGCTGAATTTGCAGTCACACCGTCGTCACTAATATCTTTCCAGAAGGATGAATACTTCGATATCCACTCAGTACTATTATCACCCGCAAGATACCATATCAGCTCAGCGACCATGTAACTCATGCTAAACTTACGACCTACGACGTAAGGAATTCTGTCACGAGGGTTCTTGATTGTAAATGAAGCCCCGAGGATCTCTTTGATATTCTGGCCGCGAGGTGCAGATTCGTATTGCGGTTCACGCATGACCTTTGAAATCATATCAACATAACAGTCAGTGAAACCTTCATAAGTGCCTAAGTGCATGTTACTAATTTTACTCCAGTTAGATTTAAGTGTAGACTTTTTGTACCAAGCTAATCATATACGAAGAAGCTTGACTTTACTCATAGAAGTTTGATATCCGAAATCATTTTTCTTAACTTCTGCAACACAAAGGCTGTAGAGGGGCAACTCTGTCTGACCATCCCAGCCCCAGCAGAATATCCTGATATTTTTGCCGTCTAGTCCTGTGGCCGTCACCAAAAGATATGGCTTCTTGTTTTTAGTAAGCTTCGGCTTAGCGTCTGTCACCAAGAACCAATATACATCATGCTCGTCGATGTCATCGATACAACGTACATTCTTCTTAGAGAGCCGAGCCTGAATTTCCTCATTAACGAGTGTGGAGGCGTTAAATGAACCGAAATGCTTCATGCTATTTTCGACCATCTCACGACGGGTCCAATTACCGATTCCCTCAGTATCCAATAGCGCCTCTTTGAAATTACTCTTTCCTCGCTCTGGATCACGCTTAGTCCATTTCTTGATATCGGTGTTCCGGTTTATAATGACTTCATGCATGTGCTTATAGCTCTCGAATGTCTTACCGTCGCCTACAAGATCCATGGATTCGAATGCGCGAATATTAATTAACGCTTCCATTGCCCGCTTGTTGAACTTAGAGTGGCGCCACTTACCATCCTCGTCCCATAACAGATCGTCGATATTCTGGTACGGCCGATTAGCGACAATCTCATCGATCGCAGATTCTCCGACGCCCTTACAAGAAAGGAAAGAAGGCATGAACTTCTTACCGTCGAGGATAGTCCACTTCTTGGTTGCATAATTGATATCAAGCGGAACGACTCGATAGCCGAGAGCCTTAACCTCACCAAAGGCCTTACTACGCTTCTTGTCATTACCAGACATCGCCTCGAGATAAGCGCAAAGCCACTCTTCCTCAAAGTATGTTAGAAGCCAAGCGCAGTAGTACGAGTCAATAGCGTACGAAACAGCGTGCGCCTTATTGAAACCGTAGCCTGAGAAGTAGAGAATCTTTTCGTACAGATCATCGGCAAGCTGTGCGTCGACACCATTCTTGACGGCACCAGCAACAAACTGTTCCTTAATCGCTCGAGCCTTAGCAAGGGACTCAGCGGCTTCAGAAGCTTTACGCTTCATAATGCTCCGGCGGACTGTGTCCGTTTCCTCCTCCGGGAAGCCAGCCACCACGGAACACAACTTCATGATCTGCTCTTGGAAGACAATCATACCGTATGTCTCTTCAAGAACTTCCTTGATAAGAGGATGGCCGTAGTCAATATCATCAGGGTTGTTCTTTGCCTGGATATACAGTTTGTCTACTTTCGCAGTGAGAGGGCCCGGGCGATAAATCGATGTCAGAGTAGCAATGTCGATGATGCTCTTGGGCTTTGCTTTCATAAAGAGGTTTCTAGCACCTCGACCAGCCAGCTGGAAGACTCCTGGGAAGCGACCTTCTTCGTAGACATGCTTATAAACATGCTGGTCGTCCATATCGAGAACCTTGGGGTCCATGTTATTGTTGAACCACTCATAGACTTGCGAGAATGTCGGATCCTCGATACCCTCCCGGCGCTGAAGAATCAGCTCGATAGTACGCTGAACAATACGTAGTGTTTCAAGACCGAGAAGGTCAAACTTAATCCAGCCGAAGGTTTCAAGATGCTTGTAGTTCATACCTTCAACCCACGGAGTTTGTAGTTCGCCGCGGGCTTTAATCAGAGGCATACGCTCAGCGATGTTTTCCGAAACAATACATCCACCGGCGTGGCGGCCAAGTGCCTTGTTCTGCTTAAAGAGTACCTGAATCGGCTCGGCAACCTCAGGGTACTTCTCAATAAAGTCGCGAAATGTCTTCGAGTGAGCAATCGCATCTTCATAAAGCAAGACAAACAAGTTTTTATCAGTGCCGGGCTTGAACACGGCACGCTTCACGTCATCCTCTACAGGAGCCAAAGCCTTGTTGACTTCATCGAACGGGATCCCGTAAAAGCGAGAGATGTCCTTGACCAGAGACTTAAGCTTAAAAGTGTTGTAGTTAGAGATTGGAACGATGTTTTCGTCGCCCCACTCCTCTTTCATCATGTTGATAAGAAGATCACGGTCACCTACATCAGTATCAATATCTGGTGCACCTTCACGGCTTGGGTTGAGGAACCTCTCAAACATGAGATCATACTCAAATGGATCAACGTCGGTAAGACGGAGAACATACGCCACGAGACTTCCGGCAGCAGAACCGCGGCCTGGACCGACCAGCATCGCCTTCTTAGCGATATCGATGATGGCGCCCATGGTCAAGAAATATCGAGAAAAATTCTTTTCCTTGATGATCTTTAGCTCATACTTGAGACGCTTGATGTACTTTTCATCGTGCGCAAGACCACGCTCGACCAAACCCTTCTTACAGGCTTCAAGTAGAGCCTTATCGTCAGTAGTACCTTCAGGAACGACGTAAGAGGGCAGCTTCATCGAACGATCAGGGGTAATCTGTTGGATTTCGTTGTGGACAAGATCATACGGGCGAGTGATGGCGTTGTGCACTACCTCATCATCATAAAAATCCATACCGTCAGTTGTCTTAAGGTACGTATCCCAAACCTGTTCGTTGTTCTTAGGATATAGTTCACACTTCAAGTCTTCAATACCTTGCGGCAACTTGGAGGGATCAAACTCTCGATAGTTAAGCCACCCAAGCTTCTTATAGAGCTCACGCTCTCGCCAGTGTTCTGGACGTGCGTAGTGAGAATCGGTTGTGACTACCAGCTTATCTTGTAGCCCGTTCTTGTTAGCAAACTCAATAATCGCGCGGTTGACCAGATGCTGCGCAGGAAGCTTATTAAATTGAAGTTCGAGATTAACATCATCGATACCAACAGCGTCTACAAGACCCTGGTACGCATTTCCAACGCCAGTCAAGACGTTGTTTCGGAAAGTCGGGTCATCCATCAACTTATACGAAAGATCATCAAACTCAACTTGCTGAGCATGACGGAAAACCTCGTAAGCGATTGGACCGCCGATACAAGCTGTAGAAACCATCAGATGACCACCAGCGGCCGCTTCCTTTAGCATCTTATAGTCGATACGTGGGAAGCGATAGAAGCCCTCCTGATACCCCTTACTGACGAGGTGAAAAAGACGCTGGAGACCTTCGCTCGTCTTGGGAAGGACTACCAAATGATGGCGGCGTTTGATTGGATCATAGAACTTTGCAGACTTGGTTTCTTCTTCATTCTCAACAGTGAGACCAGCATCTTCGGTGCCAACATCTACAATTTCGTCATCACCATCAACAATTGCAGTCAGTGGTGTAGCAATAGCTTCTCGCTGAGAACGAAGAGTCATGAGCGCGGCCTTATCACCCTTCTTAGCAGCTTCTCGGATCTGCATGTCAAGGCGCCACGCATCTAGATCAGGATGGACATACATCTCGCACCCTGGTACAAACTTAAAGTTTCCGCCACGCTTCGCAATCTTTTCAGCGTGCAAAAAAGCGTGACCGAAAGAATTCATGTGACCATGGTTGGTAAGACACCACCCGTCCATCCCATTCTCAATCACAAAATCGATGTGCTCTTGAGGATAGCCTAAGCCATCGAAGGTACTAAACCCATCATGGGAATGAAGAGAGATGAACCTGTCAGGCACAAGAAGAGATGAACGACGCATAATAAAAACTCCTGTCTACGTTTGGTTTATTATACCACACAGACAGGACATTTTCACGAATTCAGCAGGGGTTATTTGAGTAATACTCAATGAGATCCAGAATCTTTTGAGCTTCCCAATCTTCACACTCTTTGTAACTTCTTCCCATCTTTGACTTAATTCTCTCAAAAATGTGAGCGTAGGAATTTCTACCTTTTGGGTGCATGTGGTGGGGTGGAAGTTTACCCTTAAGCTCATCACCAGCTAATCGAGCAGCTTCAAGAATAATCTTTTGAACTTCAGGTGACATACTTCATACTCTCATGCTCTTGACCTATCTCTTGCCACGATGAATATAGGATAATACCAGACGACAAACATGTTACGTCGTATTCGTTAGCATCTAACACTAAAGCAATACCCGTAACCCAGTAATTCTCGCCTAAATCGTCGAAAAAATGAACAGGTGACGTAAAATTAACTAGATCCCCGGGCTTCATTAGCTTGCTCCATTTCTTTTATTGTAACAAGCAGGTCTTCATTTTTCAAAAGCAGGTTCTTCTTAGAGAAATACCCCATTGCTATCTTCGCTCGGATATCATGAGCCCCAAGATGCTCGCCCCACAACCACTCTAGAGAACCTTGGATTTGAGATATTTCTTGTTTCAGAGTATCAACTCTGGCTTGAAGCAGCGGGATGCTGGTTGGATCTTCGTCTACCTCTATGTCCAGCTCTAGCGCATACCCGAGCAGGCTCTTAAATTCACCATCAGTTATGGCTTGAGCTGCGTCAGCAAACAACTTATTCAATCTTTTTCTCTTCGCCTCTTCTTCCTGTAATGTCCTGTCTGGATGGGCTGCTAATGCGATCTTTTTATATAACTTTTTCGCCCAGGCTGGAATATCTGGTTTTTCGTCTATCGAAGAATCTTCTGGAGATTCTCTGCTGTCTTCTTCATCATCTTCGAGTTTCCACCCGTCTTCCGTTTTTTTCCAGCGCTGGTTCGATTTTGAGGGATCTAATCTCAGCGTGTCTACGATGTCTTTTGAATCCTGATTCTCATCTGGTTTCGAATCGTCTTCTGGTGTCGAAGATAACTTATCCTCTATATACAGCATATCGCGAAGGAACTCAGACTTGTAGTCATCGTTCAACAACGCGATATCAGTTTTGTAAGATTGTAGCATCTTAAGCTCTGAACTTAAGATTTTAATCTTTCTCTTTAGGATTCTTTGAGGTGCCTTCATACAGTTAAGTATGAAGTTCGTTCATTGATTTAGCCTATCGCAAATCTTATTGTGCTTATTAACGTAGCACTCGAAAAACTCCTGGCTATCTACACCCATGAGAATCAAAATTGCAGTAAAGTATTTATAGGCATCAATCATCTCTTCAACAAACTCGTCTCGATCAAAGTCACCAGACCCAGCTCTATGGTCTTTCCAGTTCTTGAGATGTAACAGAGCCTCAAAGAGCTCTTCCATACCTCGGAACGCAAATTCTCGAACAGCTTTCTGATCTGCCTTTGAAGAAAGATCAATGGGCCATTCAGGGTAAGCTCCCGGTATCTTTTGATTAATCTTAGACATAAACTCCTGGCGGAGTTCAAAAATCTGCTCTAGCCTATCTTGCATCTTTACTCCTGTGCTTCACCATCCGCAGCGAGCTGAGTGGCTTCTGAAAGCATCTTCTGAATATTGGCGTCAAAAGTCTCTTGGTAGTCGGGTGACACTTCAATCTGGCCATTCACAGTTACAAACTGAGCCATTCGTAAGTTGTCGACGATATCAGTACCTGTCAAAATCGCGACCTGTACGAGCTTGGCGATATGGGAAATCGCATTATCAGTTAGATTTAAGTTTTCCATTTTAACTCCTTATTTCTGAATACTTGGAACCCAGTGTGTGGTCCTTTTATCAGCCGTCGTTTCTCTGACTACAGCGTTTCCAAGAGGATCACTCTTTTGATTATAGACAGCGAACCTTCTAGTGTACATGCCATTTTTACCAGTCGTGCTTTTATAATTTCGGATGGTCGCACCACCAGTGCTATACGATAACTTCATAATACTTCTTGAAGCGTAAAGCAGCGACTCGAACTCGCCATCAGAGATATCTTGACACAGCCGATGAGGAGACATCTTGCAGCTGTACAAGATCTCTGCCTTGAGGTAGTTTCCAATTCCTGACACGACAGATTGATCCATCAAGAGTTGCGAGATGGGTTTCTCAGCCCTCTTTCCTTTCGTAAGGCTTTTCTTAAATACATCTAACGAAACATCTTCAGAGAGCAAGTCTGGGCCTAAGGAGTTAAGTTTCTTCTTTAGCTCATCGTATGTGCTGACAAACTTGAAGGTCCCAAAATTCCTCATATCGTTATACACCATATGTTTATCATCATTGACATACAACGCAGCGCGAGGATGATAGCCTGCTGTCTCTGACCACCATCCTGTCATGCCTAAAGTGTTCCACATGCTGCTGCCGTCTGCAAACACAAAATAGATGAACTTTCCCTTGCATCCAACTGCTGTCACCAGCTTTGGAAGTTCTTCGCAAAAAGATGAGTAGCCGATGGGTTCTTTCTTGGCGTACCTTCCAGATCCGAAATCTAGAGCAGTTATCTCCTCATTTAAGAAGAACTCTCTCAATCCGTCTGTGGTCTTCTTTACCTCAGGACCTTCAGGCAGAATACACCTCCCGTAAATATCCGTGATAATCGTTCAGAGCATGATCATTTGGCTCAACATCTCTCCACTCACCCTTCATAAAGATTCGGTAGGTGTCATCGGCATACTTTCCACAACCATAAAGCTCGATTGCGTTATCGAAACCAGACATGAACTGTTGAGACATCTTTTTGATGGATTTCACCCGGCGGTTGAACATGCCAAGAGGACGGACAAGATCACGCATCTCATCTTCATCAGCATTGGAAGCTGACTCTGGATCAGGCCACTTCTCGAAGAATGACTCGATCATTGGCTCAACTTGTTTACGGCTTGTTTGGTTCAATAAAAGACAGACGATCAGAATTTTCCAATCGTCTGGCCAATACCTTTCTTGAAGTAAATCAAAAGGAGATTTCGGTGGTATCCAGCTCATGATGTATTATATGGACTGGTACCGGATTTACATGTAGACTAGTAGCTTCCGCCCTGGCCTTTATTGTAGAGTGCGGTTACCTCGCTAGCGCTAAGTGCACGTCCTTTCCACACAGCTACATCCGCGATTCTACCAGGCCAATCATAATAAGTACCCGTATTATAGTTTCCTATGTACCATGTCCTGGATGCGCTGATCACCCACTGATCGGTTGAGCCCCAGGCCACAGAATCGACTTCGGCACCGTCCACGTAGACCTTCATAGTCGATGATGTCGTGTCCTTAACTAAGACGATATGGTTCTGCTGAAAAGGCGAGGTATAATCTAGCCCTGACTCAGCTCTTGTCATGGATGGACCGTAATTACCTTGTGAATTTTCGTAGTTCCTATAAAACCGGAGGTAATCTCCGCCGAGATAAATGCTTATAGCCCCTGTATCGTTGGAGTTTCCACCTTCACGATCTGTAAAAGCGTAGACGTTGTTTGTAGGGGGTACTTCATCAAAAGTGTTCCACCAAGACAGAGTACCGTCTCCAGTGTCCCAAAACATCGCGGATGCGAATGAGCTCGGCATCTGAAGATACCCCTGACTCGACGAAAAGCCTTCAGAATTAACTCCGTCTGGCGAGCTGACTGCAGTTGCAGAATCAGAAGTGACGGAATCATCGTAGTTCGAAGTTAGAAGGTATCTCACAGACAGATCGGTAGTAAAATTAGGGGATTCCGATGAGGTTCCGCTTGCTCTAACAATAATCATAGTTCTCTCCTATAGATCAGGTGCTTCGTTACCAGCTAAATAAAGCTGCTTGACTTGAAGAGAGCTCGCCGCGTAACCCTTGGCAACAATGACATCTTTTATAGCTCCCGGATACCTTTGCCCAACTGTTCCCGTCTGAGAACCGATGCCAACATTTCTAGTTGATCCCGGTACCAGCGAAGAAGCGCTGCTGACAAACGGCCTGTTGTCATTCCATACTTTCTGCTCTACCGGCTCACCGTTTATGTACAATGTACTCACGTTATGGTTCTTTACGTAACATATGTGAGACCAGTTGTTAGCGGAAACCCGAGTGTTTGAAGCCGCTAAGACCGATCCTGCTAAGCTGTCCGATGAGGGAGAACTTATCAAGAGAAGCCGGGTGGCCGGTCCCTCTTCATCGTACTTATAACTGTAGTAGTCCATTGCTTGCCAGAACGCAAACCCATCCGGTTCAGATGAAGGTGCGTAATCTGACAACATGTAAAACGTTGAAATGTTTGCAGGTCTTACCCAAAAAGATATCGTCCCAGAACCATATTCAAAGTTAAAGTCATCTGTTGCTGCTGTTGGAAGAGATATTTTTCCATTGACGTGCTGGTTGGCTTGTCCTCCCGCAAAGATTGCAGCAGAAGTATCCCCAGCGGTACCAAATGAAACGTCTGTACCAGCACCAGTCGCAGAAACAACAGTGCCGTCGTTGGAACCTACAGAGTCATCAGCATTTGTCTCTAGCTTCCAGCGAGAATTTATCGCAGATACCAAGTTGTCGATTATATTATCTATCTTAAATATGATTGGCATGTTTCCCCCTAAAAGCTTCCAGCAGATCCATTGCTGTACAACGCCGCTACCTCTGCTGCTGACAACACTCTTCCATCCCACACGCACAAGTCCTTGAACCACCCATCGAACATACGCGAGGTAAGGTAGCTTCCAGCAGAGCCATTTACCTCCCACTCAAGAGAATATTCAGGCCAGTAACTTGCAGTCTCGGTACCTACCAGCGAGCCGTCTTTGTACATGCGGAAGTCACCGTTGTCTATAGTAACGACTATATGCACCTCAGAAGTACCAGAGTCACCAGTCGCGACGATACCCTCATATCCGGCCGAGGCTGGACTGGCGCTATTGAAGAAATGCCATCCGCCTGCGCCGCTAGCGAGAACGCTGTTTTGGTCAAAGTACCCAAAATGGACCCCACGCTGGTTGGCTGACCCGCCTCTGTAAGAACCAAAGATATAACGATTATCAGCAGTCCCACCAGCGGTGTACCCTGTGTTCATCTTAACCCAGAATGATATCGTCCCCCCAACACCGTTTAGATCATTCAATGTTGTCGATAGATTCGATAAACCATCAGCGCCAAATTTGATCTTATGGTTCGAGGTGGTCTGCATACGTGCCCCAGATGAATCAAAGGTAACACCAGAACCAGCGTATACATCTGAATAATTTCCAAGCGAATCTGATGTGTCTGACGTAAAAAGATACCTAGCCACGAGATCTGTTGTAAAGTCTATGGAGCGACTTACCTTAAATATTATCGGCATAATTCCTCCCTAGTAGCTGCCGCCGTGACCGTTGTCGTAAAGATCACTGATCTCGTCTGCTGTTAAGATGCGACCGTCCCAAATGCTGAGGTCTTTAAAGTATCCCTCCCACTGTAGTGTTGAAGCGGTTGGGCTTTGGGCTGAACCGTTCATTATCCACTCTCGGCGATCTTGAGGAAAACCGTTAGCAAACGTTTGCGTATCTGCTAGGCTTCCATCTTTGTAAAGCTTGGCTGTGTCGGTTGCACTATCGTAAGTGAATACTATATGTACCCAAGTAGTCCCGGAATCTCCTTCCCAAAGAACACCTTCAAAGGATGAACCGGTCCCAACTCGGCTAAAGAAATGCCACCCGCCCTTGTCACCATTGACGGTCGGTTGATCGTCGAAGTACCCAAACTGGGGACCTCGGGTGCCTATAGTCGAACCAGCGTAAGAGCCAAGGATGAACGAAGCATCATTGCCCGAATCATCTATCTGATTCGTGTCAGGATTTAGCCAGAATGATATTGTGCCGTCGTTGGTACCGATATCATTCAGTAACTTAGATGCCGACGTTGATGTGCTGTCAGCACCAAGACTTATCCTACTTGTGTTTCCAATTTTCTCAAAGTAAACGCCGTTACTACTATCATAAGTTACAGCAGATTCGGCTGTCATTGTATCATAGTTCCCTAACGAGTCTGATGCGTCTGACGTGAATAGGTATCTAGCAGACAGACCGGTAGTAAAGTCTGACGTTGGTGAACTGGGGACTTCCAGTGAAGTTCCGCTTGCTCTAATTACTATTGCCATGATTATGTTCCTTTATATATTACGTATTGTATGCTAGAAAGGCACGCACCGCATCACACGGTGCGTGCCTCCAAACCCTTACCTGACGATAAGCGTGAGCTGATCACCGGTAACAAGTGCATACGAGAACACGGCATCTATCGCAGTGTCTACACCAGACAGCCTATAATCAGCTGTACCGGCCGTGACTTCACCGGAAGAACCTGACACTTGTAAGACACCATTAACGAACACATCTATTCGAGCATCTCTGTCTGCAGCAGGTACAGCAGAAATATCTACGCTAAGTTGTCCTGTAGCAGAATCAGCGGATACGTCAGAAGACAACGCTTGAAGCGCTTTAGTAGCTCCAGAAGCTGTAGACCCTAACGACGTAATAGCACCAATCAAGGAGTCGTAGCCGAGACTGTTAAACGACGTCCATTGAGAATCGGCAGTAGCCAAAGGTACACCGACGTCTTTGTCAGACCAGTTTGACGATGTGACGTGAGAATCCACAAAGTAAAGTCTGCCGCCGGCACCAGACAGCACGAGATTTCCTGTAGTGGTCTTTGCTAAGTCGTGACGTGTTGACGTGCCGAGGAAGAAGACTGACCCCGACGTTGCCATCGCTCCATCTAGCCTTAAATACCCGTCGACTTCGACATCGGGATCGTCAGCAGATCCGCCAGCTGATGCAAATCGAGTGTCTCCAGCTCCATCGATTATCAAGACTTCAGTGCCGTCTTCTGTGAATGTAGCACCAGAGTCTCCATCAATAATAACAGCGCCGTTGTTAGAAGCGACAAGCTCAAGACCACCCGAACCTGTAATTGCTGTTGTATAAGCCGTCCCTGTAACATACAGGTCAGAAGTAGCGACAAAGACACCTTCAGTTCCCATCGAACGGAACGTAGCGGGAGCATCAAAGAAAGATGATGCCGAGGTGTCATAATCTAGAACGCGACGAATCGACGAAGCGATTTCATCTAAAATGTCTTGCCCATCTGCAAGACTTGGAGGCGACAGCGGAGCCGATCTGCTAGAAACAGGAAGCGACCCAGTGAGCTGCTTAAGCCTAATTTGGGTTGTAATAGCCATTTTTCACTCTCTATTTTGCTAAATTGTTTCAGATCCAGTAAACGTAAGCTCACTCAATCTACATAAACTTTGAAGCCCAAGCCCAAAGCGCCATGCCGAATTGCACAACAGCAAACACGGTCACCGCTTTAGTCTTGAATAGTTTGAGGTCTTCGACTTCCTTAGTTAATTCTTTTAATTGCGTCGGGGACGCAACCTCATCTATCTTCTCTTTCCAAGCGCGAAGTTCATCTACTTTATCCTCTCGAGACTGAAACTTAGCTAACTCTTGTTTCACGTCTTGGAGTTCAGTTCTTAACGCTTCGATACCAGTCGCTAAAGTCTCAAGCTCTTTCAATACTAACCTAGAGTATTCTGCCCACCCATTATCTGACGACATCTTATCCCTCCTTCACGATTGGGTTACTAACCAACGTGAGTAGTTCAGTGATTTTATCTAGATAGTGCACAGACACGGACTTATCTTGCAACATTTGCTCATGAATACTGGAGAGCTCTGCGATCAAAACAACCCTACACTCAAGTAAGTGTTTTCTCTCTTGCTCTTTCGCACAAATCTCCTGCCTCAAGGACCTAAGTTTTTCAAGATTACCTGACACTGTGAAACCTCCGGAACTAACGACCTACTTTTAAATATAACAAAAAAACCTGCATGACTTTTACATCGTGCAGGTTTCGTTTATGGAGGTAATTCTCAAGAGAGCCAGTAGCAAGTATTGTGTATTTACAGGCTAATATTTTTTTTCATTTTTTTTCGGAGGTCTTTATCATCCAAGTTGTCAATCCACGCAGACACAGCGACAGGATACAATGTCGACATTATTTGTACCATGGCCTCAGCCACTCTTTGAATTTCCCACTGGGCGCCCTCGTGCAATCGGAGACGACAAAAATGAAGAGCGTTATGTAATGAACATGTCCCGTAATACTCTGTGTAGAGGTTTTGAGGAAGCACCCCTCGTGCCTGCTCTCTACAAACTCCCGCTGACAGTAAACTGTTATAAAGGTTCAAGCTCTGGACATGGTGCTCTCTCACTACTTGTGATGCTCTCGTCCCATAGCCAGCGTCACTTAAGTCAGGTATTATTACAGGATCCACCTCTTCTTGGACGTTGCTTGCCTGTCTATTACTCTTGTGCTGGGTCCTAAAACTATCCGGTTCATAAAACCTTAGATCAACGTCAGTATACCGTCTGCTAATCTCGTTATAACTCCAAGTCCTATGACGGTGATGCTGGCTCCTAATAAAGAGAGGAACCACAAAGCGAAAAGTGACAACATTATGCTCGAACGTACTCGTGTGGCCGTGGTTAACAAGGTACTTAATAAGCTTCTCGTCTTTCTCATCTAACTCTTCCTTGTGCTTTCCAAATGAAACTCTGGCGCTATTGACGATTGTCAAATCATTGCCCATGTGCTCGACGTACTCTACTGTTCCAATACCATCGCCATACAATTCAACTCTATCTAACATCAATACTCCATATCTTTTCTTACTTCAGATTCTATCTTCTGCTTTTTATCAGCGTACTTTTCTTTTATATTCAAGATTGGTACAGGCTCACCGTCGCCATCAATTCTGACAAACGTCATCTCAACATCGCAGACAGGCTTTTGTGAGCCGTTCACTACGCTGTGTCGCCTTGCAAACAATCTAATCTTAATAGACGTGTTGCCAATATTCACGACATCACCGTATATCTTTATGATTTGCCCAGGACGAACAGGCCGCACGAAGATGACTTCTGATATTGACTTTGTCACCATTCTTGGCGAACCGCAGACTTGTGAAGCGAAGGCGACACCGGCTTCATCCAACCATGCCAGCATGGTTCCACCAAATAGGTTACCATGATATCCGACACAAGATTCTTTGCACATATGAGTAGCTATAAGTTCTAAATTCTCCATAACTACTTTACATATTCGAGCACACACCTTACGACTCTATAAGGGTCACAATTTGAAGCGGGGCGGCGGTCTTCTACGTAACCCTTCCACTCCTCGGCTGTCGCCACAGGGACTCTGACACTTGTATTTCTGGAACCGACGCCCCACGAAAATTCACTGTAAGAAGATGTTTCATGCTCTCCTGTCATTCTCCTCCTGTTCAACTTCCCGTAGTTCTGCATATGCTCAGAATGTTTGGCTGACGCAGTTTCCATAATCGCTCTGAACAACTCTTCGCCACCTGATTCTCTCATGGAGTTAGTCGAAAAATTCGTATGACATCCAGATCCGTTCCAGCCCTCGTGCGGTTTCGGGTGCCAATCTATACCAATGTCGTATGTCTCACAACACAATTGCAGAATGTATCTACTAACCCACAGGTCGTCAGCAGCCTTTAGCGGATCTTCTGCAAATACTTGATATTCCCACTGCCCGGGGGAAACCTCAGTATTATAGCCAACGACGCTAATTCCAGCCTTGTTACAGATCGTAGCGTGTTCTCTCACAAGTTTTCTATGTCTGATGGGTCCACCAGAGGAACAGTAGTACCTAGTGTCCTGTGGTGGCAGACCATGCTTAGGCCACAAAACGTTCTTGTCGTTCTTGGTGATAAAAAACTCCTGTTCAAAACCTACCCACAGTCCCTTGTCACCAGACTCTGCTATCTTATCCCTTAAGACGGCTCGGTAATTTGTGTCGTGTGGTTCTCCAGAAGCTGGATCACAGACTTCGCAAAGAGCAATGTAGTGTTGATCTGATAACTGATAGACTCTGTGTGGCTTAAGCAAAAGCTCAGAGTTGCTTGTGACTGCCTGGTTCGTCGAGGAGCCGTCAAACGTCCATTCAGCAATTTGGATCTCCATTTCACCTTTCTGGCTTACAGATGGAGTTACGATCTTTGTCTTTGAACGCACAAGGGGTGATTCCAGTCCGTCAACCCAAACATAATCAACATGTACCATTATACTTCTCTCCGACACTCATCTAAAAGAGCGGCTAAATCTAGACCAGCGCAATCGATCTTTCTCTTAGTAAGATTGTAGTGGTTTATGAACCCGGAAAACCTAGATCTTTCGCACTCTTTATCAACAGTTGTAATTAGCTCACCTGAAGAATCAGTCGGACATTGTAAGGGTATATCTAACCCTTTGTGAAGCGCCTTCCAGAGAGCTTTTAAAGCGTCAATTTGAACGTCATAGAACCCAAGGTGCTCTTCCAATCCTCTACCGTGACACTTTACGGAACCAGCAGGGTTGATAGGTCTGGAGCCGAAGCCCTTACGTTCATACCAGCTCTGGTATTTCGGGTAGAAGGCATTTGCAATCTCGACGCCAATACTCTCATGATTCCATTTCCTACCGCCAGCCTGCCAAGCGGCATGCTGCGTATCTAATAGCTGGTAAATCGTGCCATCATTGTCGATACCAAAATGGATTGATATTCCTCTTTTCGCAATCACGTTTGCCATTGACTCAGTAGACAAGCAGACGTCCCAGTGGTTAACAAAATAGTGCGGTCGTCTATCAGGTTTCCCGGCATAGCTGGTGTAAGTACCGTCTTTGCATCCTAGACCATCAGGTTCGTCCCACAGAACAACTTTGTCCCACTCTATAGGTAGGAAATTACCGTTATGAACAATAAACTTATCGCCTGATCGACATGAGCTTTGGGAAGGAGAAAAGTCTGATATCTCATCTTCTCTCTCTGTCCAAATTCTTCTATACGTCGCAGGACCGCATAACCCATCAGCAGTTAATCCGTGAGACTTTTGCCACTTCTTAATTGCTTTTACTAAATCATCATCATGTTCATCTGCTCCGAACCACGAGGGATCCCATCCCAATGAATCGGCGGAGCTTTTGTTGTAGAATACTTTGTCCATGTTGCCCTCTACTCAAAATCTATATCAACAGATACCTTGATATGAATCTTTGGAACTCGCAGCTGATTTGCCATCCCATGTTTCTTTGCTTCTTCAGCGTCGAGGAACCAATCAGCATGCTTCTTTTTGTCTACAATCTTCATGAAGTAGTCATCTTTTTTCCCGCAGTTACGAGCCATCATAGTGTAGATAGTTGTGTTAAGTCTATCGGCTTCTGTCGCTCCCGCTTTTAGTTCTTCAACTTTGCCGAAATCCATGGAGCTGACGTCGTGAATCATTACTGTTGCGTTTGGATCCATAAAGCGCATGCCTTCTTCACCAAAAGAAAACAATACAGCTCCACAGCTCATCGCTTTACCTTCTACGATGGTAGCAACAGGAATTTCTGAATGCTTTATCGCACTGATCATTGACATTAAACTGTAGACTTGGCCACCGTATGAATCAATGACAATAGGAATTACTTTCTGGCCTGTGTTATGGGCTTGTGCCATCTCTTGAGCGAACTTCTTTGCAGAATCTTCATCAAATTTATTGACCCTGATTATTACAGGCTGCTTTCTTAGTTCTATTTCTTTAACTTTGGGATCAATTTCTGTTGTCCAGTGCATTATAACTCCTTATTATCCACACTTCGCCATACCACAGTTAATACATGTGGCACATCCTTCTTGGTATACTACATTCGGACTGTCGCAGCAAGAGCTTAGTACTCCATTACTCGCCCTGGTACCGTCCGCGATGTATTTCTTTAGACATCTAGCAATTACTTTAGAGAAGCTAAACAGATCTGCATCTTTATCTTTCTGTAACTGTTCGACAAGATATTGAACTGGTACACCGTGACGAAGCGCTAGCGATAATGTACGTGTGAACGCAGAGTGGTTTGGGTTATCAAACACTTTCACGACATCCTTGATTATAAATTCATCGCCATTTGATCCTACAACGAGATCATACTTGGAGGGAACAGACTTCCTAACTCTTTTCTTAATCACACCTGTTGTGTGTCTCCTGGGAATCTCTACGTACTCCGACAGTCCCCCAATGACCTCATATGGCTGGCCATTCAAAAGGCCTATCAGAATGGTCCATGCTTCCCCCTTAATATTTGCTTGGTGTATATCACACTCTAAATCTTCGGGTCGGCGAGGCGCTGTATTAACAAGTATCTCAGAAGACTCTCGAGGGTCATCATGACTTTCTTCAGCAGCGACAAGAACCCCTGAACGGCTACCATCTCTGTAGACAGTTACTCCCTTACATCCAAGCTCCCACCCCTTCATATACACTTGCTTGACTGTCTCCACGTCAATATCGTTAGGGAGGTTTGTGGTGTTCGATATCGCATGACAAACCCACTTCTGGGCGGCCGCTTGCATCTTGACCTTAGCAACCCAATCAATCTCATTGGCTGTTGCGCCGGCATAAGGGCTCATCTCAACAAGCTTTTCGTTGCTCATTGTTTCGCCTTCACCAATCTCTATTGTGTCCATCCACTGCCTGAAGCCATGGTGATAGACGGTATATTCCTGCCACCTATCGCCGGAATCATCCACGAAATCTACTCGAGCATCGGCATCTTGACCAGTCAACTTTTTGCGGCGAGTGTAATGAAGCATGAAAGCTGGCTCGATTCCAGATGTTGTTTGCGTCAGCACAGAGACAGATCCGGCTGGAGCTGTTGTGGTTAACGCAATGTTTCTACGTCCGTAGGCTCTCGACAATTTTTCTAATTCAGGGTCTGCTTCATAGAGGCGCTGGATAAACTTATGGTTTGATTCTCTCTCAAAGTCGTAAACTTCGAAGGCGCCACGTTCTTTCGCAAGTGTGCACGAACTTCTATAAGCGTTCAAGGCAAGAGTCTTATAAATGTCTTCTACGACATCAACAGACTCTTCAGAGCCGTAAGTGACACCTATCATGGCAAGAGCGTCACCAAGACCAGTAATCCCAAGCCCTGTCCTACGACCCTTCAGAGCAGCTGTTCGAATATTATTCCACAGGGACCTCTCATGATACTTAACATGATCAGACTCTGGGTCACGATCGATCTTGTCAAGAATCTTATCGACTTGCTCAACTTCAAGATCAACCATGTCGTCCATCAAGCGCTGCGCTTTAATCACAACGCTAGAGTACTCGTCAAAGTCAAATTCAGCACGAGAAGAGAATGGATTCTTCACGAACGCTGTCAGGTTCACAAGCATCAACCGGCAACTATCGTATGGTGATAGAATAATTTCACCGCATGGGTTTGTCGACACAGAACCGAAGCCTTCTTTAGTATATACATCAGAAGGTGTCATGGACTTTGCAGTGTCCCAAAAGAGGACACCAGGTTCTGCGGCAGCGTGAGCGCCTTCAATAATCTCGTGCCAGATTTCAGCGGCGTCATCAACAACACTGATCTTCGGGTTAGAAGAGTCTACGGGCCATCGAAGCTCGACTTCTTCGTTATTTCGTACGGCCTCCATAAATTCATCTGTAACACGAACAGAGATGTTGGCACCCGTCACCCTCGTCAAATCTTGCTTTATCTTTATGAAGTCACGGATTTGTGGATGGTGAACAGATATCGTTAGCATCAGAGCCCCTCTACGGCCTCCCTGAGCGACTTCTCGACACGAATTGCTAAATCTATCCATGAAGACTTCAATGCCGTCTGTAGTCCTAGCTGCGTTGGCTGTGGTAAGGCCCTTCGGTCTAATTGTGCTAAGGTCAAAGCCGACACCCCCACGACGCTTCGCAATCTGTACTAACTCCTGATCAGTCTTCAAGATTCCACCATAACTGTCCTCTGGTGACTCTATAACAAAACAGTTGGATAGTGACTGGATTCTTTGGTCATTTCCGATACCAGACATTGGAGAGCCTTGAGGAACTACCTGACTAAAGTCTTTTAACAGAGAGTATATTTCACCCTCTGTCAGGGGATTCGGATATTTTTGCTCAATCCTAGCTAGTTCGCCAGCAATACGTCGGTGCATATCATCCGGACTCAACTCCAGAAATTCTTCATCTTGATTGGTAAGCAAGTATTTAGTCGCGACGACATTAGCTGCTAACTCGTCTCCTGAAAAATACTCAAGACACCGAGCGTATACTTCTTGGTACGTATATGTTTTCGACACTTCTGTCTCCATCTTATTAAACTCTATTAATCTCTTTCCACTTCTTTCTAATCAGGTCTTTTGTCTCGCGTTGTTCGTCCTGGCGGGCTTCAGCGAGAGTCGCCGACTCACTATCGATTACTTTAATACTAGAGCGCGCGGTGTCAATGTGTATAGGAAAAAGAATCCCGTCCTTACCAGCGCGGTTTTTAGCGATAAAGATACGACCGGTCCCAGTAGCTTTCTCAGTTGCCTTTCTTGAAAGCGAAACAACTAAGTCAGCAACCATTGCCTTCCCATATGCTTCCGACATATTCTCAAGACCAACGATGTCAGAATTTGCCGAGTCTCTATTCGCTTGGCTCGCTGTCCACACTGGTACCCTTAGTTCCATTGCAAGATTTCTGAGCTCTTCATAAATAAGCTTAAGCTCATGACGTAAAGAGTCATACTGGCGTGTTGATCTCATAATGTCTGCATAATCGATAAGTATCAGAGAAGGTTTGAAGTTTCGTAAAGCAAGTTTCTCAATGTGGTTTCTAATGGTCGTTACTGACGCGGTACCAGTTGGATACTCCTTAATCATCAAGCGTCCTAAGTCTTCATTCTTTTCGTAAAACTCTTTGACTTGCTTTTTGTGATCGTGAACATCTGAAGACGGTATATTACAGAGGTTCGAATCGTATCGAATACCCACAGCCTGTTCAGTCAGCTCGAATGTGTAATGCAGAACATTCTTTCCGTTTCTCATTGCATTAGCACCCATCTGCACAAGAAAGTGAGACTTACCAACACCTGTGTTCGCGGTAACGACCCCAATCTCACCTCGACCCAACCCACCTGCTAGAACGTCCTTAGCATCTAGTTCTGGAATACCCGTGGGACATACACATCGGTCAATCTTCTGAAAGCGAGCTTCAATATCTTCAAAGAAGTCGTGCCCAACCGTATTCGGCATGCCGATTGATACAGCGTTTTTCATCAACGAGATTACAGACTCGAAGTTGTCAGTACTAATCAATTCTACCGACTGCTCAAGGGCTTCCTTGAATGCCTGCCTCTTGCAGAAGTCCAACGACTTTTCCTTAACATAGGCAATATCACCAGGGTTAGGATTCTCGCGCATCCGAATCAAGTAAGATACAATCTGATCCCTTAGGATGATATCGCCGTCTTCGCTAAGCGCATCTTTGATGATCGAAATCAAAAGTGATTGAGTTGGAAAGCACCGATATTCTCTAAAGTAGTTGAAGTACTTATCACAAAGATATTCTAGATAACGCAGCTCGAAAAAATCAGGCCTCATAACTTCAACCATCTGAGCGGCCCAGTTTAAGTCCGTCAACAAGCCTTGAAAGATCTTCTCTTGAAAAGGCTTGTTATAGTGTGCGAACTGGCCGGCGGGCAGATCATCTAAAATTGCTGTCTTGCTTGTTGCGGGCTGCATAAAAATCCTCTGTTAGTCTACTTTAATACCTTCAAGGTCATAAAAAGCTTGTCATAATCAACGTTAGTGATCTGTATCTTCATCAGTTCTCTGATGAACCCAAGTTTATCACGGGTGGTATCGTTCTGGAGAGCTGACTCTATTTTCTGTGCCTGGCTTGCAGACAACTTACCTAAGCCGAGATACATAAGCTTCCAGTTCTTTCGTATGTTCTCTTCGTGTTCAATGATATTATCATAGAGCTTAAGACTCTTTTGTACTCGAAGCTTTTCACATTCAGTAACTATGTCATCCACAGTAAGACTGTCAGAATTTCCAAACTGCGGAAATCTCTTCGAGAGGTTTTTAAACCCAACTCCAGGGGCACCTTTTAGACCGTCAGAGGCGTCACCAATGAAGCATCTTGCGAGACAAAAATTTTCTGGGTGAACGCCAAAGTTATCGATAACGCTCTCTATACTCCACTCTTTTTTGCTTCCGGGCGACCACACTCTTACCCTGTCGTTTATCAATTGAAAAAAATCTTTATCAGTTGATACGACAATACACTCTTTATCTTTAAAGACGGCGTTTACGATGTAAGCAACGATATCATCACCTTCGCAGTCAGATACATACACTTGCTTGATTCCAGCTTTTCGTAATAATGAAACAAGTCTTGCTACTTGTGAATTTCTATTCTCGACAGTGTCGGGTATATCTTCGTAAAAGCGGTTTAACTTTGCAGGGCGACGGCCAGACTTGTATGTAGAGCTTACCCCTCGCCGGCGTACAGAGCCCCCACCCTCCCAAGTGACCACTATATCACTTGGTTGATACCTTTCGCACAACAGTTGTATGCCCTTCAGAAACCCCACTATCCCACCGACATGTTCACCGTTGGTATCCATAGTGGGATTCGCTGCCCAGTGCCTGTAGAAGACATTCAGTCCATCTAACACTAGAACAGGACGATCATTAGACATCTAAGTCCTCAATACCATCCAAGTCTAGATCGAGAGCAGCGGCTCTCACTTCTTCGTATGACTCCGTGTCAAGATGAGCGTCAGCAGGGTTTTCTAGCTTTCTTGTCATGCAAGCTTCTAACAGCGCTTCTACATACCCATGATATTCAGGATCATTCCAGACATCACCAAAATCAGCTTTATAGAACTTCTTTTCAACAATCACTTCTCCTGTAGAAGCGCTGGCAACAACAAGGGACTTCCAGCTTCCGGTTCCGCTAATGCTGATTGTCTTGTCATCTATTGTGGCAGCGCCGAACTTCCTCAGCTCATCGAACACCTGCTCATGCTCGAATATTCCTTTTCCGAAATGAATCTCAAAATTACATTCTCTAAAAGGTGGGGCGACCTTGTTCTTGATAGTCTTTGCACGAACGTGAATTCCAATTACTTCCTTATTCTTGTTCGTGATCTGCTGCCCTGCCCCCAGTTTAATTCGTACAGATGAGTGAAAAGGGATTGCCTTACCACCGGGTGTAGTAGTAGGATCTCCATACATAACTCCAATCTTTGTCCTAATCTGGTTCAAACAGATCATCAACACGTTCTGATTTGCGATTACGCCTGTAATCTTTCTCATTCCTTTCGAGATAGCTCGAGCCTGTAAGCCGATTGTCTCTTTGTCATAGTCGCCGACAAGCTCAGCTTTAGGAGATGTAGCAGCGACGGAATCCCAGATGATCGTGACAGGTACATCCTTATCCATCGCCTTCGCCTTGAGAATAGTCGACTCAGCGATAGACATAACCTCCTCTGTGCAGTGCGTGTCAACATATACAAATCGCTTGCTGATATCGACACCAAGCATCGAAAGGTTCTCTACACTAGTTGCGTTTTCAGTGTCAATATAGACGACAATTCCGCCCATTGCCTGTGTAGACCGAGCAATTTGAATCGCAATATGAGATTTTCCGATAGATGGCGGCCCGAAGATCTCTACAATACGCCCCTCTGGCAAACCACCATTCGGACGATTCGCGATGATATAATCCAACTGCTTAGATCCTGTACTAATCCACCGATTCACGTGGGTTGGTGACTCATCAGTTGACAGATTGTAGGCAATTCGAGAACCATGTTCTTTATTCAGTGACTTAATCAGGTCAGAGGTAAACTCATCGCTGTTGTCTTGCTTCTTTTTTGACATTAAAACACTCCTATGTTCATAGAACAACTATAAGATTATGTAACTAGATGTTCATAAAAAACAAGGGAGGGAATTTCTTCCCTCCCTTGAAGTCACGAGGACAGCTTTTGTCTAAAAGTCATCTTCGAGATCGGCAAAAGCATCATCAAGACTCTTGAACTTATCACTAACCGCAGCTTCGCTGTTGTTTGTTGTAGAGCTGGTAGTTGAGTTGCTTGTAGAGCCACGAGACGTGCCAAAGTTGTCGTCGGTAGAAGAGTTATCTTCGTCACCGTTCAACCAATCATTTACGATCTTTGTCAGAGTGTCATAAGACTTCTCTTCATACATCTCTTCCAGGGAAGGAATTCCGTCAGTCCACTCAGTGATCTGCTTCTTGCTGTCAGCAAGCTTGCTCTGCTTCCCTCGGGGACGGACTTCGGTCGTTGCCCACTGGCGACCGGGCGCTTTAGTACAAACAACCTTAATGTCACGACCTTCCATCACATCAGTGATGTCGCCATAATCTTCATCAAGCATGATGTTAAGAAGAGACTGGTATACGGTCTTTCCGAAAGACCAGATACGTACGCCCTTGTCTTCTTCACCTCGAACTACAACTGGAGCGTAGTAGCGAGCCTTAGGGTAGAGCTTCTTCGCAAGCTCATAAGACTCCTTGGTGCCCTCATCACGGAGCTTTGTGATAAGCTCCTGGATGGGATCAGGATTACCGAACTGATATGGCGCCAAAAGACCAGGGTTGTTTCCAATGTTGTAGTAAAACCAACGCTCAGCAAACGGTAGACCGTCATCATTACCTGAGAACGCGAGGAGACGTACTACGGACTCTTCTCCCTCTTGTGGTCGCCACATAACGTTGCGGCGAGAGTTTGTGCCAGATAGCTGGCCGAGCTTCTTACGAAGTGCATCAAAATCAATTGCCATGATAACCTCCAAATGTTTAATGTGCAATAGGCAATTTGCAGTTAATTTGTCCGTGAGGACATTAGTAGTATAAGTCTAAATTCTTAATTTTTCAAGTCTTTTTTTTCTTTTTCTTATTTGGGTATGTTGAGCCCGTTCCGATAGGAGTTGTCGCACCCGCAACTGCAGTGGTAACTGCTTGCTCGTCAGCCTCTCGCTCATCCTCGGCGCTCTCGTCTGGCTCACCTAAAACTTCTTCTTCGGCCAACATTTCCCGTATAAGCATTCTAAGATATTTCATATCTTTAATTATGTAGTAAAGCGGTGTTGTGGCTCAACTTCGAAATATTGCGGCTCACATTTTTGAAGGTTTTGAGAAAGCCAAAGTGACTCTTCCTCTGCTTTCGCGAGGTTACTTACTTCTTTCCACCAACACCCAAGTTCTGGATTCCAACGATAACGGCGCTGCTTAAGAAGATGATTCTCTTCTCTCAAGGAGCCAGCAGCGAAGACGTGATAATCAGGTTGCATAGCATTGCTTAGCATCTCAGTCATGTACTTTTCATGCCTTAAAAGATGAAGAGTCGCATCAACGTCAGCAACGGCATTGTGCGAATCATAAAAGAAACCATGCCAAGCGCAGAGCACCTCTAGAGCCTTCGAAGCGCGACAGATGACTGTCCAATCAACTTGGGTCATTGAGCAGCACCAGACGACGTCTGAAGGTACAATCTGTCCATTCTTTTGGAGCGCCTTCTCAATCCACTGTCTATCGAATGAAGCGTTATGAGCAATCGCAAACTGACATTTCGATAAGATCTTTGCAACTTTATCCCATGGGATGGAATGACCCTTTAGATCCTCATCAACAAATCCAGTTATGTCAGTAATAATCTGGCTTAGAGGATTAGCCGGTTCTTGAAGATACTCAATGCTCTTCTTGACGCCTGAAACTTCGCCGGTTGCCGGCGATACAAAGAAGGGTCGCATTGCAATCTGGATAATCTCGTCATTATCCTTATTTAGACCAGTTGTCTCGACATCAATGATCACAGCCGGTACATCACCTGGCGCTGGATCTCTGTCTGGAGCTGCTAGTGCAAGTAGCTTCTCTAGTGTTACTACTCCGTCTTTTTCCAAATGCTTCATATTACACCTCTCATTCAAGATAATGTAAAAGAAAACATGGGGGTTTACATGCTACTACGCATTTTCAGGCCAAGAATTTTTCTTTGAAGATTTGTATACGACAACAGAGCCATCGCCTAGCCTGTCGACTTGGACCGGAATACTAAGACTCAACTTACCGGCGTTCTTAGCACCGATGAGGGTATGATGAATGTACTTCGCTCCATTACGACTATCGAGATCACCCATTTTAATAATGATTCCAGTCATGTCTCCCTGCCTCTTTTGAGACAGTCCCGGAGCATATGCTCGCTTCATAACGTCAGCACCAGAAAGAGCTTGCTTCAAAATATCGGCAATCCCCTGAAGTTCTGAACCTGACTTCTCTATCTTAAGATTCTTCATAAGCTGCTTCGGGTTTTCTTTCGCGAGGGCCCCGGCTTCTTGAACGTCTTTGTTCCAGCGACCCCGACCGACGGAGGATCCTATTTCTCCGGGTTTGGTTTCTCCAGAGCGTTTCGATTCCTTCTCTTTCTCTTCTGGCTTGGCAGCCTCTTCATTTTCTTCTAGAATCATCTTCTTGATGTAACTTCTGAGCATTTCTTCATTCATTAGAGTTTAACTCCGTAATCTTCAGTGGGAACTTGCCTACACCCTGCATATCGTATCCATTAGATACATATTCAGATACCGCCGTAAGTTTCTTAGGATCTGCCTCAAATAGCAGAGCGTCATGGATAATAAATAAGGGTTTTACGACACCCGCGAACTGTCTGCAAAAATCCAGAAAGCCGGCAAGAGATACATCAACGGCAGTAGATTGCAGGAAGTTATTAACCAAGATAGAGGGGCGCTGGTCATCAACCTCGATAGGTCGACCAAAAAGGTTAGTGATGGATCCAGTCTTTGCTTGATCTGATAGGCTTTTACTCAGGCTGTCTACCTTAAAGTAATTTGCAACCTCTTTCATTAGCTTCTCTACTGGTATATCAGAACCTTCATCTCTGAGCATACTTTCCAGCCTATACTTCCCGGCGCCGTATAAAGTACATAATACTGCTAACTTCGCTGCATCTCTGCTGATTCCAAGCCCCAAGTTCTCAGAGAATGAAGTGTATACATCACCCCGTAGGTCCGCACCAGCGATGTTCAAAGCAACTCGCGGCTCAAGAGAAACAAAGTCTATTTCGTATAACTTTTTGTTTCGTGATGATGCTCTTAGAACAGCCCTGTGGTCTTTCTTCATCGTTAATATTTGAGGGCCTGATTTCACCACTAGACGTCCAGTCTTTGTCGAAGACCTAGAATACTGTGGTACGGGTAAAGAGCCGCCTACAGATGAACTTACAAAAGAATTAAGGACATGGTTATCTTCGTTTTCAAGAATCGAACGAGCAGACTTCTCATTTAGGGTACAGGGCTCGAGCATCGAAAAGAGTGCATTCGTGTCTTGAAAGAATGAAGAATACTCTGACTTGCTTACCTCTGCTGTCATTTCTTGTATGTCTTTTAGGAATGGCATCAGTATTTGCTTAAACCGCGGGGTGGGAATTACATATGACCATGGAACATCACCTGTATAACCACACTCTTTGAAGCTGTTCTTATACTCACGAGGGATCAAGTCTGGTACCTCGTAGCCATAGAGTCTTAAAAGGTCTTCGATAGCAGCAGGTGCTGTTAAGTCACCGACGCAGAAGTCATGCTCCTCCAACTCCTGTGCTGGTTTCAGCATACCATCCTGCAGTATTACATCATACGGAAAGCCCGTGACCTGCTTATAGATTAGTAAACGCATATGGAATATTACACAGCGCAGCTACAATTTTCACATGCTACGAATCTTTTAATGCTGTTAGTGTCTTAGTGATATTCGTTATCATGCTGGTATAGCTACCAAACGCGTCGACCTGTGTCATCTTGATTTTCGTCTCGAACTTTCCCTTTGAAAGAGAGTGGTCGATCCCCGAGACAACAAACACATTATCTATTGTGGTCCCGGTGCCGAAGTCAACAAAAAAGTTCTGTCCATAACTTATTACTGGACATCCAAATGTATTCATTGAAAGAGTGACCGGGGCTGTCTGTAATGGTAAGCCAGCGTCTCTAACGCCCTGTGCGGTTGTACCTCCGCCCATTCCCCCACGCATCATGTTAATCGAGGCAAGCTTCGGGTCATTCATAGATGATAAGTCAGCAGATAACACAGCGGAGTTTGTAGAACCATATATTATCGACGGCATTGTGCTTTGGATGAACCCCTTTAGCGCGGGAAACCCGCCTTTAACCCTAAAGTACGTATCAGGTTGAGTGGCTGGATCATAAGATTTCATATCATCTTCAGACATCGAGGGTACAGCTTCCAGTAAACCGTAGTCTAGCGCTTCCTGTAGCTGCTCTAAAAATGCTGTTTTGTGATCGACTGAAATATCGGCGTCAAGACCGAATTCCGCCTCTGTGTTCATCGCTCGAGTTGTGTTCGTAGCAGCAGTTGTTAAAAGACCCATCGAGTTTGAACGTGTGGCTTGAGACAACCTATTAAGCGCAGTGTAGGGAGTACATACTGAATCGTATATATGGATCCTGAGTATCGTTGCACGGCGGCCTTCGGGATGACCTGTATCTTTTGCAGGTACAGCTTCAATATGAAACCTAACTCTTGGCATCTTGAATTCAAGCTCCGAAGTGTCCCCGTAGGCATCTTCAAGGCGCTTCTTTTTCTCGTCGTTAAGCTTTGTTGGATCTTCCTTGAATTTCTCTTTCACTGTCTTTTTACCTTCTTTGTCAGTGTCGTACAAAGAAGCAAGACCGAACGCTTCTGCAGTCTGATTATGGATAAACTCTTTACCCATCATACCCATAAACCTACCAAGAGGAAGATTAACTGTATTCTTCGTGTTTTCTTTAAAGACTAAGTCAAACTGCTTTAAGTTGATTGGGATTTCAGCAGTCGTTAAATCCTTTAGATAAGAAGACTTATCATTCATAGGATAGAACAAAAACTGGATCTCGTCAAATCTCTTAGTGGCAGCAAGAGGTTTTCCCACCATATACATGAGTAACGCGCCGTACGAAATATGATTATTCGACCACTGTGGGATATTGACAAAGCTTTTACTGCCATTATGACCTGTCACTTCTTTGGCAAATGGATCTTTTTTCGACTGGCGCATCTTTTTCAAGTGGCTTATCTTCTCGCCAACTGCATCCGCGATTGTCTTCTTTAGTTGCGCGGCGGCGCCACCTTTCCCATCTTTACCGAACATGTCTTCCAAAGTATCTGCCAGCTGACCTGACGTACCTTCGGCACCCCTGTTCGCAGATATATACTTCTTTAACGCTTTCTGTGTTTCTTCATCCATCGTCAAAGCGCGGCTTGTATCAGATGCAGCACTAAAAAACGACTTTCCAAAGACGTCCTTCGCTTCCTTCGTTCCGCCCGTCGCAGCGGCATCTTTAAGGGCAGTAGCTTTAAGTTTTTTGATCACATCGACCATATCTTTAAGCGCCTGCATCGCATCTTCTACGTCTTCACCTTGGCTGATATTATTTGTATCGACATTCGAGGCGCCTTTCATCGATAGCTTAAGTTTAATCTTGACTTGCCCTACGTCGTCAAAAGAAAACGAGCTGTTGACGATCATATATTTTTCGGTCACCTTAAGCGCGTCCAAGAATGCACCGTAATAATTTCCGCTTGCTAAGTCGTTATCAGGGTGAGACCATCCGTAGGTTATCAAAAGCTCAGTCCGACCGTATAGATCTGGTTTCACGAACTCGGATATTTCCGTCAGACGAGATCTGTCATGTAAGACAAGGGAAAGATCAGCAGTCTTGTGTGACATCATCCCCTTCGAGGGTGTAACAGAAATACCGAAATCTTCTATACTCATCAAAGGACGGAAAGGGTCAATGATAGGAGCTCCCCTGCGGCCGCCTGCAGAGACTGGTTTACCATCGTCTCCCTTAACGTTAGAGAACGCTTCGAAATCAGTATATCCCTCTAGTTGACCGTTTAGTGTTGGGACTAGAGTTTGGGGAGCGGTGAAGATCTCCATCCCAACAGTCGCTACATCTAAGTCTTCGGCGGAAGCGATGGTATCAGAACCTCCCGATGTTTTCTTACCGTCGCCGTCAAGGCCGGCTGCAGCACGGGCTTCTTCACTCTCCAGCTTACCCTGCACAGCTTCTTCGTTTAATGCTGTCGCCAAAGCTTTGTCTACGTCTGTTGCAGGCTGGCTCTGCCCTGCTACATGTTGCATCAAGCTAAGTGTTTGTATACGACCGTCTTCGCTGAGGCCTTTCATAGGCGAGACAAGTGTTATATCGAGATACGGTTGGCATCTCGAGAACTCTAGAGTCGGGATAGCATTCATAAATAAGGCAGCAGCCCCGGAGTCGCGGGTAGCAGGGACCAGCTTTGGATTTTTAATTTGGAGAGCGCAAAGGTTAGGGGTAAACTTCGTTGGAGAAGCAAATGCACCGTTGATTGTACCGTCTTCGCTACCGTCAGACCCTGGAGTTATACGGCACATGTCCCTAACACTTATGGGAGAACATATCTTCTTGTAATCATCGCTCGAGAATATAGACGAAAACGTGTCTGGCTCTCCAACGTATTGATACGTTTTCATCGCGAGCTTCAAAGAATCAGAGTCACCAGTTACTATATCTTTAAGAGCCTCTACGTTCTTCGACATGATAACTCCGCCCTCGGTGGCGTCGTTAAACGTCCTAGCTAATTTCTCGATCTCAGGTGTAGAGTCAAAATCAACGTTCCCAAACTTGTCTATCGTATTTTCATCACCGAACGCAAGGATCGAGGTGAATTTTTCTTTTGACACGATGCTATAGTACCGACCAAGAGCGGCTATTATGTCACCAAGTTTGGAGTCGTATATTGCCATTTACCCCACCAGGGCTTCTATCTGTCCAATGTTGACAGGAATAATTAATTCAATCCCAGCTGGAACTTGAAGACCCCACCCAATCCCACTAGCAGCAGCAATCACCCACCACAGGGTTCCGTCTCCGTAGTATTCACCAGCGATAATATCAAGACGATCATTTTCTACTGTGACCCTCTTGACAAAATCTAGTGCGCCTGAATTAACAGCTCTGTTTATAGCATAACCTGCGGAATACGTGCCATAAGACTTGCCGCCTTTTATGCGTGGAGATCTTTTGTATCTTGTTGGCATTATTATCCTCCACCTTCGCCGTCTTTGTCTATTGATTTAGCAAAGTTGTCGTAGTTCGCTGAACGATCATCGGTGACTTTCGAACTAACCTCTGGTGTTTTTGCACTGTTAAACGGACTTCTAATTCCACCCTTGTCATGATAATCTGTCGCCATCGGTCCCGCGAGACCTCCGACAGGATAGTTCATGGACCTCATCATACCATTACTATCCAGGCCTGGAATAATATCATGAATCGGGCTAAACGAAATCGAAATCGTCAACATCGTTGGAGCGCGACGTCCCAGCCCACTCATATCCCATTGTGCTTCATTCCAGTCGAAGTCCATGCTTGTTATAACACCCGCTAGTCCTCGGCCGCCGGCGGCTTCAAAAGATCGAACAATTGCGTTATTCTTGGGATCAAAGAATTTATCAACATCCTCTATTTGAGTGTCTAATGTGATTGCAGGATCAGCTGGTGTAAGCTTCTTGATTGTAGCTGGAATAGGCGCAAGATCATTCGACGTAACGACATAAGTGTGAAAATGTCCCTTGGCGCTTGCTGGTCCGTACGGGTCTGCTGCATCATCTTGATCTTCATACTGCACAAAATATTCCGCATAAGATGCCTCTAGTTCACCTTCGGCATCGTAACTTGAGTACACTTGCCTCTCTAGAATCTTAACCTTACCGGACGTCGTCGGACGAGATCTAAAAGCCTTTGAAGTTACATGATCACCGCCATCGGGCGGGTTCGTGTTATGAGTGTTTTGGCTTTTATCACCAGTTGAAGCAGCGGGAATTATCTTCCCAGCTTTAGTGTCATATGTCGTATAACCTGCTGAACTTGGCGAAAGTATCGCGTAGCCCCACGTCTCATCACCCGGTAGGTATCCATGGGCAACATCAGCAGCGGAGGCAGGTTCTGTTGAGAAGCGTGCCGTTCGTTCTTTGGTTGCGGCATCGAATGCTTCTTTATATTCTTTGTCAGAATCTGCTTTCGCAGAACTTACTGCGGACGCGGCAGATATATCAAAGCCAGCAGCGGCCAGTTCTTTATTGACTTCAGTACTCTTACCCTTCTCTGCGTCTGCCGGCGCAAGCTTTATCTCTGACAAACCGAATATCCTTGCGAGATTAAACCTGCTATAGTTACTCCTTACGACATCACCCACCCTTAGTCTTATGACTGGCGACGCCGTCGGGATCTGAGAGAACGGCATTACAAACTTCTTATCACCGGCTTTGACAGATTTCCCTGGTGAGAATGAAGGGTAAAGCATAGAGACGAGCTTGTTTACACTCCACCACATGGAATCAAAATCGTCAGGTGAAGTAGACACAAGCGTCCATGATAAACTTATACTTCTTGTTGTGTCTTGGTAGATCTTGACCTTGTCTATCCTCCCATATCCCGCGCTCTCAGAGTATGACACGCTATATGAGTCTTTTAGATCATTCAAGAAGGCATGGAAGCTTATCACCTCGTTAGTACGAAGGTCATGAAAGTAGAAGGGACAATACTCTGCATCAAGTTCGTTTTCAATCAACTCTACGTCTTCTCTGCTATACCGGATCGAAGACTGTGCAGCATTCCCTTTAACACCCCTGTTGTTTCCACCCGGTCTCAGGTTATCGCCGTACGGAACTGGTGTTCTTGATTCGTCATCTCCAATTCTGGAGTGCAACTCTTGCATAAATGTCGGGTGGTACCCAAAAGCGGTAGCAGCATTAGTGTACTTCTCGTTTAGAAGCACAAGAGCTGGCGCCGATCGGTGTCTCCAAGCCTGTTTGTCACTCCCAGGCTGTCGGCTCATTTGGGTTCTCGTCTGGCCAGTCGTGCTTAGCGCGTTAAACTTCACATATTTGTTGTATGAATTCAGCCAAGCGTCGCCCATCGTCAAAATTGAAACGAAGAAATTCCAGGCAGGATATCTGTTCAAGTTCATTATCATATCGAAAATGGCTCGAGCGCCGTCTGGTCCGGATGTTGTGCCACTGTCCAGAGTCACAGTCTCCAACATTCTGTCTAAATCTCTTCTAACTACTCTCATCACGTTTGCGTAGTACCCAGATCCATAAAGCGCGTTGAACAGCACATCATCGCCAGATGCTGCAACTTCTGAAAACCATGCCGCGACGGAAGACATACCTGTTACAGCACTGACCTCAGGCAAGGGTGGAAAAGACGGGATCGGGGAAGGTGCCTCATCTGACGCATCGGGAAGAGCGGATGGCGGAATCTTCAACCAAGCAGCTAAACCGTATATCGCACATTTCCAAGCTGGACGATCTAGTCGAGGAAATCCTGCCTGCCGTAGAATACGGAGGATAGTACCTTCCTTATACCATCTTCCCTTCGCAAGGCTACGCGGAGACTTAGGATTGTGGGGTTTTTCTGTCGACTCTAAGAGTTCCACAAGGGTAATAAGTGCAGTAAACACTGCAGCACCTAAAAGATACTCACCAAGCGCCTGCACAGCTGTATTAAGGTTCGCAAAAACAGCATGCTCAAAAGGTTCCCTATAAGATGAAAGATTACCAAAAGTCTTTTGTGCTGGTAAGGCGGCCCCTGTAATATCGTCATAACGAAGTTCGGCATTTTGAAGCTGTATCTTCTCTGGAGACGCATAGACGTTGGTAGGACGAAGCTTCTCTACGTCAACCTTTGCAGAGCCCATCTGAACATCAGTTGTCGACACCGCGCTTCCGCCGTCTGGATCTGAGGAATTACTCATCCTGTGACCAGTGGAGCGCACCATCAACGAGTGAGCGATCTTGTGAAGATCATTCAAACTTGTCCTTACAGCATCGTCGTCGTATACACCAAAACCGCTTTGAGTTATAGGAATTCCGGGCTCTGTGAATCGGCCATCTTCGATATAGGGACTTGATCCAGGCGTCGGGTCGAACCTGTTACCAGTCCGGAGCATACTAGATATCTTCTTTTGTACTGGTGTCTCGCCGGAGGGAGACTTGACAGCAGACGCCCCCGTAGGATCACCGACACCGGGTTCGCCGGGTTCCCTGTTTGAGACCACATCTCTTAATAGATTATGGCCATCAGTTTGAGCGTTCTTATTTAGAACGTCGGATAAAGTTGATATCTTTCCAGAGTTGCTTAATGTCTCAAAATTATTAACTGCTGACTCGGACGACTTCCCACCCGTCGGGAACGTTCTTGTAAATCCTTGAGTCTCATCGGCTCCACCCGTCTTAAATTCTGCTGGTAGTCCAGATGTACCCCTAAGAGACGTTTCAGCGATAGGATTATCATCTATTGGAAAAGCATTCTTAGTGTCAGGAGACTTGGTCAGAGAACTCAGATACGACCCCAGCGTGGCCTTTGCAGAGGTGCTCAGGTCATCGCCCTCTTTAACGGCGCCGTTTGGGCTTGAACCTTCTGGAATGTAGTCTTTTTCATTGGCCATGATTTTTAAGTATCTCTTCTCTTAAAACTTCTAGAGCTTCCTCGTCTTTCTTAACCAATTCAATGATCTCTAACAGATTACGCATCGGAAGCGGTACTTCAAGTTTCTCAAGTTTTCTTAGGTCTTCTAAAAACTTCTCTCTAAGAGCTGCTCTATCTTGATCTTCACCGTTTATACCTTTAGTCACTTTACTATCCTTCTGCTGATGCTAGCGCGGTGGTCATAACAGATTTATCTACCAAGACCTTGCCGACCTTGTCAGCATCCATGGTAACCTGTACATTAAGAGTAATATTTACCGGTTCGTTGGTAACGTTAAATTGGCCATCGCCTGTCCCGATCGCTTTCGCGAAATTATCAAGAGCTACTTTGGCGTTGAGTTCTCCAACGCTGTTTAGAGCAGTTATCGCAGCCTTTGCGTTATCCACCATCGCTGTGACGGCAGCGCCCATAGTTTCAGCTGGTCCCATTCCTTCCGAAGCAGTCGTCAACTCAGTGAGTGCTTGAGAGAAGTCGATAAGACCCTTGGTCATCTTACCCGCTGTGTCAAGTGTGGTCAAAGCCGCTTCATTAAGCGTCATCGATTCGAGTGTGGTGAACAGGGTCGCAATGCTATTCTCTCCAGTGAGAGAGCTGACCATACCCTGGACGACATTCTTAACAAGGCCACCGACAGAAGATCCTTCAGGAACCTGCATGCCCGACAACTTCGATACTGTATCGGCAAAAGAACCAACAGCGGCCATGGCTTTGGAGACAACATCAACTTTCTTCAACGCCAGTTCCACAGCGGCATCATCACCTAGACCCGCCGCGGCGTCAAGTACAGCATTGATGAGCTTCGGCATCTCGTTCTTGACAGAATTAACGATGGTTGTTATCATCTTTGCCATTTGTCCTATTCTCGTAGCCAAATCATCACCACCGAACCAGCTATCATCTTTAGGTATGAGCTTGGAGACGTCTCCAATAGCTTTGGCGAAATTCCCAACCGCTGCCATAGCATCGACAACAACCTTCATCCTTGGGCCGGCCTTCTCTGGATCTCCGACTAAGTTAGCCATCACAATAAGAGTTAAAAGCATATCGGGTAGAGTATCTTTAATCGCGTCTAAAAGCTTGATTATACCGTCAACGATTGCTCCCATTGTTTTCGCGACGTCCTTGCCGAACATGCCACTCGATATTTCCGAGAGCGCCTGGAGCGGTGTCATCAATGCAGACGCGAGTTCAGCGACGGCACCAAGAGCACCAGCGATGACTTCCACTTTCTTTTCAGAGCCGTCAGGAAGTACCCCTGCGAGAAATACGAGGGTAACCATGATCGTCACGAGCGAATCAGTAATCTTCCCAAGAAGATCGCCGATTGAAGTGAATATTTCCGACATAGATGGTCCACCCATCAACTGCGATACAACACCCAGCTTCGCTGCATCGAGCCCGATACCCGCAAGAGACTGCATCACTTCGGCGACTTTGGCAATAACGTTTATTCTCTTGGCGACGTCATCAACGTTCGGTATCTCCAGAGACATGAGAGCGCTTATCATACGCTTGATATCACCCATCGCACCAACGAAGAAGTCGGCGGCAACCTTAAATCCGCCCGCCAGAATTGGAGCAAAAATTCCAATTGCCGCGAAGGCCACACCGAGACCGGCCATACCTGCTATTATTCCGACCATGACTATAATCGCCCCAATAGCTGGCCCGATTATCGGTAGGCTGTCAGATATCTTCTTGAACGTAGGCAGAAGCTCTTGCAGGGCTTTCCCAAATATCAGTACACCTGCTGTGAACAGTAGCGCTGCGGCGACCATACCGACTATCATTATTGGTACTGCTGTCACGAATGATCCAAAGAGCATACCGACAGCGCCAAGAGCAATAGTAGCCATTAGAGTCAGCGCCAGCATCCCAAGTATTTTAACAAAGTCTACAAACGGAATAGCCTTCAATACTTCGTATGCTATTCTGATCCCTGCCGCAAAAGCGACTACAGACACAGTAAAGAACAACGCACCGACAAGCATCATGAGACCGGCGGTTGTAATCGTTGTCGGTTCCATCATGAGTGCGGCAAACACAAAGGGGACCATAGCTGCTATCGCTATTGCTAGGGCTAAAAATACCTTGAGCAAGCCTGTGAAGGGCACATCTTTTAATATAGCATAGGCTAATGCGATGGCTCCTGCAAACAAGACTAGAGAAATCCCTGCGAAGGCGGCGAGTATTGTAAGGTTAAATCCGGCTTTGACGACGTCTTTAGGGCTTATCTCTCCGATCTTTTCAATCATGCTTTTTAAGCCCTCAAAGAAACCGCCACCCTCTTTCTTCATGGCGTCGCCGCCTTCTTTCTCTAGGCCTGCTCCTACCTTACCACCCAAGTCGCCAGTGAAAAAGCCAACAATCTTCGCGACAATGGCTGCGCCGGCAGCTTCTATCAAACCAGCGACAACAGCTTTCGCAACATTGAATGCAACAATACCAGCCATGACCTTGAAGATCAATGGCCCGAATCTATCCATCACTGCCCAGAACATGTTTTGTAGGCCTTCCCAAATCGGCGGCCATGCATCTTGAAGCGCTGGTCCAATCTTGGCGAATGCGTCAGCAAACGCACCGCCGATGCCGGTAGATAGGCCGTCAGATGCGCCATCAAGTCCTCCGGGGTCGGATAAGAAGCTGGCAACACTATTCATAAGATCACCGAGCTTCGTGGCGAGGAATGGGATCAAGTCTGCTAGCGCATCACCAATAACACGAATGATATTCTCAAAAAACTTGCTGAAGGCACTGGCACCTTCTGCACCGGCTCCGCCTGTTATATAGTCATAGACATCCCCGAATACATCTTTTATAAGATCAACTATGCTATAATCGCCGCCACCAGAAATAGAATCAGAGAACTTTTGGAAATATCCTGTCAGCTTATCGAAAAGTCCTTTTAAGGCTTCTGCATTAAAGATCTTCTTGACAGCATCAAAGAGGCCGAGTTTACCCATCAAATCAGCAAACATCCCGCCGAGCTTCTTGCCGAAGTCCATAACAACCTTGAAAGCTTTCTTGATCTCCATTATGGATTCTTTATACTCTTTATTCTGAGCGAACCCCCGGCTGAAACCTTTTGCGAATGCATCAAAGAAGCCGTCGACACCCTGACCACTATGAACTAGTTTCTGGATTGATTTCGAGAGCTCAAGCATGACTTCTTTTTCAGACATCTTGTTGGCTTCGGATTCTTCAGCTGCCGCCTCCATGTCTTCATAAGCAACGCCCATGTTTTCTGTGGCTAGCGCATTCTCCATAGCAGAAACGGACAGACCCATCTGTTCAGCCATTAGCTTCTTTTCTGCTCTTGACATGTCGTCGACGGATTTACCGGCAGCATGGAATGCTTCACGCATCTTGTCAATACGCTCAGCTGGGTTTTGCGCGTTCATCATTTCCATAGTGTCAAGCTGGAGACCGAACGCTTGGTTCAGCTGTGCTACGGAGCCGGCGGCAGATTCAAAATCATCGAACTTATCAATAACTCCCTGTAGGTCTTTTGCTTCCATACCAAGCTTAGCCATGTAGGTAGCAGTAGCAGCAAGTTCTTTCTTGCTCATGTTACCGAAGTTTGCAACATCTTCAGTAAGAGCAGACATGTTTTTACCGATCGTCTTGGCAGAAACGCCAAACTTGTTACCCATCTGGATAGCCATTGAACCCATCTCAACGAGCTCAGTCCCTACATCCTTACCGGTATTGTGGGCCTTTCTTGCCATTTCAGCAAGGGCTTCATTGGTCATGCCAAGACCCTTGTTCATCATGACCATCTTGTCAGCCGCGCCGGCGATCTGATCTTTCAGCATTGAGAATTGAGGGCCTGCGGCTTTTGCTATCTCACCAACCGCCTTTAGCATGGCAGCGGCACCACCTGAGCCATATCCAAAAACTTGGCTTACGCTTAGACCAGATTGCGCTAAAGCCGATGACGAAGAGCGTAAGTTGTCAAACCCTTCCATAACGGCGGCGCCTTCGCCTTTCGACAAGTCGCCCATCTCGCCTTTAAGCTCTTCCATGGCTTGGCGAAGCTCATTGACTCCGCCGGTTGTAGATGCAGCAGCTTTCGTGAACTCGCCCAAGACCTGAAACGGAATACCGACTATAGACTTACCGACGTTGAATAGGCCACCAACAACGCTACCGATCCCGCCAGAGATCATACTGAACATCCCTGGCAGACGGCTGAATGTCTTCATCATTCCAGATGCAGCACCAACAGCTGCGGCTTTCATCGGTGTAAACTTACTTAGTATATTACCGAGAGTGTCCCCGAGACCGCCGGTAGACTTCTGGCCGTCTTGGCCCATCTTGTCTAGGGCACCACCAGCCTTTGAAGCTTCCTCAGCAGCAGAGCTAAGTGTTGAAGATAGACCAGCTATTCTGTCTTCTAGACCGTCGAGATCTTGACACTCCATCGCTTTGCACAGCTCTTTAGCAAGCTGCGCCTGGCCGCCTATCTGCTTAGATAGAGCGTCCATCTGCTTAGCACGGTCAGCCAGAACTTTGTTGATCTGCTGATTAATCTGTAGTTGAGTTTGTAATTCTTTTGAATCAGCCATGCTATGCTCTTACACTTCTCGTTAACGCTACCTTACCATTAAATATAACGAACGAGAATCTGCGCCCTTTATTTGATCATAGGGGCCAAACATAACCTGTCTTTTTACGTAGGGCCCTAGAGGCGGCCCTCTTCCTCTCTAGAAGTGGTATGACATCCTTCATCTCACCAGACTGTAGGGCTACATAAAAGCGCCGGGACTCTGATAGAACTTTCGCAAAAAGGTTCACAGCATCTTTGTTACCCTTTAGCTTGATTTCTGATATCTCACCCTTGACGTAAAGAGCACAATCTCTGAGAAATGTATCGTTAACACTTTGCATATCATTCACCTCATTCTATAACTATGTAAATCTACGCAATTTTGACGGTACTTGTGACCTGTGACGACTCATTAGAGCGCGAGTCTCAGGATCATTCTGGTGAGCGGCTCGAGAACCAGCATCACCCGCTCGCTTAAGTTCTTTGTTCAGCCTCGTTATCATCCATATTCGAACCCAAATAGGAATGTTATAGGCTTCAACATACGTGAAGCCCATATAATACATAAGATTAAAGATCTGCTCTAGATAGACTTCTTTATTCTCACTCGTCAGGCCAAAAAAACGCGGCGCCTAAAGGCAGCCTCACCTCCGAATGTTCAAGGCATGAAGGACAATCCATCCAGGACTTCATCTCAATGCCAGGCTCGTTGTTGTCGATAAACTTCCGCAAGAATAACGAATCACGAGCTGGGAGGTTATTAACCATCATATCGAGCTTTGTCTTATCATTAATACCGTTTGCTGAAACAATGGCGTACTTTAAACGTTGTGTAACAAGATTCTCTGCTCTTTGACCTTGTTTCTTACGACGTTCGGAGATCGTCATAATCTCCTGCTCATCGTGACCTGTTAGAAGCTTGAACCTAATCTTAGCCTTAGTAACTGGTAGCGTAGTCTCGAAAACATTTTGACCTTCAGCAATAGGATCTAGATCAAGAGTCTTAATAGGCAGCTCACCTAAATTGAAGGAATGTTTTGATCTCTCGCTGCACGCAGGGCAATCAACTTCCACCTTATACTCTGCGCCGTAGCCCGTCACTCTAAGCGCAACCATCAAAGCGTTTCTGTCACCTGCCAAAAGTGTGTCAGGATCAACTCTTTTGTCGATCATACATGACTTAATCAGATGGCTAATCACAGTACCTTTCTTAATCAGCGCCTTTGAGGTGAGAATATCCTCTTCTCTAGCAGTCATTGCTCTAATCTCAACCGTCTCTTTTCCGTGAAGCGGATGATCTTGGTCATAGCACTTACCGCCAGACGGGAGCGGAACGGTCTCAACGGGGACTTCAAACCCAAAATCGTCTCTCATGACGTTATGGGTAGGCATATGTTCCTTCATGGAACCAAAGATTTCGCTTCTTTCATTTTCGTTTGACATTTAATGCTCCGGTTATTCGTATTCGTACATACTACGTATTAACATCTTAAAGAAGTACGAAGTGTGTGTAAACGTTCACCTATAAAAATAAAACAAAAAAGCCCACCGTAAAGGAGGGCTTTTCGTAAGCCGAAGCTTAGCAAACAATCTGAGACTAGATGTTTATTAGTACTGAAGGACGCAGTTATCGAAACGGATCGTAAGAGCGATTTCTGCAGGATCTTCTGAGCCGTAATCCAAGTCACCAAAACCGGCAGACGTTAGGAAACAACCCTTCATGTCCCAAAGCTCTACGACTGTCCCGACAGGGTCAAGAAGCTTAAGCTGACAATCTCTCTTGTAGAAATCCGCGTAACCACCACGTCCAGAAACAGATTCGTAATGAGTACGGACCCATTCCATAACTTGTTGCGCACCTGACGGAGCGATTGGATCGTGAAGGGTCACTGAAACTGCGTCAAACTTCGTCTTACCAGCGATATACCTTTGACCGTTCATATATGGAATTTCGATCTCGGCAGTGTTCATGGTAGGACGGGCAGCCGTCTTAATAAGAAATGCGTCAATACCCTCAATAGCGAACACCCACCGAAACTTTCTTTTCGGCTCAAACTTGTTCGGCAGCATGTCGGTAACTGATAGTGTCTCTGGCATCTTTGTTACTCCTTGTTATTACTAACTATATCGTTCTCAGATTATATGTCCAAACCAGCGTTCGTTACAACAAAGTCGAGTGAGATAAACTCGACAGAACGTACTGGCTGCAAGAAGATCTTACCTCTTACAGTGTTGTTTTCGATATCAGCTTGAGTAGTCGTTGTGGTATCGATCTGAACCTTGAACCGCTCAAGGCCTTGTTGCTGTTGAATTCTAGTTAAGACCGGAGTAACCGCTGCTGAGAACCTTGCCAGCGTGGACTCCCTGTTTGGCTCGAACAAGAATGTATCGCCAATCTTTCTAACTTGCCGACGGATATCAATCAAGAGTCGTCGTACGTTAACTCTGTCTAGAGCACTTTGGGCGGCTAGAAGAGTCTTTTGTCCGAACACGACAACCTCTGGTGATTGTGGGAACGACGTAATCGGGTTGATGTCTACTTCGTAGAGAGTATCAAGATTTGTTCTGTTCAACTTGACCTGTGTCTCTACTACGTTCTTCAGAGCGCCGCGGGTGAAGCCGGCGGGGGCGTACCATGGGAAGGCAACTTGGTCATTTAGACCGAAAGCCCCAAGAACCGCTACACTTGGTGGAGCAGAAGAAGCAGCACCTGATGTTTGATCTGTCATTACAACATCGGGGAAGTATGCAGCCGCGAAGCTTGAATCTAGATTTCTTGCCGCGAAAGTTGCTGCAGTGTTTGTAACACTGACATCTTGATCGGACCCGGAGACGATATTACCAAGAACGTCTTCAACCTCGATATCCATGATGTACATTGCATCAAATCTATTCTCGACGGTTGTGATCGCGTAATCAGTAACTCCGCTGTGACGAATGCCTGGAATCGCCAACAACTGGATGTCTACGTCTGATCTCTCAGCCATAACATCTAGAGCCTTCCTGTAAGCCGCCACAGTAGGTCCAGCAATGAGACCTTGGTTCTCATATGTCATTTCTCTTCTGACGGCTGGAGAGGTCATCTTGACCCTTTCTTCATTGAAGACGTCTAGACCGTCGAAGCCACCTTGAGCGATCATGGTGAACTTAAGGAACGGACGAGCAGTCGAGAGACCAAAGTCTTTCTCTACGCTAAGCAGTCGTGTAGATGACGACGAACTACCATCAATGTCATTCATTGTCGCCTCAGCGAGACCCTTCCTTCTGTAGGTAGCAGCGGCCCACTGTTGAGCATCGGCTTCGTCACTAGAATTGGTGATGACCTGAATTTTCTCAAGTGAGAACTTGTTGTTATTGAATCTATCACAATCGTAGATTGTTCCATCATTATCAGCAACGCCAGGATTAGCTCCAACCATTGCTGCTTGGTTCACAACGTCCCAAGTCGGGAAGTACAATCCGTATGAATCGATTGAGGCGTCCAGTGTGGTCGAAGAGTTGGGCTGTGCCACACTCTGCAGCTTCTCGTGCTGGATACCCCAGTATAGGGATGAGTTAACTCTCTTTCTTGGCGCAAGACCTTGAGCGACAGTTCTTCTCATCGGAACCGGGGGCTGGACCAGCTGCGCGGCGACTTCAGCATCATCAAGAACGCTTGTGACATCATAAGCAGTTGGATCTGCGAATATAGATGATCCAGACGTCACCAAGTGAGGTACTCCTCGGAAACCTACCGGTAAAGCAGTTGCAGGAAGTGTGCCACGCTCCATGTCTACTGACGGAGATACTCTGACGTAATTCGAAGCATTCGGATAACTTCCTTCTACAACAAGCTTCTGGCCACCAGCACGCTTGTCAAAATCGTAGAAGATATTGTAGTCACCAATCACTCTAGCAATGTACCGTTCGTTATTAGGATCAAGGCTTAACTTAACAAACCGCTCCAAAACTTTCGGCTCAGCATCGGTATCGTAGAAATCTCTAACGAGCAGATCGAACGTGCCGTACTTATTGTTTACGTTCGTTGACTTGACAATGTTCTCAACAGAGATCTTAACTCGGTGGTTACCAATCGCTCCATCATCAAGACAGTGAACGGTAAATAAGTCTTTGTTTTGACCACCGAATTCCTGTGAAATTATAGTCGGGAACTTTGCAGTCCGGAACCTGTCTGTAAAGGCTTCAAAGTTCGGCTTCGTTGTAGTCCCTGTGTTTCTGCCTGCTGAACCGGTCAGGAGGAATGCAATCTCTTCGTTCTTTATTGTGACACCCTCTTTAACACCGTCGAAAGACGCACTGTAGGTCGAGACCATCCGCAATGAGCCTGAGCATACCGCAAACGCGGGAGGAACGTTGAATTGAGCATACAGACAGTGACCTGCTAGCTCTGTCTTCGTAGGATCAGTGTTTAGAATGTTACCAAAGTAATTTGGAGCATCAACATCAAAAGACGCTGTAATGACAGTTGGATAGCTGTCAGTGTGAGTGTGACCATTCTGTAAAATCACGAACTCTTGGCGACCACCTCCGATGTTAACAGCACCAAGCGTTGAACCAGCATCTTGGGCCGCGCCGGTGCCGAACGCGAAATTTGCAGCGTAGTTGTTCGCAGTGGGTGCACCCAGCGGAAGGTTATTGGTGGTCTCGTATCTTGAAGAGCTCAACGCAAGGTTGACACCAGAGGGTGCCAGGAGAACACCTCTGAGAATCGGTTGTACAGCTTGAAGTCCAGCATCTGTGAACACATCGGAGCCATTTGATTGAGACATAATGACACCCAGGAAGTGCGCCCTACCAAGAGCTCCGGGGTTTATTGTAGTCGATCCAGCATAACCGTTCTTTCCGATAGCACCGTTTGTTTGGATAGTTTGCGACCCAACAACGAACCCAGCGTTTGTTACTGCGCCGGTTGCGGTTCTCTTCTTTCCGTCACCAGCACCAAGGGTTCGAACGAAAGTTCCAGCATTTGCATAACTTAACCACTGTCTCATTGCCATCGGAGCGAAGAGCGTTGTCTCTACATCTCCGAACTCCGCGATGAAGTCGGCAAATGTTGCGACAGTGATCGGAACAAATGCTCTACCTTGCTTGGCGGTTCCGATTACACCAGCAGGAATTCCACTCGGTCCCGTTTGGGTTGGGCCAGAAAGATCAATCTCTCTAGTGGACACTCCCGGACTTTTAAAGGTAAGTTCAGCCATTTCTGATAATCTCCTGTTTCATTTCTTAACTATACTACTGGAAGTCTACGCCACTGTTTGTAATGACAAAATCTATAGCAATAAATTCGATAGCCCTTGTTGGCACCACAACAATGCGACCGTTCAGTCTGTTGTTCTCAACGTCTTCCTGAGTATTGTTGGTATCATCCATCACGACTCTAAAAGACTCAATACCCTGCTGAGACTGTATGGTAGCCAGGAGCGGTGTAACAGAATTAACGAAACGAGCTCTGGTCGCAGGAGTGTTAGGCTCAAATAGAATCTTATCGGCAACGGATACAACTTGTCGCTTCAACTCTAGCATCATTCGACGGACGTTAACTCTATCAAGCGCGCTTTGAGCGAGCTGGCAAGTCTTTTGACCGAAGATTACGAAGCTACCATCAGCAAAGTTTGCAATCGGGTTGATCCTTGCGTCGTATAGCGTGTCTCTATCACCAGCCGTCAACCTAATGTCTGTGTTCTTGACTTGGTCAAGGCCACCTCTGTTGAAACCTGCCGGAGCGAACCACGGGTATGCGACTGAATCGTTGTAAGCCAAAGCTCCAATAGCAGCCACAGAAGCGGGAACTCTTACTCTGCTTCCAGTGGTCTTGTCGGTGATGTACACATCTGGGAAGTACGTCGCAGAGTAGTTATTATCAAACACTCTGGACTCAAACTGCTCAGCTGTTTCTCTAACATCAGGCCACGCAATCGATGCAGACGCGATAGCTTCGCGGTCCTCAGTGAGGAATAGACGTGCTTGGGCTTCAGACCACGCAGGAATATCCATGAGGTATATAGCCATAGAGTAGTCCTTCGTTCTCTCTGCGGCCCAATCCGTGACATATGAGTCCCTGATTCCAGGAATTGCTAGGATGTTAATCCTTGTAGACATGGGATCAGTAATAATCGTCGCGGCTTCTCTGTAAGAAGCAATGCTGTTGTTCTTTCGTCCAGTACCGCCTGGGTTCGACCTCAGACCGATTGTACCAGCGCTGAAACCAGACGCGGCCTTTCCGATCTGACCATCAACGCTCGAGGTATCATCTGTCGATGCCGCTCTATCGTTCATGTATCTCATATCTTTGTCTAAGATATTAACACCGTCAAACCCACCGAATACTGGAATGTTGAAAGCAGTGTACGGTGTGAAGCGGTTAAACTTCACTGATGAACTCTGGATTAGAGTCGCTAGAGTAATTCTGCCGTAATCAGAAAGATCCGGATCCATGATCGTGTAGTCTTTGGAGTCCGGTACACCGTTTCTGATGTACGCAGCTTCAAGCATATGTTCTGGAGCGGATCCGGTTAGGTTGTCTAGCAGCGTCGAGGCGGTAGAGCCAGTACCTGCAAGAACCACTCTAGCAAGAGTAAACTTGTTAGCGTTAAAGGCATCAGCGCCAGAGCCAGTAAGAATAGTGCCAATCTCTGCTAGCCCTTGGAACTTAGAGTACGCACGGACTAGAGGGTTGAGAACGCTAGAAGCGTTAACGTTCTGATTCGCGTTTGCAATACTTCCGGTTTCTGGACAACGCTCGTACTTAACACCCCAGTTGAGACGCTTATCAACAAGCTCTTTCTCTCCAGGGAAACCTGAGAACCAGCCATCCTTTGCATCACCACGCGTTACCTTGTAACGAAGAGGTAGCGGAGGAACGATTGAACCGGTTAGTGCGTATCTAGTGGTTAACTTATCAGCACCCCACAACCTTTGAAGAGACGCTCCTGCCTGACCATAAGTTATACCGTCGAGCTCGAGACCTGTATGGAGGCGATCTGTCATCGCGTCAGAAGTCTTGATTACCGGAACGCCGCGGAACCCGAAAGGACATGCGTCTCTTGGAAGGGTCTTGTTATAGACTGCATCGTTAAGAACAACTCTCACGAAATTTGAGACGTTTGGATAACGACCGGTAACGATGATTCTCTTTTCAGCCGCGTTCGTGGCGTCGAAGTTGTAACGTGCCTTGTAGTCACCGACTTTCTTACCGATAAAGTTATCTGAGTCTGGATCAAGGACACATCCTGGGAATGCCTCTAAGACTTGCTGATCAAGATCGGAATCATCAAAGCGACGTACTTGAACCTCGAAGCTTGGGTAAGGGTAGTTGTCGTTTGTCGACGCCTTAATATTAGCTATGGTGATCTTGACTTTGTCATTACCCCACTCACCATCTGAAAGCGTCTCGAAGTGGAACAAATCGTGCTCTTTCTTTCCATAGGGCTGTGAAATAATCGCAGGTGATTTCGGTGTTCTAAACCTTGTGTCGAATCGACCAAACGCATTCAAAGCTTTGGCAGCATTGCCAGTTAGAGCAGTTGTAACCACGTTGTTAGATCCTGACAGGACACTTACAGCTGGTGCTGCGTTAACATCTACAGAAGCCAACTCATCTTCAACCGCGAAGTCGAGATATAGCAAGTGCTTCTCTTCAGCGAACTTCAGAGGGTCAGTATTCAGAACATTGGTAATGTATGATTGATGTGTCGGATTCAACGAAGCAGTAACAATCTTAACACCCGCACCAGCCTGATCAAGGTATTCGTTAGTAAAAGCAGCACCAGCCGAAGACGAAATTGCCAGAGCAAAACAAAGGTTCGCAGCGTGGCTTGAATCGTTCTTTAGATCAGCGTTTTGATCGAGCTCATTGCCCCAAGTCTCTCCGATGTCGAGAACCTGTAAGCGTGAGCCTGATGCCGTTAAAACAACAGCACGAACAAGGTCAACCTTGTCGCCAGTGTTCCCTGGATCAAATGAAGGGTTGTCTGTAAACTGCGGGAACGAATAATCTGCTGACGCGGATACATCGTGACGCGCAACGATGAACTGGACTGAACTGTCCGATGCACTCATTGGTGAATCAGAAATAATAGGTTCAATTTTAAACCCGGCGTTTAAGACGGTCCCTGTGTTCTGTGTATTTGTTATATCAGCGGCGGTCTCATTCGCGCCAGCACCCAGTACTCTAACGTATGTCAAAGCAGTTCTGTTCGAAAGAAATGCATCTACAGCGTACGGTCCAAATCTTTCTGGATCTACTGTTCCAAACTTGTTAACAAAATCTGCTGTGCTTCCTACTGTAACAGGAACGAAAGCGGGACCCTTCTCGGCGGTACCTACTACTCCTGCGGGAACACCCACAATTTCTGTCTGTCTTTGAGATGCATCAATCTCTCTCTCGAAAAAACCGGGTGATCTAAATGTTTGTTCGGCCATTAGTCAGGTCTCCTGGATCTTAAGCTATCACAAATAACTATTCTGTGAGATAGCGAAATGTCTTTTATTACGAAATCAATCTTTAAGTAATTTTCCCAAGTCAATAGCAATACCCTCGGGTGCTTTAAGTCCGAACCTAAAAACAGTCTCTCCCTTATTAGGAGTAGATGCGGACATCAATATAATCCTTTTCTCCCTTTTACCTGTAAAGGGGTCTATATCTGTAAATATGGCGGTTGGACCTGAATTACCTAAATCAGATTGCTTGCCACCAATTGAAGCAGCGGGATTACCGGGAAAACCTGATATCAACTTCGTAGGGTCGGCTCCCATCGCGGCTGCTGGATACCCATCTTCTTCGGTCGCGATATCATCAAGCACATAACTTTTAGGGTCTCCAGAAGCAACTGCTGCCACTGGGGCTGTTTGAGGACCGCCTCTCGCAGCAGTAGAAGTATCAAACGATATTTCTGGTGCAGATACCGTTTTGCGAAAAGGAACAGGCATCCCTGGCTCTTGAGCCGCTACTAAGTAAGCGCTTACGGACATCGCGAAACTATACTTCACAAGGCGCTCTGAATCGGTAAAATCATCGAAGTTGTTTTGTGGACTTAGTGCCGCGTCAACGTAAGCCGTGAATTGATAACCTTCTTTTGTCGTCACGACGTAAGTGCGACGGCGATTCTCTATGTATCCGTTCATCATGACTGTCAACATAGAATTCATCTCTTGTGTATACTGCGCCCAAAATGTAACTTCATAATTTGCAGTGTACTGTTTTATCGGCGGAATCTCTATAAATTCAAAAATATTCTTGTTAACGCTGTTGCTTAGAATAGTACCGTTTCTTGCTGATACTGATATTGCAGGAGCAACTCTCCTGGTTGCAAGCTGGTCGGGCGTAGTTCCGCCCCCCAAACCAGCGGGAGTGTTGTCATCAGCCGATATAGCAATATCACTAGCATTCTTGAACCCATTCTTATTTTGCAATCTTTGGTATATTGGGTCCTCATCAGAGAGCTGTACTTTTACAAGAACAGGTGCGCCCTGGAATAATCCAGTGCCCTTGGCGCTATCTTGGTCTATACCGGTTCTGACAACTGATATCAGCGGTAAAATTAAGGCGTCACTCTTGTCCCTAAGTGGTTTGTTTCTTGCAAGTAGTGCGAAGCGTTCACCGGTGGCAAAGATAACAGGGATTTTTTTCTTCGCATCTTTTCTAGAGAAATAAAAGGGTAGCTCTTTATCAAACAGCTCAAAGACAGCTCTATCGACATCCTCTATGGTACATGACGGCATAGAAAAATCATCAGCGACATCATTTGTATACCCAGAATTGACTTTCTCTGAAAAGCCTTTCTTATTATTTGTGTATCGAGTAGTCATCTCTAATCACCGTAAAATGAGGAGCTAATGTCATCGTCATCACCGCGGGGTGAAACCTCTCTCGGGCCATCCTCGGGGGCATCAAGCTTACCCTGTTCTTGTAGCGTGCGGACGTCACCAGTTTCGCCAAGCTTGTTTTCGGCCTGACCTCTTTGCTGAACAAACGTCTCTTGTACTGCATCGTTGTCGCCAATACCTTCGTCAGTAGGCCCGATTGGATCTTTGTCAATGAGACCCTTTCTAGCCTGCTTACCTACGAGCTGTATTCCTGTCTTATACTCTACCTCGCCATATATTTCTGAAGTGAACGACGTCGTTACTATCTCAAAGAATGTGTCTCCATAAGAAAAGAAGTCGCCTTCTTTCACTTGTATGTCTTTATCAATCAAATCGCGGTAGTGAATGTACACATTCATCGTAGCTACCTTCTCACTACCAAATCTGTTGGTTGCCGTCTCTGACGGGTTCCACTCTACTGTCGCGTCGAGCTCTACCGGGGTATCGAAGTGTTTATCTATCGCTTCTTCATATACATCATGGACAGAGGTAACTTCGGTCATTACTCTGTAGTAGTATATTTTTTGACCTATGACATCTTTAACAATCTCTTTCGTCAAGTCTGATATCAGAGCTTGTTCTCTCGGCGTTATGAATAAACGTGCCATGGCTCCTCGCTACTTGATTAGTATTGCTTTGCCTAACGGCATTGGCATAGTCTTTAGCGCTCTTAGAATATTTTCTGCGTCTGTTGCTTGTCCTTCTAGCAGTTTAGAGTAGGTTAAACTATCTAAGAGCTCTACCATCTGGTCTCGTAAACGTGCTTGATCCTCACGTCCCTGGCTTAACAGATCACTTCCGTTTAGCGTTAAATCAGAGTTCGGGATTGGAATAGATGAAAACTTTGATCGAACTTGCCCTAACAACTCTGTACAGAGCGCTAAGCAGTATTGTCGGACCCATTGGCGGCCCATCGAGTTAACCTTACTATATTCGTACAAGCCGAATGGGATATTCGAGAGGTTCGACGTGCCATAGATTGTTTCATCAGTGACGTCAGGATTATATGGATCGGGATTAAAAGCAACTCTAATCCAGAGCTTCTTGTTAGTCATATCCCCTGTTGGTTGTGGGAATATCCTGATCTTACTTCCGACGACCCTATAAGAGTAGTTTGATTTTCTTACTCTATTTGATATGTCCATCTGACCGGCGCGCAAGACGTCTTCGAACACAGGAAGTACATAAAACACCGTTTCAGGTGTGAATGACTCAAAGCTAAACTCGTTATTTAGATAATTGACAGCAGACGTGGTATCAAAAAAACGATAAGCAGCTTGAGGATCAAAGTGGAATACCTCTCTGATTCTCATCTTATTCCTTGGAGTATTCGCGCTGCTGGAAACAATCAGGTTACCTGCATCATCCACCAAGCTCTCGTATATATCGTAGTCTTGCTGGTTTTCCACCAGTTGGATTGAGCCACTGACATCGTTATAAGAACCACCGATTCCCGACTCCATAGAGTAGGGTTCGGCCATCCTTAAGAGATATTCAAGGTTCTGCTTAGGGAATAACCCTTGGACGTCGCTCCCAGTGGGATAGCCCAAGTGATTATTTAGTTGAGACTTAGCATCGGCTTCGTTAATGATTCTAGAGTATTCTAGAAAACTTTCTTCTAGACACGCCCAAATCTGCTTTTTTGTCAGCTCGACACTAAGAATATCATCGCCTAGTTTTCTTTTTACAAAGGTGACAACAGAGTCTGCTTCAGACTGAAAGTCTGCATCTGTATCAAAAAAACCAAACGGCGTAGGATTTCTAGTAAACGTAAATGAAGACATAACACCACCTCTTTTTAAGTATTCACCGAGGCGGTGAAATGTCTTTATGAAAGTTATGAATCGAAACGGCGGGGTGCTCTTATATACCCAGCCCTGAAATTACGTGCTGTCTAATGCCCATTCTTTCCAACGCCCTTCTAAGAAGAGCTTTATCGACAACATTTTTGTCAGTTACTGTGGCATTATTTACAGAGCTGGCGAGAGCCGTAGCTGTGGCAACTTTCGACTCAAGGTTTTCAATTTGAGCTTCAAGTTGCGAAATTCTTGCTTTCAGTTCATTAACAGCTGCGTCACTTGTAGAAGCTGTTGAAGCAGCAGTTGTAGAGGTCACAGTAGAATCCGCAGTAGTTTTAGAAGAACTTGTCGTTTTTCTAGTTGAAGAGGTTTTTGCAGTAGCCATAAGTTTCTCCTTTGCAAAGCAAATTTTATCAATAATAATCGAATCAAAAATAGGTTAAAACAAAAACGGGGCCCCCGAAGGGACCCCGCTAAAGTTAATCCGAAGATTAAAGGACTTAGATAACGTCCATGCCGAGGCAGGTAACGGTACCGTAGAAGTCGTTACGGACCATCTTCTTACCGTAGCGAGTCATGACACCCTTACGCGGGGTGAAGTCCTCAGGTGCGAAGATCGTCGGAGTAACGATGAGAGGTACGTAAGGAGCGTATACGTAACCAGTCTCAAGGTAGCTACCACCCTTGTAACCAACAAGAATCTTGTTGCGTGGGAAGTAGGGGTCCTTGTAGACCGTGAAACGGTTGCTCAAGCTACCAACTGCTTCAGCGCCAAGTGACATGGCACCGACCTGTCCGTCACCGTCAATGCTAAGGCTTGGACGGTAAAGAACGCTTGCCTCAAGAACCGTGGCAACATCAGGGCTAACAACGATGAAGTTCGCCGAGCCACGAAGGGTCTTACGGTGAATCTCGTTAGCAACGTCGATGATGGTCTCAACAAGAGTCTCGTACCACTCACGGACCGTACCAGTGAAGGCAGGTGAAGTGAGCGAGCCAGCGCTTGTCTGATCGGCACCAGTCTTCTTGTTGACGAAACGACCAGGACGACGGTCCCAGTAGTAGTTGGTATCAGCCTGCATGAGAAGATCGTTGAGGATCTCACGGTCAATCTCAAGGGCAATCTGCTCGGAGAGGATCTGAGTAAGCTCAACCTCAGCGTCAAGGCTGTGGTAAGCGTTCAAGTCCTGAGCGAGCTCTGGTGACCAGCGGGCGCGGAGCTTACGAGTCTGAGCAACAACCGAAACACTCTCGATCTTGATATCGATCTCGGGAATCTCTGGAACAGGTGAACCAGGAGTACCGGAACCGAAATCAGACTCGAATGTTGGAACAACGAGAGTTGAACCGTCATCAGCGTTGAGAGTCGCTGTCTTCGGGTACGTTAACATGAATGAAGCGGTGTCATTCATGACAGAGCCTGAACAGACCAGCAATAGAGCAGCGCCAGCTTGTTGAGCTGATGCCATCGGTGCAGGTGAGATCTCGCCCTTGAATGAGCTTGAACTAACAAGCTGGTTCAGACGACGAATGTTGTAGACACCAGCACCACCCTGGACTGTCTCCGGAATTGGCTGCATGTCATTAAGAGCGGCAGTAAGACCAGTTGTACCAGAAAGAACAAGCGCTGCTTCCTTGACTGCTGTTACATCGAAGTCAGCACCAAGCGCGCCCAAGTCGACGGTCATGAAGAAGAACTCGCCGCTCTCTTCATCAATCAACTGGCTGATCTGGGGATCAAACTGCAGGAAGCGACCGTCAGAACCGGAAGAGGCAAGACCACCGCCTGTAATAACAGCACGGGTTTGAGAAGCACTACCACCAAGACAGAAAACGCTTGTAGTGACCCCGTCAGCGAGGGTAGTAACGTTCGAGCCGGTGTGAACGCGGCTGTAGCCGCTACCAGCAAGGTCGTACTGACCACCTACGCCGAGTGATCCAGAACGGATACCCTTACCAGCCGGGTTGTTGTAAATCGACTGGTTGTTACTGTAGGTGTTCTTTGTCGAACTACCAATGCCGTCACCCTCACCACCGACGTTTGTGCCGTAAGTGTAGTCAAGGTAGAAGAGCAGACCAGAAGGAAGGCTCATTGGCTGGATTGAAACCAACTCGTTAGCAACCAAACCACCGAATACACGACGGACGATTGGGAAAGCGATGTTGGTAAAGCCGCGGATGTCTCCGCTGCCAGCAGCAGGGTTGAGACCACCGCCGCCAAGTGTTGAGGACTCACGAAGGACCTGTCCTGCTTGGTTCTCGAGTAGCGTTGCCATGTTTTCACGATGGACGCCGTCTAGACCACGCAGAAGACCCGTCCGAGACCACTTCTCAGTAAGACGAGCATTTGCCTCGCCCTGATGACGCTGGCGAATTCCTTCGGTAAGCGTCTCTAAAGTGAATTTCTTAGACATTTCATTATCTCCTTTGAATGTTAGCGTCTATTACTTGCTTTTAATACCAGCGAGTCTAGCCCATCGATCAGTCTGTGCCGACTCATTCAACGTAGCACCACCGCTACGAGTTGGCTTGCTAGAAGATCCAAGAACTCTTCTCGTGCCCTCACTAAGGGACTTCTTGTTAAGTGACTTGGTCAGTCCTTCATAGACCAACTTAGCCTCTCTCACCGTCTTGGCATTATCAAGAGCCTCGACTATGGCACGCTGCTGCTTAGAACTCACATTACGATTCTGGATCAGCTTATTCACATAAAGCAGTTTTGCGTTAAAAAGATTCATTTCATCGAGTTGCTTCTTCAACTCACGGTTTTCGCGGACTACAGCGTTATTTGCACCGGTGCGGCGACGTGCCGTTCTACGGCGGCGCTCTGCAACTGGACCAGCTGTTGCCTCTGGAGCGGACTCTACATCAGCGACGGAACCAAGCTCATCTGCAAGAGCATTAATAAGGTCTTCCTCATCAACCTCCATTACCTCGAGCTCTACCTCACCGCCTCCGAATTGATCTGCTTCCTCTTCGGCTTGCTCTCTAATTGAGCGAAGTCGACGGATTTCGTTACGAAGCATCGCGGGGTCGATTTCGAAGACTTCATCAAGTTCGTCCTTGTGATCAGCTTCTCCAAGGTCAAGCTCAACTTCTTCTTCGCCTCCTTCTTCTGCTTCTTCTTCGCCTTCTTCTTCACCTTCGGCTTCTTCTTCGGCTTCTTCTCCACCCTCCATCGCGATATCAATATCAAGGGCGTCGATATCGGCTTCCTCAGCGTCTTCAACACCAAGTGCCTCTAGATCCTCATCACTGAGAACTAGTTCCATTTCGTCTAATTCGCCGTAACCAGCTTCAAATAGTTGGTTGAAGATGGCGCGGCTGCGGGATTTAGTCATGTTATTCATCTCCTTTAATGTTTCGAACAGCTGAAGTCGGACGCCTTGCCCCTCACTCTCAGAAATAACTATTGCCTCTGAGCGTAAAGTTACGGCTTCCCCCAACAATTTTTCGTATGACTTTTTGATTACAGCGCGTTGCTGGTTAGTAAGAGCACTTGCATCTATACTCTCCAACAATGCATCCATTCTCCTAACCTTCCCTTGAAGCTTAGCAATTCTGTTAGCCAGCTTATTACTATTGGAAGACGCAGAGTTAGAATTATTGATTGCTTCTTTAATGTCTTTGAGATTCTTTTTGACGGTCTCGGTCACGGCGACATTAACATCACCCTGAGCGTTAATAACCACGCTAGCCTCAACCTCTGCCTCAATTTCCGCGTCGTCATCCTCGTCAGGTACAACGAGCATTTCAGGGGTGGGCATAGGCATTAGACCGTCATCGTCATCATCTGAATCTATAATATCTATATCATCTTGTTCAGACAGTAGTTGCGATTCTACCATTGCTTGGATCCGAGGAGTCAGAGCCTCTATGATTTTATTCTTTGCATTTTGCTCAGCTAACTCTTTTAGCTGTTGAGCTTCTGCAATCGCTTCTTTATACAACGTTGTTGACATTCCAAAACCTCACAGACAGTGTGTACACATATCCTTAAATATCAATATAAATTGAAGTTAACCTAAAACATTGATAACTATGCTTCTCTCGCGTTGTTTTTAAGTATTGATCTAACAATGCTTCTTACCCTCTCAACATTGTCTTCATCTGTACTTTCAGCATAGCCATCTTCACTTTTATGAATTATCTCATCAGCAGGAATTGGAGAGTGGCTCCAACCTCTGTACGTTCCAGTACGATTATATTGACCCGGGGCGACTAATTTAGGGGAATTTACACCTCCGCCGACCTGCAGTCTTTTTTTATACATTCCAGGAAACGGTACCATTCCTTTTGCGACAGCTTCCCCGATGGCAACTCGTGAATTTCCGCCAATTAGATAAAAAGAGTCAGCAGCGCGACCTATTAAGCTATCATGGGAATTGTAAGGAGTAGAGATTTTGTTATCTATTTTTTTCGATGTCTCGTAATCTAAGACCGGCTCTTCAAGGTCGTCGAGAGACTCTGGCTCTTCTTCATAAGGGAATGATGAACCCTTTTGTCGTGGCGCATGAAATTTTTGTTTTGTCGTCGCATAGCCTAAGTCTGTTCGACCATCATGAGAAAGCCCGGGCCGATAACCCAGGCTTCCCGGTGAGTCTGCTGTAGGCTTCTTTGACATTAAGAGGTACTGCCCCAAGCCTTGCCCATAATGAAGTCACCCAACTTACCTCTTGATTGAGACTCTGATGATGTCTTTGGCTGTAACTGTGAACCAACACCAGAGCCGGGAACGTTGGACGGTGATTCACCAAAACCATCAGGAGCCTCTGCCTGGTCGGCAGCATTAACACTACCAGGACCGGGAGATGTTGGGTTGGGAACATAGGGAGACGCGGGAAGTCCGCCACCGCCAGTCTTGACCTCTGCCATATCAGGAGCGCCAGAGTAATCTCTGCTAAAAGTACCGAAGGTGTGGCCGCCGTCATTGACAGTCCCGTCAATTACTTCATCTTGGAACTGCTGTCGAATGCTTTCAGCTGTCATCTCTCCTTGATGAATTGGAGAAGCCGGAAATGCAGACTTGAGACTCGCTGAGTCGGAGGAGCCTTTATCTCTTACAGTCGTTAGCGGGGCTACAGTTTGTTGCTTATGGGTTGGCATTTGGATTCTCCTCAGTTTTTTGGGTTAAAGTAGAACTATTAGTTCTTACGCTCATTGATTTTTTTCATGAGCCTCTTCTTAGCTGCTTGAACCTTGGCGTATTTCTTCTTGAGAACGCTTTCTTGAATCTTAAGTGCAGCCATAAAATCGATGTCTTGTTCTAAAGCGTCAGCTAGCTCATCAGCCTCTACTTCATCAGCTTTTACCTTCTCAGAGTCTTCTTTGCCCTGCTCAAGGGTTTCCATCAGTTTTGCTTTCTCTTCCATAACCAGCTTCTTTAGTAGAGCCGGGGTCAACTTTAAGTTTTTAGCCATCTTGGTATTCCTCCTGATCGAATGACTGTCGTCTATCTTGTAAGTATTCAGCAGACTTGTTTTTTTCTTGCTGCCGAGATTTAATCGTTAAACGCGAGGGCTGCCCAATTCCTCGATGCTTCACCAAAAACTTCTTGTGGGTCAGCTTGAGCCATAGCTGCTGTTGCAGCATCACCACCAGACTGTGGGCCTAACCTTTCTGCTCTGGATTGCTCAAGCAGAGTCGTCTTTGCAGTGTCTTGAAATATCGCGGCCATCACTGGATCTGACGTTATCTGTGATACATCAAATTGAGGTTGCTCTCGAGCGGGTTGGCTCTTTCCTATCGAGATGTTGTCTAGAGCGGGACGCCGAGAAGTGACAGGGCGAGTTTTCTTTTTAGGAAGTCTTACTTCTTGTAGCTGCTGACCACTTTCAGCATCTGTTGCTTCTAACAAAATCTCGAACAAGCATTCTTTAACTAGAGATTTTAAATCATTTCTTGTCATCTTTGCCATTCTAAATCTCCTATGCCACAGTCCCTAATGTTCGTAATGGTAAAGGCATCTGTTGCGGTTCGATTCCTGTAAGTTCTACGACTGCTCCGACTGTTGCACCGGCGGTGATATAAAACTTGCTACATCTAACTTCAAACCTGACGGCACCGGCAGGTAAAGCAACCTCAGTATTGACGGCGACACCGCTTGCATCAACATCGAAAAAGTGAACACTCGCTCCGGCTGCATCAGATATAAAAGTAATCGCTCGTGATACTCTCTGTAGAGTAACTGTGCGGGCGGAGGAGGCGTCTTCTACAACGAACGGGACACCAGCTAATTGATACTCACCGACACTATTTAATCCCGGTTTTGGCCAACTTGAACTCATTTGTCATCCCTCCATGCTATCACATCATTAAAAGCACGGTGTACTCTATCAGATTTGTTGAATACTTTATTGAGATCGTTACGTCGAACTTCAATACCTTCTTTCATCATAAATGCCCCCGGAGTTGAAGGCTCTGAAACAAAGTCCCAACAGATCAGTTGAAAATCATCTTGGACAACGTCTACATCTCCATTACGGCGAGTTGAGCCGACGCCGCGGCTGGAAATACCAAGCGTCACCCCAGACTCCACCAAACTTTGTAGGATCTTCCCAGAAGGAGTGTTTAGAAGTTCTACAACACCATAACAAACGTCACCGTCCATGTATGCTTCTCTTACAATGTGAGATGCGTTCTTAAGTTCGACGACTGAGCTATCAGGGTGGTCACATTCACCGAGGGCCCTGTTTTCAGCAATGAACTTCTGATAGTTCCTTACTTCTCTCTCAAGAATAACCTTGGGATAAATTCGGCCGTTTTGATTGAGGGTGTCAGACTTCTGGAGAACACCCTTCATCACAATCTTGCCGTCGTTGTTTTGCTTGGACTCCTCGATCATCTCTTTAGAGTATTGCCAAGGGCTCCATTCTGTCAAAAGCTTAAGGTTGTCACTCATCACTCACCTCCTGATAGTAACTCTTCAGTTATATTCATAAGCGTCAAATATCTTGAGAGAGTCTCATCATCCGCAGTGGATTCAGAAAGGCTTAAGATGGCGTCTCTTACATCAGGAACCTGCTTTAAAATTATCTTGTTTTGGCACGTGCTCTCGAAAGCATCGATAGCCTCAAGTGCTTCAGACTTAATCGAGCTTAATTTAGTCAAGAAAGATGTCTTGTCATCATCAAAAAAGACATATTCTCTCAAGAGAGACATCTGCTTATCGTTTAGATGAGACCCAAACTTTTCCTCAAGCTTCTTACGCATAATATCAACGACCAAGCTGTTCGCGTCAGGGGATTTCATCTCTTCAATATCGGCCAGCTTTTTCTCTTTTAGAAGATGTGAATGTAGTTCTGACTCGAACTTTGCGACAACAGACACATCTGGATCTGACGCTCTCCATTCTGCTAAAAGAGTCTGGACTGTCGCATATGTCTTGTAATCAGGAACTCTTCTGGAATAAAAGTTTGACTCACTCAAGTTATAATTTATATCTTTGATGAGTGCTGATTTTTGCTGTGTCAACAATCTGGTGTTGATATTCTTTGAAGCTGTTTTTGCCTCTCCGATTATAGACGTCGCAAGAGAATCGGAAGGAACAGACGTTACCATGATCGCTCTAAAAAGTCTAAACTCTTTGAATAATTCTGTACCAGGAGCGAAATGTCGCTTTATTAGAGAAAGAACCCTGTTCGCCCTCTTGACATCTCCTTCTACCATGGACTCAGAAACAGCTTGAGAAAGCTGTGCAAACAGCAACCCAACATTTCTTTTTTTATTATGCTTAACTTTCATCTATTTCTCCGGCATCGTATTCTTCAAGAGGATTTCTTTCCCCTTCATTGTTGTTTGCTTCCGATAAAAGCACTCCGCCTTGTGGACTCAAAATATTAACTAAAGAACTATAAACACTCTTCATTTCCGGAGTCATCGGAGAACGAAGTTTTGGCTTATGTGAATAACTATCATCATCGTAGGGTTCCGTTCCCTCAAAAGCAGGCCGAAGATAATCATCACCGAAAGGACGACGCATCGAATCTTGTGATCTCTTGTTTGTCACCATCCCTTTGAAGTCTGGCATGTGTGTAGTACCTGGACCCCGAGTGCTCTTAGAATTAGGTTGCTTTCTATACGCTGCTTGCGCTTTGATTGGAGACGATTCATCGTCAATTGACAAAGACGCGATATCAATGTAGTCATCATCTTCTTCTTCGTCGTCTACAATCTTTGAACCCGTCGAGGGCTCAGCAGTTAGAAGTTGACCGTTCGACGGAACGTCGGCAGAGAATAGGCCGCCACCCTCATCGCCTCCACCTTCTGCACCTCCACCTTCACCTTCAGCGCCGGCGCCTTCAACTCCAGCGTCATCAACCTTGTCTTGTATCCGACCTTCTTGAACTTCTTGTATCTGCTTATCAGTTAACCCAAGAACATTCTTCTGTACCCACCGGCGGTCGAGCATACCTTCAGGAACCTTACCAGCTATATCAAACCTTTGAGAGATTAGCTCAAGCTTTTGTAATTGTGCAACTGAGGACGGGTTAGAAAGCTTCAGCTCAAAATCAAGAAGGTCTTCGCCGTCAAAGCCGTGCACATAAAGATGGATCATAGCAAGTTTGTTCAGCTCGGAAATAACAGTTTTTTGAATTCTCTGGATAGTACGACTGAACCTTATGTCTTCTTGAGCTAAGGTTGCTTTAGCACCGATATCTTCATCATACCCAAGATACGCTTTAGGAATCTTAAGGGCGGCAAACAGTTTCTTTTGAATGTATTCAACATCTTCGATCGCAGCTGTGTTTTGGCCACCAGCTAAAGAGTCAATTCGTGTGCCACTATCGCCGCCACGAACAGGAATGAAATAATCTTCATCAACACTAAGTGGGTTGTATCTTAGATCGACCTTACCAGAGGATTTGTCTATCACTGGTGCTTTTTTAAGAACTGACGTTGCTTGCTCCATGTAGTTAGGAACATCTTCAGGAGCAACGTTACCTACGTCTACGTAGAAAACCCTTCTCTCAGGAGCTCTGATCACCCTGTAGACCAACATCGCATCTTCGATAAGTATCAACTGGCGCCAAATTCGGCGGGCTGACTCGAGGACGCTAGACCCATATGGGAGGAAGGCGTCATTTCCGAGCAGACGAAAGTGAGATATTTGCCAGTTCTCTAAAGATTGATTTCCTTGAGTAAGCCAACGAAATCTTACTGCTGATGGGTTCTCGGGGTCAAACCCTTCTTCTCTTTCCATTTCAGATATCGGAATCGGGTAGGCATTGACAACACCATAATTCGGATCGATATCATTAAAAAGGAAAAAATCTCCGTACTTACAAAGATTTCTTACCCACATGACGAGATTAAATTCTACGTTGAGAGTGTCATAGAAGAGAGACTCAAGTATCTCTTTCTTTAGATCATCCTCACAGTAAATGTGTAAAACTCGGCCATGCTCGTCAGGAGACACTGTCTCTTCAGAGTAGATATCTAGAGCAGAAGCAATCTCAGGAGTCGCCTCCATCTCGCTAAAGTCACTGTACCTTGACATTCTATCGAAGGAACCATAGGCACTCAGTGTGTTAGAATAAACGTCATTATGAGCGCGACGGAAAGTCTCAACAGCAGATGACTTCATATTCGAAGTAACGGATGATCTTACCCTCCGCTTTACAGTGGGACCGCTTCGAAAGAGGCTTGTCAGTCTCTGAAATATATTTCCCTTTTCAGCCATATCAATCCTTACTTACAACTTAACTATTATAGTCACGATAGCAGCCACTTAAAATCTACAGACCCAGAAACAGCAGGATGACTTTCATCCATTTCTACTGGCATCCCTTTTCTCGCAAGATAAGCCATCTCGTACGAATAGGGGCTTCTAGGCTTCGAGTCACGTGACTGTTGTTTATTGACTCCAAATGCGGCTAACATAGCAGAATTTATATCAACTGACTTGGACGATTTCTTTGACGAGTACTCATACAACCACAGACCAATTGCTAACGACATGACTAGATCATCATTTTTACCGCGCTGGGCTTGAGCTTTCGATCCGCTCCACACAAAGGTCTTAAACTCTGACACGAGTCGAGATGAATATATGTCAACGCGGTTATTTCTTATCATCTCCTCAAGCTTTGTCAGTATCTGAGCACGACTAGCTCCCTGGGTAGAGAAACCAGCTTTGCCAATAGCTCCATCACCATATATGGCATTAAACTTGTCTTTTTCTTTCGCAAAATAGATGTTTTTGTAATTCATTTCGCGGAGTTTCATCAACACAGCATAACCGTATGTGTTGCTTTCTGGACAAACTACAGCATCCCCATATCGACGTCCTGCTTCTGATAACAGTACAGCAAGTTGGTCTGGCGGAACTTTGCCTCTAAACTCCGCCACTACCTCTGATTCTGTGGTATCTATCACATGGAAAGTAGAGTAATCACTCCCATCACCTCTAGCAACATCAGAAGATATTACGTAGTTATGACCTTGTATAAAGTACTTCCATACCCAGACAGCATTCTCTGGTCCCCATTTCTCTATCGGAGACCGAATATTCATTTGCAGCCGCTCTATGTCTTCTGTTGACAGAAATGTGTCACCAGACGCTTGGAAATCGCAAAGCAACTCTTGTGCAATCTGTTGCTTGTTAAGATTTCGAGCCTCTTTTTGAAACCATGCATCATCTCTCTCGGGGTGGACATCCCAAGGAAGCTTTATAGCGTTAAACTCGTTAGATTTCTGCTCGGCGCCATGGTAGATGTCGTAGTATTGGCCGCCAGTCCCATTCGGGGTTGAAACTAATATAGCTCGACCACCAGTTGAAAGAGTGGGATACAGACCCTTCCAGAGCTCATCAAAGTTTCTAATAAAAGCAGCCTCATCCACAATTAGCAGTGACAAGGCTTCAGAACGACCAGCATCATCGGACGTTGGTACGGCTTTTATTTGAGAACCATTACTAAACTCTATCGCTTGTGTATTCTTTGCAGTAATTTCAGTTATCCACATCCATTGTGGTATTCCAGACAGTGCCACCTTGACTTTCTTAATAAAGTTTTGAGCAACCGCTAACTTCGTGGCGATTACCAGAATGCTTTTATCTTTTCTGAACATAGCCAGCCAGACAGCATAGGCTGCAGTTAGGGTTGAAAGACCCAACTGTCGTGACTTTACTACTACGTTAAATCTATGATCGTTAAACTGCTGTAAGCAATCATCCTGGAATGGAAAGGTGTGAAATGAAATTCTTCCCTTCATAGGATGCTGAATCTGCACGTAACGATTTATAAAGTAAGCTGGATCTTTTCCACACTTTACAATCTCGCTTATTTGCTTTTGCTTACTTAGCGGCGGCATATCTTCTAACTAACTTGAAGCTTTATGTTTGCACGAAAATACGCGATCTTTCGTGGAGAATTTGAAGTCGCAGACACAAGCTCTACATCATCATCTCTTTCGATCTCTTTAGTCACCAGTGCTCGATCGGTGGCTTCTTTAAATTCTTGCTTAATTCTCTTAAGCTGCTCTGTAAAAACGTCATTTGCATATTCACGTTGAGCCTGCAGCTGCTGACTAAGCGCTTTCTCGCTTGCAAACTGAACAATGGACATCATCTGAAGCTCTAGAACTTCTCCATCTAGTCTGCTGGTGACCTTCCTGTCTTTTGATGAATATCCCCATGAAGTCTCTGTTGCTTGAGCCAGAGCTCTAATTTCTTTTAGGTTTAACACGTTCCTTCTCCAAGTTTTGTAAGAGCGGCTACTCTATTTCGGTAAGATTCAATCTCACTGCCTGTAGGTAAATATCCTTCGTCGCGGTTTAGTTTTCGTAACGGTTCTAAAAATCCTATCCAGCAATCAACGCAACACTTAGAGCTATGATATCTTGTTACGTCATTCGTATCCCTGATCATTAAATTACAAATTGGGCAATCTATAGGAACGTATGAAACATCATGTGCATCTGACATATGAGTCCTTTCCGTTCTTTTGGATGTCCAAGACGTTATCAACCACGTCTTTCATAGCATCAACGTGAGATATGATAAGTATGTTTGCAAAATACTTCTTAAGAGATTCAAGCAGTCTGGAGCATGCCTCAATGTTCTTATCATCTAAAGCTCCAAACCCTTCATCTATTATGAGTACGTCGCTCCTTGGCGCATTACATACGTTGATTAGTGCGACTCGAAGGGCTAGCGAAGAAATCATTTTTTCCATTCCGGAACCACACTCAATTATTCTCCTTGAATCTCCGTAATCTATAAAGATCTCCATATTGTTAGACTCTAAATCGGCTTCAAGGGAAAGGTCAAAGTTTACAACTCCTTGTAGGATCTTTGTTAGCTCATTGTTGATTTGTGGTAGCTGTAAAGACAAGATTGTGAGTGGGATACCCTTCTTGTCAACAGCTTGCATAAACACGTTATATGTCTCCCACCTTGACTTAACAGCGCCGAACCTCCGATTCTCTTCGATCAAAGTAATCTTCTTCTGCTTTGCCACACTTATCTGTTCAGTGAGGTATAATCTCTCTGCATCAAGATTGCTTATTCTATCCTCAACTTTCTTTAGCTGATCTCTCATTGCGATTACAGCCGTATCTTTTTCTTCGTCGATGGAGCGAAGGCGCATCTCTCGAAGTTGAGTCTTTCCTTCCTTTATGAAGTTGATAGCATCCTGATGATCACTTTCAATCTCTTTCATTTCTAAACGAAAGTCTGAATGGCTAATTCTCAAAGAGCTCTCTTTCTTCAAGAGGTCCTCGTATTTAAGCAGTCTTTCAGACAAGCCCTTTTCCATCAGCGCTTGTATATTCGACTTGAGGGCTCTTAACTCTTTTCTCACACCAGTTATAACAAGTTTTTGATCATCTAACTCAGAAGCGCTCTTGTGGGCATCTTTGATGTACGGACATTTTGGGAATTGGTCACCACAAGGCACTCTCTCAAGTTTTTTAGCGGACTTTTTCTTGCTGTCAAGGCGTTGTAGTTCTAACTCTAACTTTGACTCTATTAGTTCTTGCTGCGACTGTAGAGCTTTTTGAGTATCAAATTCTTTCCTCAGTTCTTCAATGGGGAACTGCTCTTTTATAAGGCCAATCTTTTCTATCTTTTTTGAAGCTGTGTCAATGCTGTTAGACAGCTCAATTATCTTTTTTGAAAGAGTTTCGCGCTTGGTGTTCATATCAGAAAGCTTTTGTACCTGCTCCTGTATTTGCTCTTTCGTATAAAGCTCTGAATCTGGTAGAGCAGCTAACTTTATCTTTAGGTCATCCCTATCTTTCTTAAGAGATACTAGCTCTTCCTCTACTTCAGATATCTCCAAATTTAGCTTCTCTCCAAGGGATGACTGTTCATCAATCAATTCTTGCCAATTACGATCAGGAGCAGATCTCATCTCCCCTCGAAGCTCAGACATCTCTCCCTTAGCTATCTTTAACATGTCATCAAAGATCTGTAAGTCCAAAAAGCGGGTCAGTATATTCTTACGTTGTGTTGAGCCCTCTTTGATGAAGGCATCCATTCCACCTTGAGAAGCGAATGACGTCATCATAAAGTCGTCTACAGTACCGACTAATTCGCGCAGAGTCTTTTCTGTTTCTCTGCGCTGTTCACCGGTTGCGTCTTCTATTGGGTTACCCGATTCATCTATTCTGAATAGATTCAAATTCGTTGGAGCAGATACGACACCGTTTCTGTTGGTTCTCTTTACTGTCTGTCTTTCTGCTCTCCACATCTCTCCAGCTACTGAAAAGTCGGCGGCGGCTTTGCAATAATTCTTTCGATTGTTTACGATATGGATGTTCTTAAGAGTGCCACGATCAGAGGCATTAAATAGAGAATAAGATATCGTGCCAGGAATTGAAGATTTGCCGACCCTGTTCTTACCGAATATTCCCGTTATACCGTTCAAGGTATCGAAATCTATTATGTTGCCTTCTCCATACCCAAACGTGTTATCAAAATTTAGGCGCCGAAGTCTCCACTGGTGTGACTTGGCGGAGGCCTCTTGAACACACCTTCCGAATACGTCTTTATGCAGTTCTCGTAGTGACTGTCTGTCTTCATCAGAAAGCTCCATACGCTTGACGTATTCAGACATCAAGGCGTCTTGTTGTTTGAAGCTTCTAAGGTCATTCCTTGATATTTTCCCGATGCTTGTCGCGATCTCAGTATCAGCCCCCTTGAAGCTTTCCTGCTCATTCTTGGAGACGACCTCATACGCATCGTACTTTTCCCTTAAGGAATTCTGAAGCTGCTTAAATTCAGTTTGAGTCATCCCTTTATGGATCACTCTAAACCTTGAACCTGTCCAGTCATCTTGGACTTCATCCAGTGTCGAAGAAACATCTCCTTGCCACTTTATTGAACGAAAAGCATGGTCATTCTTCAGTTCTATAAATTTAACATCAAAGTCGTCTTTATCTCGAATTTCCCAAAACAAGAAACCTTTCTCAACGTCCTCGCCATAGTTCTGTTGTATCGTAGAACCAGGGTATGCTACTTTTTCAGTCAGAAACTGTCTCTTGTGGATATCTCCCAGCATAGTGTAGTCGAAGCCTTTAAAAAAGTCAACTTTAACGCTATCGCCATTAATTTCCCAGTCTTGGTCAGTTAGTGAACCATTCACAGGACCGTGATATAACGCAATGTTGATTCCATCTTCCGGAGGCTTTAAGTCAGGCCAGCCCTTAGGGTCAAAACAACAAAATACACACCAGTTGTACCCGGGAATTCCCGTCGGATACACTCCTGTACCCTTCATGAGTTTGATTCTAGGGTCACCAATCGCTCTTACAATCGGCGTAACTGCATCTAAACGATCTTCGTTTGTCATTAGACCGTCATGATTGCCAAGTATTATATGCACTGGAGCAATGTCAGCAAGGCTGGTGAACCACCAGCGTAGGATATCGATTAGCTCTGGTGAGATTCCTTGGGTTTTAGAATGTACAATGTCCCCACCCAAGAAGATGATATCAGGTTGCAATTCTTTTAGTTTCTCGAATGATTGAGAAAACACTTTTCTATATTCGTCGTGGCGGGAAAGGCCTCGAAAGTGAATATCTGCAAAATGCGCGCACTTTAAAGTCATTAATTAATACTCCAATATCTATATTAAGGAGCCGGAGCGAATTGTACTTATTAGAGATCTCAATCTATCGTTCGAGGACCACGGTACTGCTCGCTCAAGCATTTTAGACAGTTTACCGAGAGGCATTTCTCCGACATCTGTATGGGGCTCTATGTCTAAAGTTTTTACATCAACGTCATATGAGTGCAGTAATGACGCAATTTTCTGTGATTTTAGTTTAGCGTCCGGATCAAGTACTAGAGTCACGGGTGTATTATTCTTAACAATTTCTTGGAATAACAGGTGGTTCTCGCTTAAAGAAGACCCGAGCAGGCAAGTAGAGTTTTGAACACTCTTTATTAAGTCAAATGGTCCTTCTACCAAAATCAGTCGCTTAGACCAGTCTATATTAATCTGGTTAAAGATAATTTCAGACCTCTTTACTTTTGGGTTTACATACTTCCTGTTATCTTCATCGATTGAGCGAGCAGTGTAGTAATTTAAGAAGCCCTCTGAATCGAAAGACGGAATTATAACTCTTCTGCGTAGACGACCGGAGGGAACGGCTCCCATTTTAAAATACCACATTTGCTTCTCGGTAACCCCACGCTGAAGAACATACTTTTTTACAGCCTTAAGATCCGGATCGGCATTTCTACCGATGGCTGCTAGTAGCCTAAAGTTTTCAGGAAGCGTAATTCTCTCTTGTTGGGCTTCTTTTTCTTTTACCTGTTTGTGAAAGATGTCTTCAGCGATGTTGTAATATCGAGGAGCGTGAATCTTGAAGAAACGAGCGAGGCCCTTACCTCTTGTACCACACACCCAGCAGTGATAAAACTCATTATCAACCCTAAGACACAGCTTCTTCTTATGCTTTTTTCCGTATGTCGAACACTTCGGATTAATACAGCAGATCGCAGCATTAACTCCGTCTCTATCTAGAAGAACGTCACCAAAAGCATCTCGAATCAGCTTTATTCTTTTTCTTATGAGAAGATCTTCACTCATTAAACACAACCGGCTGCTGCTACAATATATGCATCTGCTATATCATAACAGCAATCGGCTGGTATTACATGACCTTTTCTTGCGCCTGACTTGAGGGTTCGAGTCGGCCACTCGAAAGTTGGTTCCTTCTCTTTCACAAAATTTAAGACTTGGTCTTTCGTGGTTACATCAGACTTCTTGATTATTTTCAAGCCAGCGAGTTTTCTAGCAGAATTGACGTTCACAAACTCTGGCTGGACATTTAGCTCTTCGAATGCGATAAGAGTGACAATACCGTTGAATCTTGCCAGCGTAACGATTGTCTTTGCGCTAGAGAATCCAGGACGGAACGCTTGTAGATTCTCTTCTATCGCGACATCTGTTACTTCATGATCTCTGCTTATATCACGTAGTGCTTCGCGGACGGCTAGTGCTTTGTCGAAGATGTCTTTCTTTTTTGAAAGCTCAACAGCCCCGGCAGTGACTATGCTACCTGCTTCATTTAGCAAACACCACCCGACATTTGATGTAGATACGTCTAGTCCAAGCCTCATTAAAAGTCCAGCTTTATCCTAATCACAAACTTATCATTCTCTCTCTT